GTCTACACAGGTAGCATGGCTGGCTTCTGTGCCCTCGGCTTTTCTGGTTATGATAGTGGGGGAAGTAGCCTCTGTGTCGTGGTAGGCCGATATAGTAGCCTCTGCATCGGCTGAGTCTTTGGATACTTCAAACACTTCCCCGGTGACAGTGACCGTTGTGCCGTCATCACTCACCGCCGAGTCCTCGAACCCACTGGCTCCCATTTTGGGGATGTTGTTGTCGGTGACGTTGGTGGCGTCAAAAGTAGTCCCTTGCATACTTCCAGTGCTAACTATGTTTTTATTATATGACCAATTTCCACTTGAATCTATAGTCAGCGTTCCGGTTGTGCCCGCATTGCCGTCTGTGTAGTCAACCGAGCCGTCATTGACTTGAAAGACTTCGTTTGTGCCATCAGATGAGACGGTGAAGACGCCATTACCTGTGATAGCACCAGCAGTAGATGTACCAGTAGTCGTAATATTGCGCCCCTGAAAATCAACGTCTCCATCTGCGTCAACATGCAACCATGTATCCAAAGATCCAGCAATCATCTGCTGAAAATAAATATCGATATCTTCGGTCCCAGATCCTGTGTCTGTAGGATCTATATAAATTTTAGCTTGGTCATCAGAATCTGTAGTGTCTGAACTTGTAAAAATGATACCGGGATCAACACCAAATAGATGTAAATCTCCCATGATAATTTCTTCACCTGCATGGCTGTTAAAGGCAACACCAAAAATCATCAAAAGTAAAAAGATATATTTTTTCATTATTAAACTCCTAAAAGTTTACGACTTACATAACAAGACCAATCATCACTTGTTGTTGTACACCGTAACCGGACAGTATTCGTAGATTTATCAACCGAGAAAGAAACAACTCCAAGTGTTGTTCCTATATCTGCTGTTGCTGACTCTCTGTATTTAGGTGTTGAATCAGCGACCGTATCCCAACAGGCCACAATAGTTCCTGCTCTCATATTAGTTCTGCTTCCATTATCAAGAACATAATGCCAAACAGCACCAAAAGCTAAATCGTCAGCAAAACTATCAACCGTTTCTGTTCCTGTATCAATGTCTGTGTTTTCAGCGGCAGCGTCCGTTGAATTTGTAACGCCTTGTAATATCCAATTTTTAGTCCCAGGATTTGTATCGGGAACGATAATATCAGGAGAAGATTCGGCAGCACCATTTGATGCATCAAGTCTATACTCATATTTAATATTAGATACATAGCATAGTCCAATATCGCCTTCGATCAGATCATCCCCATTTACTCCATCTAATGCTGTTGATGCTCCACCAGTCAAACTGTCTTTGATATATACTGTTCTTGCCATTCTAAATTGCCTCCACAATAGATAATGAAACTTCTGAGTCTAATGGGAATAAATGTGAACCAGAAAATCCGCCAGAAGGAATATAGCCCAATACCACCCAATATTCTGTTGATAGACTTTCCGCTAAATACCAAGCAAGCGGTTCGCCCTTTGCTTGAACGATAATATTATGCAATAATGTATAAAAATCAGAATTTCGAGTAATGTCTAACCTACATTCAAAGTTTTTAATGTTTTGGATTGCATTGTTTATATAAATGTAGCCATAAGATAAATCATTAATTATACTTGTGGATGTTCTGCTTTCAGTAACCCCTGGACGAATATCATTAAATGAGTAAGCATATCCAGCTCTAATAGCCCCTACTTGTACAACTTCCCCAACAGGAGCTTCAAGATATAGGGTAAGATCAATTGGAATTGATTGCAATCCATAATTTATCCATACAGTTAAAGGATTAACTAAATAGTTAGCTCTAATTGATGTCTCATGATCTTGATCCCATTGAGCATTTGAAAAAACTCTTGCGTCGTCTTCCCAGATTATATTTGAGGCTTCCATAGTACCGTTATTTGCTTCGCTTGGGATATAAATTTGCCCCCATTGAATTTCTGAAAACCAATCATTCCCAGACGCCCAAATAATTTCAGGAGTAGTACTTCCATTAACTGTTAGAAACTGTATCCCAATGATTTCTGCATTTGTGTTAAATAAAGCAAAAGCATTTGATCCAGAGTTTACTTGGCAAATTAATGTCGCATATTGCCCGGTACTTTTCCATACATCAGTTGTATGTTTGCTGTAAAGATTGCTTACCGGATAATCACTATCTTCGTCTGAAGCAGAAATTGAATTAATTTTATCTGGATAAATTACTTTCATTTTAGGGTACTTCCTCTATTCTAAAAGATACAATGCTATGATTTGGATAATCATGTGACCCGCTTGGTATTTCTCGGAACCAGCCCAATATAGTCCAGTAAACATTATCAAGATCTGAGATTAAAAAAGCATAAATTCTATCCCCGGCAATATCAATGAAGTCATGGGTAATATCGTGGAACTGAGATTCTCGTTCAATTAAAATCTGTCCACTAAAAGTTCTTAATAATGGTTTTGGAATAATATCAATTGTATTGTTGTTTAAAGGTTTTACTATTGAAAAATCAAGTATACCCTCTGAAACTCCAAAATCAGGATTAACAAATAAACTTTCGACAGCACCAACATGAATGGCACCCACTTCGACTACAGTATTGTCTGGAGAAGTGAAATCAATAACTATTTTGTGCGCTATTGTTTGCTGAGTATAATCCTGCCAAAAATTTCTAATTGTATATATAGATAAATCTTTGGTATAACTTTCAATTAGAACGTCCCCTGCTGTTTTGATTGATATTGTAACACTATCTGCATTGGTATTAAAAATTGCGACAGCTTTAGAATAAGCATCTACAACAATGGTAAGTGTTGCTGTAGATGCCGTTGCTTTCCAAACCTTTTTCTGCATATTATTCTGGACATTAGAAGCAGGATATTCAGCGTTCTCTGTGTCTGCTGATACAGAACTTATTCGGTCTGGATAAATTGCTTTCATTACTCAACCTTTAAAAATGGTAACAAGAAATCTGTTACCTTTACTGGACATTTATTACTACCAAGTTTGTCTAAGTCAATTTTAATTTTTGATGTGTTTAACTTTACTTCGATTTCAAACAACTCTTCCATTTCTTTTGTGAACTTTGGTACGTCTGTGATTTTAACAACTTGAGTTGCTTGATCAATTGCTGGTTTTCCGTCTGGACCTTTCTCAGCATACTTTGCGGCAAGTTTTGATCTTGCTTCTGTAAATAAAGCCATTTTATCTCTGACTTCAGCCATTACAGAACTCAGCATATAACTATCTCTGACTGATCCAAGTTCAAGATTTTTAATTGCTTGATCCGTATCCGGTGTAAACATGGTTAAATGACTGTTTTTGAACACGATAGTCTCTTTTTCCCTTTTGGTTTTATTTCTTTCTCCCTTTCCCATTTTAATTCCTCCCCGTTCTGTTAAAGGTTTATTGGTTATTTTTGTGTAAAAGCCATTCTGTTCTCCTACGATAAAGTATAAATGGGGATAAAGTAATCCGCGTCTGCGATCTGATTGCCGTCATCCTGTACGTTTATTTTTAACCAACCTGCCCTTGTTTCACCACCTTGATCCCCTTCATCTACAATAGACCGATCAATATTTCCTGATGTTGCTGTTCCAACAAATTTGATAAAGTCTTCATCGATGTCTGCCTGGTCTAACAGAAGAACAGGCTGTGCACCAGTGGTGGAGGTTTGGTCTATATGGAGCTGAGCGGCGGGTGCAGCCGTGCCAATCCCGACATCACCGCCGCCGATCTGGAAATAACTGTTGGCCCCATCAACCCCAATTTGCGCATGCACAGTATTAGTCCCATCACCTTTAAGAAGCTTTAATAACTTTGTTCCAGATGTGTCCGTAGTCCGAAATAAAGTGCAGGTTGCGTCGCCTGTATTGTCCTCTGGGTTTGGATGAATGCCGATTACTGCTTCTCCTGAATTGACTGTTTGAATAAGGTTAGTTTGTGATCCTGTGGCTGCATCAATCTCAAAATAACTGCTGCCATCGTCGTCATCCTGTATTTTCAGCCGTGCATCTGATCCGTATAAATGCAACAAAGCCGAAGGCGTAACGGTACCCAACCCAACCTGCCCACCATCCTCTACAAATATACCGTTTTCGTCATCGTCATAGAGTTTTAATCCGTCACCATCTATTGCCCGTACTTGGTCTGTAGCGATGTACTTGGCGTCACCTTGGATTAAATTATCGTCTAAAGTGAGAATTCCGGTGAATCTCCCAGTACCATTTACATCTAATTTATGTGTAGGAGTTGAATCATTAATGCCAACATTACAATCTAAGAAATTGATTTCATCAGGTGTTTGGTTGTCAAATTCTATTCTTGCGGCAGCAGCACCAAGGCCAATCCAAAAATCGTCAGTGACAATGAGACGTGGGGAAATTCCGATATAAGAATCATCACTATTAGATTCATCACTCCATAAATCGATATAAACTGAGCCACCCGTTGTATTAAACGCTCCTATCCCTGCTCTAAATGCAACACTATCATAATGACTGCACCATACTGTTGAATAACAACCACTGGATATTAAACCTGTTTCATATGTGATATCTTGTGCAGCATATCCTCTTATTCCACTAAAACGATTTGAGCAACCAAGCCCATAAGCTGCACCAACAGCATAAATACCAATATCGTCGTCACTCGGATAAATAACTAATTCCTTGCCTTCATAATCACTAGTTATTTGTAGCGTATCGTCATCATCAACTCCGAAAACTATCATTGATCGATTGCTATCTGATGATCCAGATTCTGCTTGCATAAAAATGTCACCACCAGGTGAAAAAGTAATATCACCACCACTATAAACATTAAGCGCACCATATAAATCAAAGGCTTCCCCGCTTGCCATTTTAATACTTAAAGCAGATCCATCCCATTTAAAATATGAATCAGCATCCCCAGCATTTAATTTATAAGCACCGGAATGATATCCAAGCCAAATACCTGCATCTGTATCATCATAAGTTGTTTTGCCATCCGTATAAAGAGATCCAGAAGAATCAATAACGAACGTGCCGCCTGTAATCGTAGCAGTTGAAGTGAATGCACCTGTCATTGTAACATTGCCGGAAGTATCCCAGATAAAATTGCCAGAAGCAAGTTTACCAGATCCGTCAACATTAAGATAATTCTTTGAATCCCCAACAGCAGTTGCACCAGTCCAAATCCCTACTGCGGCTTTCATTTGAACTCTTGTTACTCCTGTTCCAGCATACAAGCCTTCTGTGGTATCAACGGTAAACCCGCCAATGGTTCCACCAGTAGCTGTTAGATTGCCTGATGTAACTGTTCCTGTAATAGTAGCAGAAGTAGCATCCAGAGCTCCGGCTTCTGATACCCTAAATGGCGCATCTCCGAAAGCCGTGGCCCCAGCCCAGAATCCAGCTCCTGGTTTCATCTGAACTCTGGTTGCTCCGGTACCGGCATACAAGCCTTCAGTTCCATCAATGGTAAACCCGGCCACAGTGCCAGAAGAGGCTGTCAATGCTCCAGCTTTAGTTACACTAAATGGAGCAGAAGCGTATGTGGCGTGGCCTATGGCTAATCGATATGTAGCGTCTGCGGCATCTATGGCAATAATATCATTTGATGTACCAGCTGTTATTTTCGTATTTCCTGAATCTAAGGTTAAATTTCCACCAGTTAAAGTTGTTGCGCCAATAGTCCAACCGCCGATAGTTCCAAGCTCAGAAGTTAACGTTCCATTTTCAACCTTGAACTTTTCTCCAACTGACATCTTATTATTAGGGCCATCAATGTAAATTCTATTGGCTGTAGCGTATGAATCAGTTCCAGTCCCAAGACTCAATACTCCAGATGATTTTAAAATAGAATTAGTACCTGTTAATGCTGTAGAACTTACCGTCCAATTTGCAAGCATTATTTTAGTATCAGAAATTTCAAATACTTCTGTCGTTCCATCATCTGCGTAACCCTTAATTCCATAAACACCAGAAGATAAATAGCCAACTTCTACTCTTTTTTCTGTATTTTCATAAACAACAAGAGCAGCTGTAGATCCTGATCTTAGAACGATGCCATCAGAAGGTGAAGCAGAAGGAGTGCCAGAAACAAGGCTGTACAGATATCCAGAAATAATAGTCCACCCGCCGATAGCCCCTGTTGTAGCCGTTATTTCTCCAGTAAGGAAAACATTTTCGCTCCAAAGACCATAACCGCTACATCCACCGACACCGGCAAGGTTCCCTAACCGAGCCTTTTCATCACCGCTATCATCTACAATAGAAATATATGGAGAATTTGTTTCTTCGGATGTGAGAAGGATACGCTGATCCCATTGGACAACAGTTGCACCCGCAGTCCAAGAATTTGTTAAGTTTTCTGTAACCGTTATGGTATTACTGGCTATGCTATCAATAACGGCATCTTCGGTTGTACCACCTTCTGATAATCTAATATTGTCTGTTGCGGAAAATTGGCTGGCGTCTTCAACGACTAAATCTTTTTGCCCGCTTGCTGCATCAGAATCTAATTTTGATGCAATTGCTACAATAAAATTACCACCAACTGCAGCGACTTCTTGATAATTAAATACCGCTCCACTTATTGATCCACGTAGTGTGAGATTGCCAAACTCTGCTGTATCTTCAGTTATTTGAAATCCTGCTGAACCTGCGACAAAAGTGCTACTTTCAATTTTTGGGGTTGCACCATCAAGCGTAATTCCACCAACTGTTATTTTATCATTTCCTGAATCAAGATCAATGTTTGTTGAAGATAACTTGCTTGCGGTTATTTCCCAATCTCCGATACTAACCACCCCGGCAGTTGTCCATTCTAAAGCACGTGTTCCGGTTAACCCAACCCAGCCCGAACCATCAGAATTTAGATCAACGGTTTGAACTGTATCATTATGAATTTGAAGTCCTGATGAACTAAGAACAGAACGAGCACCAGAACCGGCTGTTTGTATTGTTCCTCCTGTGATAGTTGCTGTTGAGGTGAATGTTCCTGTCATTGTTACATCACCAGAGGCATCCCATAAGATACTCCCATCTGCTAATTTTCCAGATCCATCATTCTTAAATCCTATTTTTGCATCAGCGTAGGTTGTGGCATGACCAAGAAGAATTTCAGCGTTAGCCCCTGAATGAAGTCCAATATTGGTAGATGTAAGACTTGTCGCACCAATCGTCCAACCGCCGATAGCTCCTGTTGTAGCTGTTACCTCACCAGTGATAGTAGCAGAAGTAGCGACTAAAACTCCCGCTTCTGATACCCTAAATGGAGCATCTCCAAAAGCCGTGGCCCCAGCCCAAAACCCAGCTCCTGGTTTCATCTGAACTCTGGTTGCGCCAGTTCCAGCATATATACCTTCAGTTCCATCAATGGTAAAACCAGCGACTGTGCCAGAGGAAGCAGTTAACTCACCAGCTTCCGTAACTCTGAATGGGGCAGAGGCCATTGTAGCATGTCCTGCCCAGAATCTGATATCGTCTCCGCCTGTAATGGCTGACGACATACCAACTTCGCCAGCACCATCTTTGATATAATCTGTTCCAATATCCCAACCACCAATAGCGCCTGTTGTAGCCGTTACTTCTCCAGTAATAGTAGCAGATGTTGCCACCAATACTCCTGCAGCTGAAACAGTAAATACATTATTGCCAAACCCTATTCCATCAGTTCCAAGATGAACACCTGCATTGGCATCATTGTAAGCTGTTTTAGAACCTGTGTATAAATGATTTGTATTCAGGGTAAATCCGCCAATAGCTCCACCTGTTGCAGTTATATTATCTGATGTAATTGTTCCTGTAATATCGGCAGAAGTCGCAACTAAAACTCCTGCGGCTGAAACAGTAAATACATTATCTCCGATACCAATTCCATCGGAACCTAAATGAATACCTGCATTGGCATCATCATAAGCTGTTTTTGATTCCGTATAAAGATATGTTCCAATGGTAAAAGATCCAATAGTTCCAGATGTTGCTGTTATTTCGCCTGTTATATTAGCATCAGAAGCAGTTAACTCACCAGCTTCCGTAACTCTGAATGGAGCAGAAGCCATTGTAGCATGTCCCGCCCAGAATCGAATGTCGTCTCCACCAGTAATGGCCGATGACATTCCAACTTCAGCACCACCATCTCTGATATAATCAGTTCCAATATCCCAGCCACCAATGGCTCCAGTTATAGCCGTTACTTCTCCCGTGATAGTAGCAGAAGATGCGACTAAGACTCCTGCTTCTGATACCCTGAATGGCGCACTACCAAATGCAGTAGCTCCAGCCCAAAACCCAGCTCCGGGTTTCATTTGAACTCTGGTTGCATCTGTACCGGCATAGATGCCTTCAGTCCCATCGATAGTAAATCCAGCGACTGTTCCAGAGGAAGCAGTTAATGCCCCTGCTTTTGTTACTCTGAATGGAGCAGAGGCATACGTTGCATGACCTATCGCAAGCCTATATGTTGCGTCTGCTGCATCAATCGTAATAATATCATTTGATGTTCCAGCTGTTATTTTTGTATTTCCTGAATCTAATGTCAGATTGCCACCGGTTAGGGTAGTCGCACCGATAGTCCATCCACCAATAGCGCCTGTTGTAGCTGTTACCTCACCAGTGATAGTAGCTGATGTTGCAACCAATTCACCAGCTTCTGATACACTGAATGGGGCATCTCCGAAAGCTGTAGCTCCAGCCCAAATGCCTGTGCCCGATTTTAATTGAATTCTGGTTACGCCAGTTCCAACATATAACCCTTCTGTAGCATCAATCGTAAATCCAGCAATAGTTCCTCCAGTGGCTAATATATTTGAAACACTCAATTGACCAGCAGCAGTTAATTCTGTATTCGTTCCTTTCCATGAGATTGCTGAACCATTGAAATTAAAATACTGATTAGCCCCATCACCAATATAAGCTCGCGGAGTTCCATCATTATAATCAAGTTGAATGCCTTCGTTACCAAAAGTAGGATCATTAATTGATATTTTTTTAGCACTCGAATCCAGTTTGATATTATTACCATCTGAAAATGAATTATCATCAAGAGTAAATCCGGCAATCATTTTTTGAGTATCTGAAATCTCCATTAAGAGATCTGAGCCATTGTCAGCATAAAGCTTAATACCATATACACCAGCATCAAGATAACCAAGTTCAACTCGTTTGTCAGTATTTTCATAAATTGTAATGACAGACTCAGAACCAGATTTGAGGACAATACCATCCGCAGGTGTAACGATTGCTGTACCTGAAGCAAGAGAATAAAGATATCCGTCGATAATAACCCATCCACCGATAAATCCAGATGTAGTTGTGATTGAACCAGAAAGAATAGCAGAACTCGCTGTAAGAACACCGGCATCGGATAACTCTGTACTTTGAGCCTTCCAAGAAATATTTGTTCCATCAAATTGAAAATATTTGTTTTCACCGTCTCCAGCATAAAATTTTGCTGCGTCTGAAATCCAACCAATTTGTATGCCAGTATTTCCAAAAGTGCTGTCTTTGATAGCGATTAATTCGTTGTCCAGATCCAATTTTGTCCCGCTCACTCCATCAGACCAATTATTACTTTTGATAGCCCCTGTTACAATTTGATTTCCATCCCATACTTCAGGTCCAAATCCGACATCTTCGATCCAAACCCCAGTAGTATTAAAATCATCAGGTCTTATTTTATATGGATGATTGGTTGTATCATTTTCATCAACCGCTGAACTATCATAAACCATTTTACGGGCAAGAGATCCGTGCCAGATATAGGCAATGTCTTCATCAGAAATATTTACTCTTGAAATAGCTGCAAGTGTGGCATCAGTACCAAAATGAATTACATCTCCCATTATGACATCTCTCCTTCCCCTGAAATAATTACCTCATGATTTAGAAAATCATAAGAGAGTGTTCTAACTCTTATGTACATGGTTGAATCTGTTTGTAACGAAGTATCTGGCCAAGTAAACTTTTGCCCAGGAATAGGTAAATTTTCGCTGATAGGGACTCTTACTTCTCCAACATCTTTATTCATAATATTCAAAATATTTTGGAGAGCAGTAGAAATATTTGTTTTATTGTCGTGGTAAGGTTCAATAGACAGTTCTTGACCATAAGGAAATGATGGACCTACTATATATGTTTCACCAGATACAAAAATATCATCTTCCAGTGTAAGTTGGATTGTTGTTACAGTAGTAACGACTGATGAAGTATCATCCTTTGTATTTTGAGCTACCATGCCAACTGTAATTCCATCGCTGATAAAATTAGCTCCAGAATCAGAAAGTTTGTTTGTTACTGTTCCGTCGGCAGTCCCGGAAGATATTGTATATAAAGATTCAATCCAGTTGTTTGTTGTTTCTTTTATATATCTTGATGCATCGGTTTCGTTTACAAATCCATTTTCTGCCGTGTGTGTGACCCAAGTAGATTTTATTTGGCTGATTACCTGTTGTCTGGTATATGAAGCAGTAAAAAAATCAAACTCGGTCAATATTCCTGTTGTATTATCAAGTAGCATGTCAACTAAATGAAGTATGTCGTTTTTGATATAAAAAAGATGGGTGAAAAAAGCACATAAATCTGATAAGAAATCAATTATTGGCATTTGAGAATCCGCCCAAAAGGATATTTCCGGCGAAGAAGCTCTAGCGTAAGTGGAGTCGATAGATCCGATCCCTAGCTGAGACTGTCCCCAAGTGACGGTTGATAATAAAGTAGTTTGTGATGCAGTACCTGTCATGGTGACTGTTCCTACAGGCGAACTACTCAATGAAAAAGTTTCAGTTCCATCATCATTAATTGCTACATTTTCAATAATTGGAACACCATCATCAAATATTGCCAAATCACCAGCAGCAGAAGCAGAGGCATGGATTGGGACTGTTTCTGAATCGTCATTTGGAAAAGCTACTGGAATTGTGAACACAGAACCAGAAGCCGAACTAATGACATGGGTTCCCGAAAAATTGACTGAACCATAAATTGTGATACTGTCCCCATTTGAAAATCCATGATCAGATGTTGTTCTTATTTGCGTTGCTACTCCGGCAGTAGCAGAACTAAAACCGATAATTCGTACCGATAAAGACGAAGAACCTAACCCCGCAAGATGATAAGTAGGTTTGCCTCCTATGTCTTCAACTTTCAATGGTTCAACGTGGGTGACTGTGCCAAATGCTCTTGGGTATGGTACGGTATCACCCTCGTAATTAGGTCCTTCAGCCAATAACTTTTTAGTATATTTTGGGGCAAATATATCATAAGTGATCCCGATTTTATCTACATTTGTAAGATATAAATCGCCGCCAAACAATGTAACCGCCACTTCTTCTGTGTCATAGGTATATTTTATTACAGCAGAACATTGTTTGGGCGGAGGCCAATCTCCTGAAAATAGATCAGGACTAAGTACAATAGAGCCAAAACTTAATGATGTATACCCACCATATTCTTGTGCTGTTTGGTATTGAGGTGCTGAGAATGAAACAACGTAGGGGTCATACCAATGGGTCAAGGCCAACCCCTCATCACTAATGTAATGTAATGTTCCATCAATTGTCATTTCGATTAATAACATTATGGATATACCTTCCTGCCTTTATTATTATTAGGTCTACGTTCTACCGTGACTCGAACCTCATCAGATATCTTCTTTATTTTTGCGTCAAGTGGTTTTCCGTCAATTTCGAGAGTGATATAGATTGGACGATCCGATAATTGTTGCGGAGCCGGAGCATCGTTAACGAATTTAACCGGGATTGCTCCACCACTTAATGGAATAACTGCTTCAGTACCATGAAGTTCTACTGGATAACCAGATAAAGGACCAGAGGTAATTCCACCTTCAGCAAATTCTGGTAAACGATATTCAGCATCCTTATACCCAGTGATATCCATTTTTTTATTTAAGTTAAACGTGTTGTCATCAATATTTTGTGAATGAGCTGCGATAATAGCAAGCCATCCCATCACCCCAAGTGTATTAATTCCAATTCTTCTGTCATATTCATCTTCCTTATATCGATTACCAAAAACGCTCCAGGAATCTCGTCTATTTGCTATCCCCATAAGCACATCAGTTGTATTATTCCCGTACCAAGATCCTTGGATATTTTCTCCGGTTAATTTATCTAGGTTAGTTAAATCGTTTGTATTTTCTTCAATGGCTCTTAAATGGGTGACATATGTAAGAATTCCACTTAATAATCCTAATACCCCAAGAGTACCAATTGGAGTGTTGTAAAGGTTTGAAGTTTCATCTTTCCATTTTTCACCCAAGCCAGTATAGTAAGCAGTTGATCCAAGCCGATCTAAATCGAAGTCTCCTGGTCCAAACGTATTAACTGATGCATCTAAAGAACCGCCAGTTACATAAACTTTCAATGCTGCATCTTTAAATTGGATCTTATCTAAAAAACCGTTTTTAAGCGTATTTGTATTATCGTCAGCACCTTGGGTATTTGTTTCTATATCTTCTAAAATATCATTTGTTTCATCCATATCAACAGAAACAGATGCTGTCGTTTTTAAAGCATGATCCTCAAATTCAAATGATGAAAGATAAGCCCCAGTACTACCATCTCCAGTCCCAAGTTTATCTTCAATGCCTGAAAGATGCCTGGAAAAAGCCAGAATACCAGCAAGAAGACCTTCTGGTCCCAATTGTTCCATTGTTTTGGTGTATGGACTGCCAGATGAAAGCCACATATTATTCATATTTGAAAACGTAGTATTTTCAAATTGTCTTGCTCCAGTGATGGCATTTATATCTTCATACCCTTCAGGTACTTCAAAACCGCCCCAAGATCGACTTAATTCTGCAAAATCCACATAGTCAGATCCTAAGAAATCAGTCAAACGCCAAATGTTTTCTTCAATACCAATAAGCAAACCTGCTATGTTCCACCATAGTTTTAATTCTTGGGCGTCTTCTGCTGTTGTTGTTTCGAAAGTGATATCACTACTTTCAATATTTACGTCTAAAGTAATATCACTACTTGCAATATTTACATCTAATTCTGTTGGGAAATTTACTGTTAAATCCCCTGAAACTTCTAAAGCACCACTATCATCAAATTTTAAAGTTTCAATTAGTCCATCGATGTCTTCTTTGAAATTATTTGTGTCTGTAATCCAAGTATCTGAATTTATGTAATCACTTATATCAGGATAATTGAAATACCCAGCAGTAGATCCGATATCTTGGTATTGCCCAGCAATATATCCAGCAAGAACAGCCGTATTTTGAAGTATTCCTAATAACAGCCCAACAGAAGTTGCGTTCAATCTTTCGATACCTGAAAGATGGGTAACATAAGTAAGAACTCCACTCAAAAGCCCTGTGATGCCAAGTTCTTTTAGATTTCTTTCCCAGACTTCTGAACTTACATCCAACCATTCTAATCCTAACCCATACACACTAATAGGATCACGCATATTAGGTGTAGCAGAACCGAATCCCATCCCAAGTTCATCATAAGCACCATCAGGTAGTGTAACTTTTAAATAACCATCGTTATCAAAAGTAAAATCTCCCCCAAAAGTTCCTGAAACTTCTAAAGCTCCATCGTTATCAAAAGTAAAACCTCCGGCACCTTCAATAGCATCAGGACCATTAGAAGCGGTTGGATTTATGAAAGTCCACGCTTCACTTAGTTTGTCCCAATTAACATAATCAGCACCAAGAAATTCATTTAGTCTCCAAATATTTTCTTCTATTCCTATTAACAATCCAACTATATCACTTGTATAATCAAGGAGAGATCGCATTGCTTCCATTAAATCTCCATTGCCTTCAACAGCATCAGTGCCAGCAGAAGAAGTTGGATTTATGAAATCCCATGCTTCACTTAATTTTTCCCAATTAACATAATCAGCACCAAGAAATTTATTTAGCCTCCAAGCATTTTCTTCTACACCTATTAATAATCCAACCATATCATTTGTGTAATCAAGGAGTGATTGCATTACTTCCATCAGATCTTCATTCAAATGTTCAATTGCTCTAATGATATCAGTATCCAAATCTTCAGGGGGTTCTGGAGGATCAGGATCTGGTGGAGGAATGGGAGGTGGATCTGCCACTTGTTCTAATGCAGCAAGACGAGCTTCAATCCATTGTGCTACTGTTTCAAATTGAGATTCGATTGCATCCAAATTGAGGACTAAATCATCATGTATCCCTGATAATTCATCATAGATTAATTGATCGTAGTCTCCGGCTTTTAGTGCCGTACGCATTTCTTCTAAGTCAGACATTACGCCAGCATAAATATCTTGATAAGCTTGTGAGGACTTAAATTCAGCTTGGGCTTGCTCTAAATAAGTGGAAGCAAAAGAAATAAATTTTTCAATTGCTGTAGCATCACCAGCTTGAGCAGCCGCATATAATGTTGCATAATCTGATCTGGCTTCCTCAAATTTACTTCTGGGCAGGTTGACATTAAGATTGCTATATTTAATGCTTTGGATAGTGGAATCTATACTATCGACAAGAGAAGTAATCCTGTCAGCTACTTGTTGCCATAATTGTAGCACAGATGTTTCTTCTGCTATCCGTTCCTGTACCCATACATCAAGAAGCTCTGACATTTCAAGCAGGTCACCTGGAAGCATCATAGAAGGTACGTTGGGATCACCCTGAATATCCATAATCTTTTGCCACGTATATTCGGCCTGTGTCCCACCTGCTTTTTCAAAAGCCGCAAGATCAAATTGTTCACGAATTTTTTCTAAGTTAGCCCTAATCTGTTCAGCGGATGTCTCTAATTCTTGCCCGGCAATTTCAAATGCATCTGCGAGCCATAAAACGTCTTCTGAAATTTCTGAGACAGTAACTCCCCACCTGTTGGCATTTTCCAACATGGTGTCGTAGTCATCACTAATAAATTGTTCGACTAATGCTCTTACCCAGTCTTCTGAAAGTCCACCCCTTTCTAAACCATATTTGTCTTCAAGCCTTGCAATTTTCCCTTCTTTTTCTGTTCCTGATAATTGCCATTGCGCTTCTTCAAATGCAGCCATTTCAACATTCTTTGCTTCAAATGCATCGGCAATACTATTAATATAACCAATAAGATCAGTAACAGACATATTTAATTCATCAGCCCACGCTTGAACACTTTCTGGAGATTCGTTAAATCTATCAATAATGTCTTTGAATGAATCCATATTCAGATCGCCTGGTTCAAGGTTTAATTGCTCTTCCAACAAAGCTAATTCGTGTTGCCAACCTGATTTACCAGACAAATCCCATTGTGCTTGCCTGATCATATTTATTTCAGCACCTGCCTGATCAAAGGCATCAGTGAGTTCAAAAATAGCGGCAATAAGCTCATCGACTGTCATTCCTAATGATTTAGCCCATGCTTTGACTTCATCTGTATCCGATTCAAGGAATTTCTCTTTAATATTCGCAATATCATCTAAACTAATATCCCCTGGTTGAAAACCAAGTTTTCTTTCCATAGAAGCAATTTTTTCTTGCCACGAATCGCCCATTCCAAGCAATTCATTTTGTGCATCAATAATGGATTCAGTTTCTGCAGCAGCTTCATCAAAAGCATCGGAAAGAGCAAGAATATCATTAATAAGTTGGGTAAGAGGAACATCAAAATCGTCTGCCATCTTTTGCAAGTCGTCTTGACTCATATTAAGGAAACCTTTTTTGATTTGGTCCCAATAATCTTCATCAATCGAACCTCTCGTTAATCCGTATCTGTCCTCAATTTTATTAATTGATTTTTGCCATTCAGGGCTATCATCATAAGTCCCACGAATTTTATCTTGAGCATCAATAAAGGCTTGAGCCTCTGCGTCGGCAGCATCAAAGGCGTCTGAAAGAGCAAGAATATCTGCTATAAGCTGGTCAATAGAAACCCCAAAATCGTCTGCCATTTTTTGTAGCTCATCTTCGTCCATATCAAGAAAACCAGCTTTGATTTGGTCCCAATAATCTTCATCAATCGAGCCTTTTGTTAATCCGTATCTACTTTCAATTTTATTGATTGATTTTTGCCAATCAGGGGTATTATCATCTATTCCACGAATTTTATCCTTTGCATCTTCTATGCGCTGTGCTTGATCTGCCAAATCTTCAAAATATTCAATTAAAAATGCTATATCACCAACTACATCCTGCCAGTCCAACCCAAGAGACTTTGCATAGGCTTTCAGTTCATCTAAATCCATGGTTTTAAAAGCATCTGGTAAATCTTCAAGCGTTAATCCCCAATGCTCCATAGCATCTTTATAACGGTCTGAGATTTCATCAATTCTTAGATTCTTGCCATAATCATCGCCAAAAAGACCCATTTGTGCTTTAAGGACTTCGAGTTGTTTCCTTTCCATAGCATTGAAGGCTTCTGTTGCTGCTTCCATGTCAGCAATTTCTTTTCTTAGTTTTGCTATTTCTGCAGCAGTTCCAGTCCCTGAGTCTTCAAGATCTCTGAGTTCATCGTTAAGATACCGTATTGCTTCTTCAAAATCACCAACACCGATATCAGCCATAATATCTCTTACTCGTTGGATTTCTTCTTCAGAACCAGTACTTTGCATTAAATCAGACAATCTGTCTTCAAAAATTGTTATATTCCCCTCAAAAGTATCCAGCCATGTTAATATACTATTAAGATATGCGACATCCTCATTTGTTAAGTTCCATTTGCTAGTAGCACCACTTAGTGTCTTATTAATTTTTTCTCTATATGTTTCTACTGCCCCAGTAATATTTCCGAGTGCGGTAACAAGTTCTTCGTTTGACATATCTGTTACTTCGGAAACAAATTCCTCTAATCTATACGCTAAACCACTTGCAGCATCCCCAACACCTTTAAGCTCGTATATAAGATAACCATATTCGTCTCTTCTTAAACCAGCAATTTGTTTGTTTATTTGAGTGATATCATTCGCAAATTGGTGTGACATATCAGCTTTTAGTAAATCAAAATCTAACTCATTGCCTTTTGGTTTTAAAAGAGCGTCAAGAATATTCTGAAAATGTTCGATTGCACTATCTGTTTTACCAGATGCCAAATCTTCAAGGATGCCATTAAGTTCTTTAGCTTCATCCGATACTTCCTTCAATGAAGCTTTGAGTTTTTTCCATGCAGTGTGCCATTCAGATGTTTCAGATGGATCGCCAATCCAATCTTTGATCTCAAATCCTTTTGGCATTCCTTCATAATCTAATCCTGCTTCAGGTAAAAGTTCACTTATTTTTGCATATGTAAATTGACCAGCTTCTTTGAATATTTCGTCAAAAGCTTCAAATACTTTTACAAGTTGATCTTCTAAAGATGAAGTTTTATTCAATAAACTATTTAAAGTTTTTGTTATTGTCTCAAAAAGAAAATCTACAAACTCATTGATTTGTCTCTCGATCGCATCATTACGTTTTTCTTCAAGATCTGTTATTTTTGATAAATCAACACCTTGTTCTTCAAGCATTTCCAAGTATGCATCAAATTGACCATTTATAGAAGCAATGAGTTTGTCAAGCGTTGTCATAGGAGAAGTTAGTTCATCGAGATCAATGCCTTCAGAAAGGTCTTTAGTTATACTCTTCAATTTGTCAGCTATTTCTTCGTCTGTCATTTCTTTGCCAAACTCTTTCATTTTTTCAACAAAAGAATCCAGTTGAGCTTGGGCAGTAGCTGTGACTTTTTCAAGTTGGGTGTAATCAACAGCGTCTTCCCCGTAAATAAATCTATTAAAATCATCCCATATTATTTTTGCTTTACGCATTTTCTCTGAATTTTCACCAAATGCTTCTCCAAAGGCGTCAATATCATTTATAAACGATTCGAGGTCCGCATTATTAATTGCATCTTGGATTTCATCAGTCATAAATTCAAACATATCATGACCTTTTAATCCAGATACCGCTTCTTCTACATATTTCTCAAAATACTTTCCGATAATTTTACTAATAGCCTGAAGAGCAGTGTCGAATTCTTTAACACCAAATGAATCAACCATTTTAGTAGAGTACTGATTGGTAGGCACTGTTGCGCTTTGATAATTTAGAGAATCAAATGGATTTGGGGCAAACTTTCCAAGAGCTGCTGTTGAATATAAACGTGCTCCATCATTAGCAGTTTTCGACATAAGAAGCCTTAATTCATCAAAATCAGCAAATGTTTCTCTTAATTCTGCTTGTGATTTTTTACTAATATTTCTGAAAATTCCATTGTAAGTATCTGTAACAGCTTGTATCTGTTTTCCAATTTGCCCCGCTAATAAATTTTGGACATCAGCAGGATTCCACCCGCCATTAATCGTATATAAATCATTAAGCATAATTTCAAACAGTGCATTGGGGTCATATTCTGGTGATGAATATTCAGGAACTTTCATAGATGATCTTGTTATCAATTCTGATGGATGGTTGGCTTGACTTTCAGAAAATTTCATGTGGGTAAATAAAACAGCCATAGCAATTGCCAATGGCGGCATTATTTCCGCTAATAATGCACCCGTAGTAAGCCCTGCTCCTTCTGCTGCAGTTGCCCCACCAGATATTGTGCTTAACGTTGATATTCCTTCTAATGTAAGAGTACCAAGCTCATCGGTTGCTACCTTTGTTATAGCTTGTTCAACAGCAATATCGGCAGCAGCTTTAGATGCCGTTGTAATTAATCCTGAGAGTAATCCACTTTCGTTATCAAAGACAATGTTGCCAAGTTCCATCATTGCCCATTCTTTTATCATTTTAGCAACAGTTTTGATAAGATCGTCCAGCATCTCTTCAAGCATTTCATTCCATAAATCCCCAATATCGTCAAAATCCCCTTTTAATACTTTAACAACGGTTTCTTCAAATGCGTCGCCAATCATTTCAAAGCTTTCATAACCAAGTTGACCAATATCTTCGTAAAAATGTTTAAAATCATTTTTCATTTCAGAAAGGTAGGCTGCTACACCACCAAATAACCCACCGGATTTTTTCCAAGTGTCTTGGTCTATTTTAAGTTGCTCTTGTGCTAACCACTCATTTAAAAGTGCTAAATCTTTTTTTTGTTGTTCGTTGTATTGTTGGTTGGCTTTAAGTTTTAACCCAAGGGCTTCTTTATATTTTTCGTATTCGTTTGCTATTATTTCTTTTTGTAATGCATAATAATCACCGGAAACTTTTGAAAGATCGGAATATAACGATTTCATAGCTTGAAGTTTGTCGTTGCGGTATTTTTTCCCTGAGTCAGCTTTCTTTTTATCCAGCTTTTTCATTGCAGCCGTAAAAGCCAATTCAAGTGCATAGATAGCTTCATATTCAGATGTGATACCTTTTTCCATCAACTCTTTTTTATCTGCTATGAACTTTTCGCTATCTTCCAACTTTTTCTTATCCAGCTCTTTCATTGCAGCTATAAAAGCCAATTCAAGTGCGTAGATAGCTTCATCTTCAGATGTGATGCCTTTCTCTATTAACTTTTTCTTATCTGTTATAAACTTTTCCCTATCTTCTAATTTTTTCTTATCCAACGCCTTCATTGCAGCCATAAAAACCAATTCAAGTGCGTAAACAGCTTTATACTCAGCCATTATTCCTGTTTCAGTTAATTTCTTCCGATCAGCCAAGAACTTTTCTCTATCTTCTAGTTTTTTCTTATCCAATGCCTTCATTGCAGCTATAAAAGCCAACTCAAGTGCGTAGATAGCTTCATGTTCAGATGTGATGCCTTTTTCCATTAACTTTTTCTTATCTGCCGTGAATTTTTCAACATCTTTTAATTTTTTCTTATCCAATGCCTTCATTGCAGCTATAAAAGCCAACTCAAGTTCGTAAACAGCTTCATATTCAGATGTGATGCCTTTTTCCATCAACTTTTTCTTATCTGCCGTGAATTTTTCAGCATCTTTTAATTTTTTCTTATCCAGCTCTTTCATTGCAGTTATAAAAGCCAATTCAAGTGCATAGACGGCTTCATTCTCAGATGTGATGCCTTTCTCTATTAACTTTTTCTTATTTGCTGTAAACTTCTCCCTATCTTCTAACTTTTTCTTATCCAATGCCTTCATTGCAGCCGTAAAAGCCAATTCAAGTGCATAGATAGCTTCATATTCAGATGTGATACCTTTTTCCATCAACTTTTTCTTATCTGCCGTGAATTTTTCAACATCTTCTAACTTTTTCTTATCCAATACCTTCATTGCAGCTATAAAAGCCAGCTCAAGTGCGTAAACAGCCTTATGCTCAGATGTGATACCTTTTTCCATCAACTTTTTCTTATCTGCCGTGAATTTTTCAGCATCTTTTAATTTTTTCTTATCCAGCTCTTTCATTGCTTTATCAAATTCAAGTATAAGCTTATTTACGGCTTTATCTTCTGCTGACATACCTACTTCTAATAATTTTACAGTATCATCATATTCTTTTTTCCATAGATCAACTTTAAATTTTATATACTTTTTTGCTGCTTCTGAATCCAGATCATAAGCTTTACCCCACAACTTCAAAAATTCTTGGGTTACTTGTTGTGTGTAATCTTCGATTTTTTTCAATCGTTTTATTTCTGGCAAATTCTGTTCTTTTTCTGGAAGTAACTCATACCATTTATATACATCTATTTTTTTTGTTTCTTTTTCTATTTCCTTATACATTCTTTTTAGTATTAAAAGGTATGATTTTGAATATTTTTCAACAAGGTCTAATCTATCAATGTAAGATTTTTTAATTTTGTCAATTTGTGATTTAAGAATTTGTTTCTCATTATTGTTATATATACTACTTATTTTATCTTGTATTTTTTGTTCGCTTGTTACACGTAGATCATAGATTTGAGCGAATGTACTCTTTGCATGGCTTAAGTATGCATTGTACAATTCGAGATTTGCTTTTTTTAAATCTTCATGAAAACTTACCCAATTATTAGTGAATTTTTTTAAGGCCTGATATCTTACAACAAATTCATCACCAGAATATTTTATCATTACACCAAGATTTCTAATTCGTGTTGCCTCTAAAGCCTTTATCTGATTCTCAAGATTTAAAGCCTCTTTTTGTTTTGCAAGTTCTTTTTCAATTTCTATATTAATTTCTTTGTGATCAGATAGTATATAGCCAAGTATCGTATGAAAAGCTTCTAATCCTGGAATACCATTGAGATAACCTAAGAAACTTGTTTTTTCCTTGCCCACTTTGGCATATTCTTGTAAATCAGAGAAAAAAAGAACAACTTTTGAGATTTTTTCAATGAGTTCTGCAAAAGATTTTCCTATCGCAAGAAGTCCATCTTCATTTTCTTTGACCCACCATTTAAATTTTTCAATTGCTTCTATTATTTGTTCGTTATATGTTTCGAAAAACTCTAGATTCATATCACCGATTGTGTTTTTCAACATTTTAAGTGCATCATCTAGTGATTTGATCTTATCATGGCTTTCAGACTTTTCCCATTTTTCCTGTAACGATTCAACAGCTTCAGCAGCACTTTGTCCAGCCTTCATATAATTACGTAGTGCTTTTACTGCTTCCTGTGCTGATATAGTTGTTGTTCGGCCAAATATCCTTGAAACTTCACCAAGAGCCTTAATTTCTTTAACAGTCAAATCGAAATGTTGTTGTAGATTATCTAGTGATCGTGCCCATCCCATAAAATGTGTTACGATTTGGGATGCCCATCTGGCTAAATATTGGAACACAAATATTGTTGCAGCAAAACCGGACATGTAAACACTAATTTTAGCGAATGTGTTATTAAATAGCTGTTGCGCTTTGTTTGCCTTTATGATCTGGCCATGTAACCGGCCATATGCACCTTCCATATTTTTTATATTTTTCTGGTGGTTCTTTAAGTGGCGAGTGAAATCTTCAGCTTCTTTAGTGTTTAGGCCAAAAGCCGCTTTGGAAAATTTTCCCATTTTCTTGTATGAATATCCGAATTTATCCATTTCGGCTGTAGCAATACGTATTAGCTGTCCATGTTTTTCCCATTTTTTGACAGTTTCTTTGTCAGCAATATTTTCAGCTCCGTATTTTCGCATTTGTTCCGTAAACTTTTTTAAAGAAATATTGCCTTGGTCATATTGTTTGATGAGTTTATTGACTTTATCTGAATTTGATTGATGCGCATGCACTGTTTCTTTTTCTGCTTTTGTTTGAGCATTTAACCTTTTTGTCACTTTATCTGAAGCAGTATCTAATTCTTTTTGTCGCTGAACGATTTGACCCATTGTTGAGTCATATTCTTTTTGAGAAATTGTACCGTTTTCAAGTTGTTTAGTAAGACGAGTGATTCCACGAGATAACTCTATTCTGCCAGCTTCTGCAAATTTATTAACAGAAACAGATTCTTGCATCACTTTATTGCTACTCATCTGTTTTTCAACAAGTTGATGCACAAACGTTTTATATGATTTAGTCTGGTTTGAAAGTTTTCCAAGTTGTGTATAATTTTGTTTTAAAAGGGCGATCCGATTTTTTTCTTCTGCTTGAAGTTTGGTGCAAATAGATGTACCCTCTTTTTGAACCCGATGAAGATTCTTTGTTTGAATTAGTCCTTTTTCTTCAATCTTATTTAAATCGTTTAATGAAAGAATCCTTTTTTTATCAAGGCTGATCATTTCCTGTGTATTCGAATTTACCTGTTCTAATCCCTGTCTGTGTTTTGCAGACATTTTGCTGAATGAACTTGAAAAGCTATCCCAAGCATTACTCTGTTTGCTGATTTTATTGGCACCTTCAGCTAATTGTTTTAGATATTCCCTATTTGAAACAAGATGCTTTTTTTCAGCTCGGTTGGTATTTGTTAAAACAGTAATTCTTTTCTGGCCCGCTGTTGTCCAAGCATTAACCATTTTTTGTGTATCTACTATCGTTTCTTTAGTTGTTCGCTGTCTGTTAGTAGACATCTTACTGTATATTTTATTAAAATTTTGCCATTGATCTGCTTCTCGATTGATTGCAGACGCATTTTTAAGAGATTGAGTCCATTCTTCTTTGCTTAATGCTTGGCTTTCTTTTTTAGTCCGATGAAGATTTTTCAGTGTAATTAATTCTTTTTCTTCTATTTTATTAGCATTGTTTAGAGAAACAATTCGATTTTTGGCAGAAGAAGTCCAGGCCTTCTCCTGTTCTACGATATTTGCGATTGCATTTCGTGTTTTTTCTAGTTGTTGAGATTGGGCCTTTTCTGGGATCAGAACCATATCTGAAACAGATAATGATTTTTGCGGTAAGAGTAAGGTTTTTTGAGCTCTTTTAAGTTCTTCAACTTGTCTTGTTGCTACTTGAACTTTTCTAATAAAAGAATTAAAAAACTTGTTCCATGCATTAGTTGCTCTTTCTGCTTCAGTCGCTATTGCCTTAAGCTCTAATGAAAGCTGTTGTTGCTTTGTTAGACTCATTTTACTTAGGCGTGTATATGCTTTTTCAAACGCTTTTAGTTGTTCTGTTGCATAAATGTACGACTTTCCAATTTTTTTATTGTATTCAGGTAAAAGTCCAGCTTTTACAGCGTTTGACTCAACTTGACGTAATTTTTGAAATCCACCCATTAGTTGTTGGGATGCTTCCAGTACTTCTTTCAGTTCTTCTTTTATTCTTTCAAAACCTTTTTTATCTTTAAAGTCAAATTTTATTTTATCAAACCCTGTTTGAATTTTTTTAACAACACCTATTGCCTTAGTTGAAAGCTTTTCTAGGTTTTCCGAGGCATCTTTTGTTTCTATAGTAATATTTAAATGTCCATCAGCCATTTTTTATCTACCATTTGCCCCGTGAAAAGTTTATTTAACCGGCCTTTTTGGAGGCCGTACACCATTTGTCTTTGGCTTATCCTTTTCAGATTCTTTTTTCTGTTTGTCGTGTTGAAGCTTTACAAAATGTTCATCAATGAACTGGATCCAGTGGATATATTCCTTGCGTTCTTCATAATTAAATATAAGTTCCTCGTTTAGATAACAGACTATTTCCGAAAAACTGATATAACCAATCCCGAACCCCGTTGCCCTTGAATTAGAAAGGGTATGAAATGCTACATAATATGGAACAACATCTTGGAAAAGTTCTGGTTTATCTTGTAAAGCAGGCAACAATGTAGCTGTTCTTCCACGTTTTGCTGCCTGCTCATCTCTTTCCTCCTGGAGCTTTAGAAACCATTCGTATTTATCCCCGTATCTATTTTGCCACTCCAGGAAATCAATTAGTTTTTTTCAGTTTCCTTGTCTTCTTCAGCCCTGAATGATTCCATATCATTCGCAAAATCGCTTACATCATCACGGAAGTCGCGGTAATCTGTGAGCAATCGAACAGCATTTTCATAAGAATAAGGGACAGGTTTACCATCTTCCTCCAGTCCGGACCAATCCAACAGGATTGATTTTGCCATAGCTTTGATCAATAGTTTATCTGCGACTTCATCGTTAAGCGATCCACGTCTAAGAGCTTGTTTATGTGGTTTGGTAATCTTCCGAAATGCTTTTTGGTATTGGGGATTCCCGATCCTCGCTACTTTGACCTTGACTTTTTCTCCAATATCTTGCCAAACACCATCGATTTCCGCGTTCTTGTTTGTGCCAAACATCTTTCTAATATCACCCATTTTTTTCTCCTTTTCAGTAATGCTTTAAAAAAGCGATTTATGTTAGCCCCGTTCTTGCGGGTTGGACTGTGGATCAGAATGACGGGGGAACATTTTGATCCAAGCTAACAGGATTTTGAAAATCACAGAGGGAACCTGTTGTCCAACCCGCGGATTTATTCTCTTTCAAAAAAAAAGGCCGAACAAAGCGACAATTATCCATCGCATTGATCGGCCTTCATGAGGCTCTATGGCCCTACTATTTATGGCCTTATTTAATTGTCAAATAAGCTACAGGTTATTGTTTATGCTGAAAACTTATCGATTTGTATCTGGCAATCAGTGTTTGTATCTCGTTTTGCTCGCCATCCGATATTTTCCATAACATCAGAATTTTGGCCACCTGCATTTATAGCATCAGTTTCAATTTCTATTGCAGGAAAAGTATAGACATAACAATTTCCGAGTGAGTCCTCAACAGCAAAGCTAAGCCCGGTTGCAGTTCCAGCAAGGTATTTATCATACAATGTTGAATCCAGAAAGTAAACATTCATCGTTCCTGTAATTTCGCATGTACCTACACCGATATCCACGTTAGCGATTGAACCAATGGCTCTTAGCCCACGAACATTATTGTTCAACGAGAATGAAAGTTCAGAGATGTATAAATCCGTATCCTTCGTTGCCAATGACGAAAATGCACCTTCGAATATTTCGCCAACATTGCTTGAAGCATTCATAACAGGATTGGAACCAGCAGCATTGTTAGCACCGGATCCACCAGTTGATTGTGCAAGTGTTGCACTTTTTCCAATAAAATCAAAACTGCCTGTTAAAACACTGTCCGCGGAAGCGGAAATATTCAATGTATTGACGACCATACCTGTGTAATCAAAGAATTGGACGGCATCAGAATGTTCGCGTTCAAATGTAAAACTTGATTCTGTAACACCATTCCGTATGTAAGATCCTGCAATTACAATAGTCTGAGTTCCAGTGGCTTCCGTAGTAGGTGGCGATGGCGCTACGGATAGACCGGTTGTAGCTGTAGATGTAATCCTGTAAAGCCGGTTGTTTCCGGAATTTGTGGCTCCTGACACAGAAATCCATTGACCAGTTACAAGAGCTGAAAAATTTGTGCTGTTTTCAGCATAAATTCTTCCGGAAGTATTATTGAATCCAATTTCACCACTTCTTGAAATTGTAGATGCTGTAGACCAACCGCTTGACCATAAAGCCGCTGCAAGCAATGTATCATACTCACTGTATGATAATTCAAAATCAAACCCACCGGAACAACTTGCACCAGTTTGAATAATGTCTGTAACCTGACGATCATTTCTGATCTCTTCACTTTGTGTATTGGTTATATTGTAAGCAAATGATTCACCTTTGAATCGTAGTTCTGTTAATGCAGAAGATGGAGTTTCACCCCAAGTTGTTTCTGCAAGATACGCTAAACCTGTTCTATTTGTATCAGTTGCCATTTGTTGTTCCTCCTGTTAATATTTTGGTCTTCACAGGAGACTCATAGATTAAAAATATAAAATCGAAAGTACTCGTTTTGCGCAAACTTAAAAATATTCATCATATGTGTAGGGAATAATAACAATATGCCTAAACCATTCTCCTTCCCTCATTTGGTTCTCTAAATATCCTGCTTGACAAGTTAACCCGTTTGATTGCCAGCCTTGTCCTTTTGAATTCTTAAATATTCCAATTGCTGTATCAGCTAAATCATCGCCAACTTTTGCGCCAGTATCGATTGTAGAAGTCATGATATTAATTTCAACAAAACCAATTGATCTAACTAATGGATGATTGCCCATAGATGCATAACTGGAATCATTAGGGGTAATCTTAAAAGTTACAAAACTTGTTCCAGATACAGGTTCATAATCGACATTTTCCCACACAATAGGAGTCCTGGATGCCCATTGATCATTAAATCTTACTTCAAGAAGTGTTCGAATTGCTGATACTGTCATAGCCTGTTTTCTCTGTATTTACGTTGTGCCCTTCGTACAATTGAAGGTAAATACCGACTGAAATACTGCTTTGTTCTTGTAAATGGATAATACCCTTCAGCCCTTGGCCAACCTGTCCCCCATTCCACATTGAAATTATGAGGCACTTCATTTGTTATAACAAATTTATCATGGACTTTGGCCTGTGATAATTTTGCCTTTAATTGTTTAAGATGAGCTGTACGTCGTGCATAATTAATCTTTTTACGGTGCATCTTAGAAACAATCGTATAAGGTTCTCTGCTTGGACCATTTATTCCTAACCGGTGACTAAGCATGTACGACCCCAAACTATAATCTGGCCGTTTTGATCGACCTTTTGGCTTTCTGTCAGGAGCTGGTGAACAATCTGTTAAATACCTGAAAACACTTGTTGTTACAAATTTCGAGACAAAAAGAACTTCTTCACCAACCTCTTTTTTAAACTTATCGATTGCAATCTCAAAATCTCTTATGTTTGAAGTTGTCATGTTACATCAACTATCCCTGTTTTCATGTTTTTGCGTTCAACAATCTTTCGACTTGTGAATTTATTGATTTTTGCGCACCTGGGACATTTGATAACGATTTGCCCTGGATCTCCTACACCCAACAACTTATTGCAGTTGTAACAACGATTTTGCTGGTTTAGCATAGAATCCTTTATGGTTTTCTTGTTTGTAATATCCATAACGCATTAGCCGGATCAACTTTTTTATTTACAACATTCCATCGTTTACTATCAGCTTCCATGTAATCATGGTTAGACGGTATTATTGGCAGATTTTCAACAGGGATCATTGCAATTTGATCTGTATTTAATATCGTAACGCCATCCACATCTTCAGATTCGTATTCATCGAAAATAACTGAAACGGTATAATTTGTAGCTGATGTTGAAACAGCACCCGTTGCAGGGTTATAACTTGCATTTGCAGTAACATGCGTATAGGTTACCGATGTTTTGATATTTCCGGAAACCTCGAATGCCATTTGCGCTGCAGCTTTAAAAACTTCCTGAAGACCCATATGAATTATTCCTGATGATCTTTCTTGCTAAAAAAACTATATTTAGATTTTTCGATCGGCTCTTCCGGATCATTTTCAATCGAGTTCTCTTCTTCAATTTCAGGAGCTTCAACTGTATCTGAAACCTCAAATGTCGTAGTTTGAATATACGGTGTGTAAGATGCCTTTCCAGTTTTTACTAATTTCTGGCCTTCAACCGCAGTTACTTTCTTGTAAGATCCATCTTCAAAATATACGGTAATCATTTGGTTCTCCTTCCTAATTAAATTCTTTCTAGATTTCTAGTTCGTGCATAACTTCGGGTCCCATAATCTTTGATCATTGCCCATACTGATAACGGCATCACTGGCCGTCTATCTTGTTTGTCTACCTCAAAGCTTAATGATGCAACTTTAAGTTTTTTGAATCCATATGTATCAAAATCAGATGTTCTGTCTTCAGAAAGTAGATATATAGCGTATTCAGATGTGGCCCTGACTAAAAACTTTGGGATTAAATCTTCATCTATCTCATTTCCATCAGAATCATATATGTTTTCCCTTGGCCATCGCAAGGCCTGGTTTTCAGGACCAATACCTGTTGGATCTGATTTTGAACCATTCCAGTCCATTTGATCGTCTAACAACCTGGTTGCCCATACAAGACATGCATTTCTGTTTGCAGTTGTCGCAGAAGACCATGTTGAATAAGTATGAATATTCTGTTCAAGAAACTCACTAGCTGAAGCTAACGTAGCATAACTGTTAGACGTTGCAGCACCTGGTGTTGTTATTAAAGTTATTGCCATTTCTAGAACCTTTTACAATTCTCTATCATTTTCAGACAAGTAACAGTTACCTCATCTTTGCTGTCAAAATCTACTTTAATATGTTGCAGTTGCAGTTTTGACATAATATTTGACCTGTAACCAAGATACCCCGATAAGCTGTCCATAATCATCTTCGGTGTCTGACACATCCCGGTTCAGTAAAAACCGCACAGTTTCACCCGGCGCAAGGTCAGTAATTGTTATAACCGTCCAACCGGTTGACCACGCATCCCATTGGGCGTTTGCACCCGCATCCCCGTTCAGATCGTCTTCCTCTGTGACAACGGTGTCGCCTTCCGTGCAAGTTATTAGATCACCATCGCCATACGAGCATCCCGCAATCTGGAACGCCACTCCTTCATCAGCTGCCGGAGCGGTTAAGTTTGTTATTACACCCTTTACCCGTACTTTGATCTGATTAGCTGTGGCTTCATATAAATTTACAGGTACTTGCCACTCTATCAATACGTCCTCATCAGCATCAGAAGCGAACGTCCGATATTCGGTCTGGTCGTGGGCTGCTGCGGCGTCAGGTGCACTTGTTCCATTTTGTGCCCAACCTATGGGAATGGAATCGATATCGACGTAATAAATTGTGGATAGTGAAGAAGATGAACCAGCACTCAAAGCACCAGTGACAGTAACCGTTGTTCCATCATCACTCATCATTGAATTTTCAAACCCGCTTGCGCCCATTTTTGGGATATTATTATCGGTGACTCCCGTTAAATCAACAGTAACAAATCGCGGACTGCCGCCAGACTCGCTATAATTCGAATATGGTCCATAGTCTTTAGCAAACGAAAATCCAGCCATTAAAAAGTATGTTAATAATCCTATGCCAAATACTTTTAATACCTTCATGCTACTCTCTCCCTATTTGTAAAACATGACCGATACTTTAGCGGCACTTTCGGAAATAATTCCGATAGTTGCTGAATCTAAATAACGAACAGACGGATTTAGCTCAGATCCTGTTCCGTCCGTAGTGTCTCCAGCAGGAATAGCTGCAACACCACCAATTTTTACCCATATATCAGCATCAGCACAAAATACTGCAAATTTCGCTCCTGTTGGAGCTGTAACTGCTTTATTCGTATTTATAGTTAAGACATATGTGTTTATATAACCTTGCTGAATAGCAAAATTTGTATCAGGAGTTGTTGCAACATCTTCATCAATAACGGATGAAAACTTTTTGTAACTGACAAAAGGATCTAAAGCCCATACATTTCCGGCTAAGAAGAATAGACACAAAGCAAAAATGGTCAGATTTTTTTTCATAATTATACCTCTTTGTGGAAAAAATTTACTAAAATCTATTCTCTATCGACTAATCCTTTTTGTTATCTGTAGCTGAAGGTTTATCGATATTGTTGTTAAAAAACATTATCTCTTCCTTGGGTTTTGTTTGTGTATCCAACGATTTTTCTTCGAATGATTCTTTACGAACTTTTTTCTCTTTTACAGGTTTTTTCTCTTTTTTGATCGGTTTTATATTCTGTTTTTCGTCTGTTTTTGGTGGACGACCACGTTTTACATCAGGTAATTTTTCCGTGTATTTACCTGTAGCCAAAGCCGTTTTGATATCTACTGCATGATGTATCGTAACAGGTTGTCTGTTTTGATCGTATAGAATAGCCATGATTAAATCCTCCTGGTAAAATTATTTTCTTATAATCTTAAGTCCAATATCTTCTATGCTTTGGACTGTTTTAATAATGGATTCAGGGATGACATATTGTTTCATCTCTGGAAAACCCATTCGATTAAAAAGACTTGTTAAATCGTTTGTTAAGCCATTTTTAAATTTAGGATTTGTTTTCGGTAGATTGTTTTTTATTTCGTTGAAAACACGTTTTAAATCATGTAGTTGAATCAATAAATAATGAAAATGGCAAAACCCCAATGCCTCTGGGACCTGCGTAAAAATGAATTTACTACCTTTAAGAGTTGGGTCTTTTTCATATTGTTCATATAGCTCAATAAATCGTTTGGATCCCAATATGGTTAAATCAGCCCTTCGTTGCCATACCCCATATTCTGTTAAGGCCATAGCCATATCCAAATCATTAGGCAATGCCTTCAATCCCATATTTAACCACTCATTAGCTTTTTCAGCGTTTTCCATGGCAACATAGCAATGAAAAATACAGTAATAAATATCAAACATAAATTGGTTGTCTTGTGTTGCTTGGTTTTTTTGCTTTATATATTTTTCACCATATTCGATTGCTTTTTCATTTTCATTGTAGAGAGCATAATGCTGTGCTAAATAAAAATATGCCAAGTGATCATCAGGATTAATTTCAATGCGTTTTTTGAGTAAACTTTCAGTTCGTTGTCGTTTTCTCTTAGATTGTTCCGGGGTAAGATCATATCCGTAATGTCGAATAAATATATCATCGACAACAAGAGTTTTGACACCTTCTACGATTGGTTGGTTGTGAACAATACCTTCATAATGAATTTTACCTTTTCTAAATATGCGAGAAGAATTGAATTTAAGCATAGTTTGATCTTTTTGAACATCTTCAAACAAAATGGCTAATCCGTGGATCTGGGAAGGAATATTTGCAAGAGATTTTCTGAAGCCATGGCTATTTGTTTTCATGAATAATTCTTCATCAGCATCAATAATCATTAACCAGTCAGAAGATGCATGTTGGATAGAAAGATTGCGGTATTTTGAGAAATCATCAATGATTTCGCCTTCAAATGGATAGTTGAAAACCTTAGCACCATAGGATTCGCAAACTTTTACGGTGTTGTCCGTTGATCCTGTATCAATGATAATTATTTCATCTACATTATCCTTAACGGATTTGAGACATCGATCTATATTTTTTTCCTCATTTTTGACCATCATACATGCAGAGATCGTAGGCTGTTTTGGCAATTGGACGATATTGTTATGCAAGTTAACGGCTTTTTTTATCCGTTTCTTATTTGTTTTCCGTTTTCTATTCGCAATAACTTTTTGTTTATTTTTTGACATTTAAGCAGCTTTCTTTATGATTTCAGAAGTAGATAAATTATCTAGAATTAATTCATTGGACAACTTCTTTGGGTTAATATTTGCTCCAAAAGATTGCACAAGATCTTTCATGGAATTCAGATTTAAAACGACCTCAAGATCTTTTGTCATACCGTTTTTGAAATCAGGGTGAGTTTCGTTTAATATTTTATATAGATTGTTAACATTTACTAATGTTTGTTTTGCTAATACTGCAACAAGATTAAACAAGACAAAAGACACTGATTCAGGAGAAAGGCTATATATGAATCGGCTCCCTCTCAAATCAGGATTTGCTTGAAATCGTTCGTAAAGATTCAAGAAATTCCTTGCGCCATTTAAAACCATAAGTTCGTTTTGTTGCCATGCCCCAAACTCTACAATACATCGGGCAACATCGATGTCTGTTGGTAATTCCTCGGATCCTATTTTGAGCCATTCTTGAGTTTTTTCGACATTTCGCAAATTAATATATGAGTGAATCATTGTGTAGTAGATAGACGACATAAATTGTTTTTCTTTTATTGCCTGATCTTTATACTTAATATATTTTTCACCATAGTTGACTGCATTTATAAAGTCTCTATTGGCTGCGTAATATTGGTTTAGATAAAAATATGCCATATAATCATCTGGATTTTCCTTGATACGCTTTTCTAACAGGGTTTTGGTCCGAATGTTTTTCTTTTCTCTTTCTTCTGGCGTTAGATCATATCCGTAGTGTTTAATAAATGCTTTGTCTGTAAACTTTGTACTATTCTCAGAAATATTAGGTTGATTATGGACCGAATCTTTATATCGAATAGCACCATTTCGAAAAAGACGAGATGATACGAATTCAACAACTTTCATATTTTTCTGCATATCATTTACTATAATCGCAGCACCTAAATATTTACTGGAAAGATCAAAAAGATATTGTTTAAAAGCAGTCGGAGTTATATTGGATAAATAGAATTCTTCATCAGCATCGATAATCAAAATCCATTCAGATGTGGCATAACTAATAGATTGATTTCGATGTAGGCTAAAATCGTTCATCCATGGATGTGAATAAACTTTTGCGCCGAATTGTTTACAAATGTTTGGAGAAGTATCTTTCGAACCGGTATCAACAACAATAATTTCGTCAGCAATTTCCTTAATTGACGACAAACATCGATGAAGGTTTTTTTCCTCATCTCGGACCATCATACAAACCGAAAGCGTATTGTTTCGAAAGGCTTCACTCATTCCAAACATTCTCCATTTTTCGATGTTTTTATAAAAAACTGTCTGGTTGCGGTCAAAAGACCGCAGTAACCAGACAAAATAATGGGCTAATATTTATGCACGGCCTTTGGCCATTTGAGCGGTATATGTAATACCAGTACCAGTAGTTCCGGTTACAGTTGTATAGATCCGAAGATACCGATAAACAGTATCAGAGAACATATTACTCCAGAACATCTTATAAAGTCCGGCTGCATCACTTCTGGTTGCCTTATTTGCACTTGAACCTCCAAGCTCTATAGTCGCCAGAGTAACAATAGGTGTGGCGAAAGTTGAACTTGCGGAACCCTGTAGGGAAATCTCATACAGAATGTCACCAGTGGATGAAGTTCCATCAATTGCACTTACATAAATATCAACAAGCCCAGTTGTGTATCCGCCACCTGTATCAAAAATTTTTGCGACAGCATCTACCGAGGCCAATGCACTTGATGTAACAGCGTAAGAATCTTTCATCTCACATTCTGCATCCCAGATTATTTTTCTATTATCTAACATATTGGAATCTCCTTTGTTAAAAGAGTTATATAGTTAAAACAGGTTACCTGCTTTGTATATGGACCAAATCTTACGCAGCTACAGTACCATCAATAACACTCCATAGTCTGGCTGCTGCTTTTGGACGCATGATAGACATAGTGATATACCATTCAACCCTGGTCCGAAAAACCGGTTTTTCATCGATTTCACCCAAATCCCTAACGTCCATTTCGCCATTTTGAAGGCCAACAACCCCTGTATCATCGAGAGATACACAATAAATCGATGTACTATTCAAATGGGAATTACTGTTGGTTTCTGTAAACGGCATAATATCGGTATTGGTATTATCTTTATCAACAATAAGAATAGGCAAATCATTGAATTTGGTAACCCTATGTCCAAAAGAATCTTGATCATAAGTGATATATCCGCCGACAGAAGCACTTCTTGAAGCAGCACTTAATCGCCGTCTCATGGTTTTATTCATAATCAAATGGGTAGGATCCTCGACCGCATCAATCAACTCATCAAGTTTAGTCAATGAAAGTACAACGCCACTACTAGCACTGGCTGCAATCAATTGATCACCTGTACAACGTACTTGAAGACCGTCAAACCCTTTTGGATCAGAAGTTACATCACCTTTAATAAACTCTTTGGTCATTGCCAGTGATATTGCTTTGATCTTCATTGATTCCTGTGTTGCTCTTTGATCAATACCGCCTGTTTTTACCAACATAACGTCAACATCAAGGTCACCACCTGCAATAGCCAGAGACTCCGTAACCCTCTCAGTCTCACCAGTTCCTTCGGTATAACTCTCGTTTACGCCACGAAACCCGGCGTTCGGCAATGTTTTTTCACGGTTGAAAGACAAAGCATTTCCATCGATGTTGTCAAAAGGCATATACTGAAGGATATCGGAATTTTTCGCATAAAGTTCCATTACCGATGCCCTAAGTGCTTCATCTCTTCCAAGAGCAATTTTTGCTGATTCTACTAATGTTAATGCCATTGATAGTTCCTCCTGTTTCAGGTTAGAATCTGTTTGGACAAAAAAAAGGCCAAACAAGTTTATAAAAGATTAACTTTCTTTGGCCTTCACAGGAGGCTCGTACTTAACTTTTTTTGGCCCAGAAAAAATCGAATGTAGATAATGCACTTATGCTGCTTGTTGACGATGTAGATGTTTTAAACGTTCCGTAGGAGATAGTTTACTCAAATGGTCTCTTACCTCTTTTTGGTTTGTTGACGTATTACCACCAGCACCGGAACCTCCACCTGTCACACGCATAATTCGATCTTTCATGGGATACGCATCGATGACAACGCCCAAAGCTTCTTCAAAATCTGCGATTTCGCCTGGTTGTTCTTTGGAAAAGATTTTTTCTCCATTGATATAACCAACGACACGCGCATTTGCACCTTCGCCTTCTACTTTAAAATTTTTCGAAAAGTAGTTTGCAGCAATATCGGATGGTAAGGTTGTCTTATCTGCAATCGTAGGAGAGCTCGCAAAACGAGAATTAACCATTAATTCATAAATAGTTTCGTCTTTGGAACCAAGTGCATTGTTTAACTGTCCCATTTTCTTTTCCCAAGACCTATTAATTTCGCCCTCTTTTTCTACAAATGCCTTATGCATTTCGGCTTTTAGTGTTTCTACCTGGCCTGCTTTGACAAGATCACCATCCTTTAAATTTGCAACTGTTTCAAGAGCTTTTTTGGCTTCGGCAGGATCTAAATCCTCAAACTCTTTCAATTTTTCATTGATTTGTTCGGGATCCATTTCACCATAAAGTTTCAGCTTCTCGCTGGCTTCTTTATAATTGGTATAGTGCCGATTTTTTTCATCAGCTAAATTAGAAATCTTACTGACTGCAGCCTGTGCGTCAAACGGTACTTCTTGTCCATCATCATGTATATAAATTGGTTTACCTTCAACTATGACTGCATTTCCGTTCTCATCGAGTTTAAGTTCCATGGCATCACGCCTCCTGTTTAATTTGACTCACGTCAAGTTTCAAAATTATAAAACATACCTCTTAGTTAGTATTAGTTAATAAGTTTATTAATCACTATTTCCTTTAGCGAACTTTTATCACAAAAGTTACTGAAATAGACTTCCTTAACCTTATGAAATATAATTACCTAAAGAATTTAATAGCGTTAGTTATTTTATGGTTACAATAAAAATTTAAAAAGTCAATTGCCATTTTGGGATATTTTGTCCTCTTTTGGAATATTCATGTCCATTCTACTGTTATAAAGCCATATCCAGTATTGACATTAACAATAGATATCATTTATGTTAGTAAAAACCCAAAATCATACAAGGGATATAGCTATGCCAGAAAAATCCGAAAAAGCCCTACTTAAAACCAATAAAGACTTTCATGTTGCAAACAAGAATAGCAAAAGTCAAAAACAGCTAAACTATAATCAAAGAATGTTTTTATTATGTTTTCCCAAAAGTGGGTTTAATATTGCAAAGACATGCAGGATTATAGGAATTACAAGGAAGATGTTTAAGAAGTGGCTTAGGGAAAATTCTTTGTTTAAAGAAAAATTTGAGGATTCCAATGAAGAGCAACTTGATTTTGTTGAATCGGTTTTATTTCAAAACATTCAACATCAAAATAAGTTTGTATCGAATGTTGCAACAATCTTTTACCTGAAAACAAAAGGAAAGAAACGTGGCTACATAGAACGTCCGGAATTGAATATCAATCTAAATGATAAAAGAAGCAAAGATGAGATTGACGCTATCGTTCGAGCTGCAGAACAAACAGACGATATCGTAATTGATGCTCAAGTTGTTCAAGAAACAACACCGAATGTTCAAATTCCTGAAAACTCAGAATCTTAGAATAGAAAAAAATGGCACTAACAGAACAAGAACAATCCAATTTAGCTAATGATTTCGCTTTTTCGCGATTGTTGTCTTATACAAGACTCCAATGGCAAAACTACATAATTGGACAACATCATGCTTTGATTGCGAAATACCTTGAAGCAGTTGAGGCCGGAATAATTACTCGTTTAATGATTTGTATGCCACCAAGACATGGCAAAACCATGTTGACATCCGAATACTTTCCTGCCTGGTATCTTGGCCGAAACCCTGATCAACAGATTATCTTTTGTACTTATTCTCAAGAAAGGAGTGCTGATGTTGGAAAAAGAGTCAGGAATCAAATGATTGATACCAGTAGATTCCAAGCTGTTTTTCCAAGATGCAAAGTTGCAAAAGACAGCAAGAGCGTTAGCAAGGTAGGAACCACAGACGGTGGAAATTTTTTCGCTGTAGGTATTGGTAGCGCTATTACGGGTCGTGGGGCGAATGTCCTAATTTTAGATGATGTTATAAAAGGCCAAGAAGAAGCAGAATCAAATCTTTTCCGTACAAAGATGAAAGACTGGTATCAAACTACTGCATATACACGACTAATGCCTAAAAATGCAGTAATTATTATCAATACCAGATGGCATTTGGATGATCTTAGTGGTTGGCTACTCAGAGAACATCCGGATGAAAATTGGGTTGTTTTGAGTCTGCCAGCTATTGCAGAGAATGAAAATGATTTATTGAAACGTAGAGTTGGAGAACCACTTTGGCCTGAAGCCTATGACCTTAAACGATTGTTTAGTATAAAAAGTGCAATCGGAACCCGTGCATGGAATGCATTATATCAACAAAATCCGGTAGGTCGTGAAGGAAGTATTATTCAACTGGAATGGTTGAAACATTATACAAAAACACCTGATAAATTTAAACGTATTGTTCAAAGTTGGGATACAGCATTTAAACCGAAACAAGTCAATGATCCGTCTGTCTGCATTACATTCGGCGAGACTAAATCAAAGACCTATGTTCTGGATGTATTCAAGAAACGACTTAAATATCCAGATTTGAAAAAAGCGGCAATAGCACAATACGAAAAGTGGGATCCTAATGTTATTATATGTGAAGACAAAGCAAGCGGACAAAGTTTGATTCAAGATTTACAGGATAACTCAATGGTTCCAATTATTCCTATTTTACCTGAATCTGATAAATTAACACGCATGTCTGCTCAATCCGGTAAGATAGAAGCTGGTCGTTTATATCTTCCTGAAAAAGCATCATGGCTAGTCGATTATGAATCAGAATTATGTAATTTTCCGTTCGGACAGTTTGACGACCAAGTCGACGCTACTAGTCAATATCTAAAATATTCATCAAAACCAAAATATAAACGATCAAAGAGGGCTTCATTCTGGAAATAATCTTTTAAGAAAAAGGGGAGTATTATGGATCTTGACGAAATTAGAGAAACTCATCAAACTTATAAAGACAATATCGAAAATTGGAAACTTTGGCAAATCGCCTACATGGGAGGAAAGAATTTTATAGATTATGCAATTAAACGACATAGCCGTGAATCTGTTAAAAATTTCAAGGCCCGAAAAGAAGAGGGTATTGTATTTAACTATAACAGAAGCATTGTAGATTTATTTAGTTTTTATTTGACTGAAAAAGACGCTATGCGTGATATAGGTGCTTTGTCAAATGACAAACAGTGGAATATGTTCAGAAAAGATTGTGACCTGTATGGTACGGATTTTAATATTTTTATCAATAACGCCCAAAAATCAGCATCGATTTTTGGCAGCACAGGTGTATTGGTAGACAAATCAAATTATGGTCTTGCAAATAAAGCAGAAGAAATTATCTCTAGTGTATATCCATACTGCAATCTTTATACCCTACCAAATATCTTAGATTGGTCGTTTGAAAGGGATACAATAACTAATCGGCCAACATTGACTTACCTTAAATTAAAAAATTACGACAACCGTTATTTTATTTGGAGAAAAGATAGTTGGGAAATTTGGGAAATTCCAATTACACCAAATGGCCAAGAAAGTGACCCGGTGCTAGAAAGATCAGGCCCTAATATATTGGGCGAAATTCCTTTTTTTTGGTTTATTAATGTTAGGAGCCCTATTGATCCATATTTCGGACTAAGTGATATTTCAGAGATTAGTCTAATTACAGCATCCATTATCAGGGATTTATCGTCTTTACAGGAAATTATAAAATTTGCTGGCTTTCCGATGATGCGAAAACCAATGTTGAAAGAAAGTGAAAGCGAAGAAGATATCGTAGGCCCTAGAGGTGTTTTGGAATTTGATCCTCTTTTAGGTGAGAATGGAAAACCAGACTGGTTGCTTTCGCCTGTGATGGAACCTGTTAGGGGTGGTTTAGAGTTTATCGAAAGGAAAATTGATGAGATATATGAAACAAGCCATATGAGCGGAATACATTCACTTGAGAAAAGTAGTGAAGCAAGATCCGGTGTAGCACTTAGATATCAATTTAGCCAGTTGACATCCGTACTCGGTGATAAAAGCGTAAACATGGTTGAAGCAGAATACGAAATTGTGAGGCTATGGTTGAAATGGCAAAATCAATCAGAACTATTCCCTCATATCCAGATTGCTCGAAGCAAACAATTTAGTGTAGATGATATGGCACAAGACCTTCAAAATCTGGCATTAGCTGAGAAGATAGCAGTTAGTAAAAAGCTAAAACGAGAGATTCAAAAAGCAATCTCACGAAATGTTCTTCCAGATCTTTCAGATGATACAAGAGACGAAATTGACAAAGAAATTGATGTGGCATCATTTGACGAAAATAATGCTATAACGGAAGATGAAAAAGATGAAAATGAAGAAAACAATGAATTGAAAAAACGGGTCAGTGATGAAGCTCCTGTTCCTAGGAAAGGATTATTGATTTAATCCTGCAACCATTGACTCATTGTTAATTCTTGGCAACCATAGGTAAATCCTATATTTTCCATACATGTAATCATCGGTTGATTACTGATATTAGCTCCAAGGCTAACGGCTTTTATGCCTATTTCTGAATACAGTTTTTGACGATAACTTACTAATGCTGTTCCAACCATCATATTGCGGGTTTCGGGATTTACTATTAATCCCATACCTGATCTGAGATTAAGTTTCAAACCTGTGTTTTCATGTAGGTTTTTATCGATTGCCATGATAATTGCACCTGCAAATTGACCTTTTATCTTTGCGATAATGATTCGTCCAAGTTTCTGTTCATATACCTGCCTGAAACGATTGGCATAAAGTGCCATAGCATGTTTTGAATCAAAACCTTTTTCCGTCACAAATCGACTTGGAAACATTGATCCCTGATAAGCTTTTTCAATATCGTCTAGATCAGATTCAACAGCATCTGTAAATTGGATATGATAATATTCGTTTTCAACATCGAAAAATGATTTAGTATACCCAATCATATTTACAAATCCTTCTGTATATTTATAACCAAACTCTTCTGCTGCACGAATTAAACCGATATTCTCTACAGGGATATTGATTGAAATATATTTTAGATCCATTTCTTGTCTTGCAGTTTCGTTAATTTCCATAAACATTTTTTTCCCGGATTCATAATTGACGGAAATGTTTTTATCAACACATGATAGGTTCGTAATGCTGCCAATAGGAACATTGAAATAATCCGACAGGAAATCAACTTTAGATAAAACAGATAGGAGATAATGTTTTTCTTCATATGTAGGGATAATTATATGTTTGTTTTTACATTGAATAATCTTATCAATTTCAGTTAATTCATTGTTTCTTATTTTATTCCACATATCTTCTGGAGCCTTCATTCCCCGATACGGCAAATAAAGATTGTTATGTGTAAGATAAAGACATAATAGATAAACATTTGCGTAATAAGAAAACATTTCCATTTCTTCAATGTCCTTTATCATCGATTTAATAGTATTAATAATAGATTTTACCAACTTATCGATTGTCTCCGTTGCCATGAATTTTGTCACGTTCTTTACGGCTTATTAGTTTTTGGATATTGGCTTCCGCGATCAGCTCTATTTTCAAATCGAGTTCTGAACAAATGGTTGCAATATACCACAATACGTCACCAATCTCTTTAGCAATTTCGGAACGTTTTCTATGTGTTATAATCCCATCTTCATCTCGGATTACTTTTTTAACTTTTTCAGCTACTTCTCCTGCTTCGCCACAAAGTCCTAACACAGGATATATGATATTATGTCCGATGTCTGGATAAACAGCCGTTTTCAAACACGCTTTTTGATATTCACTAAATGTCATAATGATCTCCCCATAGATCTTAAATATGTTTCAACGGTTTCGATGTCTACAGACTCTTTAAGTTGTTGAGCTAAATTGTCTACATCTTTTTGTGGCGCAAGTAGGAAAAATAGTTTGTTTGTCAAATATTTTAATGTTATTTGTAACTGATCATATTCTTCATGTGAAAAATCTATTTCATTTTTCATATTGTTGTAATGCATGTCAATGTTTTCTAAGGTCTTTTTTGACTTATCTATTTGATACAGTAATCTTGGGATTTGGTTTGTCCCCATTTTCAAACTCCTGACCATTCGCTCTTTTTCAATATAAAGTTAACAGCTACCCTTCCGACCGCCCTTTTTAGGTCCAGCACCTTTACCGGTACCACGACCTTTACCTCTACCTTCACCTGTCCGTGGGCCATTTCCTTTTGGCCCTCTCCCATCTCTATTCGGCATTATTACTCACCTCCTTTCGATATCTGATTAGTCTAGCATGATCCCCTACGTAAACACCGTAAGGTTCGCAGTTTTTTGAAATAATTGCCCCAGCTCCGACGAAAGCATGTTCGCCGATTGTTACACCAGCCAATATTAAAGAATGAGAACCGATTACTGCCCCTGATTTAATAAGAACCCATTTTTCTTCAGAGACTTCATCGTTGATTGCTTTTGGAAACTTCATTCGAGTTGTTGTTACATGAGATCCAATCCATACATTGTCTTCAATTTTACATGCTTGTCCTATCATTGTACATCGCTTGATTCTGACATTATTACCAATTTTAACATAACCGCTTGTGTTTACATAATCGTCGAGTTTAACATTATTCCCGATTACAGTACCTGGCATAAGTTTTACAAAATCCATGATGAAAACATTACTACCAATTGTTACATCATTCATGATCTTACAAAAATTACCAATAAATACATTTGTCCCAATCTTGGTTTCTGGATGGATAATTGAATATCTTGATGTGTAATTCAATTGTTTTCTCCTGAAAATGTTTACTGATACTGTAACCACAAATACGTTACTATTTTATTGATTCTTTTACGAGCTTCATCCTGACTTTCAGGAATTTTATGGAAATACTGAGGAAACTCTTTTTTTCCGAATTCGATATAATTTGTAATGGCTGGTGGGCGTGATTTTGCATCAAGAATAAAATCAGGGATAAAAGATCGATAGGCTTCACGGAGAAATTTCTTGTTTGGATTAAGATGATACCCAAGAAAATATCTCCAGTCAAGATCATAAAAAGGCGCTTTTAATTCAAGATTGAGGTATTTATGGATAATCTTAAATGTAGGCATAATATAGATAATACTGTCTGCCCATGCTTGTAAATAGCTTTTGTTATCGTAACCACCAAATATTTCATCCGATCCTTCACCGATATAAATATTTTTGCATGCATCCCTTTTTGCAGCCTCTGCCAAAAAATACGGCCAAACATTGAATCGTGGTTTTTCAAATAGTGGTAATATTTCTTGTAGCTTATTATAAAATCCATCAATCTTTACATTTTTATGGATGGATCCGAAATAGTTAGCAATCCTTTCTGCTTGCATACATTCATCTTTTTCAATACCGAAATCAGCAGTATATGTAAATATCTTTTTTCCTACATCTCTAGCTGCTTCCGTTACATGGTAAAGAATAATTGCAGAATCCATGCCACCCGAAAGATATACCGCAGTATTTTCACCAAATGTTTGATTAAACTTTATTTGCTTTTGTATTTTGTTCTGGATTTTGGTGTTCATAGCACCCCCATTAAATAACTATTAACATTGATTAATTGCCTGTTTGAGTAAATTAACAACAGTTTGTTGTTCTTCATTCGTCATACCATAATAAAGTGGCAAAGCAAGACTTTGACTGTATGCTTTCCGCGAGTATTTTACAAATGTTGGAAACGTATAAAACTTAATCATATCGGTTCCAATTTGAACTTCGATACCGTTGTCCCTCATGTAAGCCATAATTTTATTGCGATTTTTTAATTGTATACAAAATGTCTGGTATGAATGTTTTCCATTTGATGTTGTCTCTTGAAATTTAACTCCTTTTATATTCTTCAGTTTTTCCCGATAGTTTTCCTGTAGCATAATACGATAATTGATAAGCCGGTCCAGGATATCCATCTGAGCTAACCCGATACTCGCTTGGATATCACTAAGTTTGTAATTGCTACCGAACAACACATTCTCGCCAATTATACAGTCTTTGAAGTTTTTTAGTTTTGAGATCTGTTCTGCTATTTTATCTGAATTTGTTGTAATCATGCCGCCTTCTCCGGTTGTAACTATTTTTCTTGGATGAAAACTGAATACCGAAATATCAGCAAGAGACCCAGTCATAAGGCCATTGTATTCAGAACCAAGACCACAAGCAGCATCTTCAATAATACCAATGCCAAATTTGTTCTTTATTCTGTTTAATTCGTAATAATTAAGTGGATTGCCAAAAAGCGATACAGGAAGGATAGCGACGGTTTCTTTTGTAATAGCCTTTTCAATCTCAGCGTAATCAATTAATAAAGTCTTTGGATTAATATCAACCACTATAGGTTTACATCCTGTACCCAATATCGCTAAAATTGTAGCAGGATGTGTAAATGCAGGAACAATAATTTTTGCGTTGAAAGGATCTTTCCCCATATTTAGGCATAAGACCTTTATTGCTGTAGATAATCCAATAGTACAATTTGGAACCGATATAGCATGCTTAACGTCACAGTAACCAATAACACTTTTTTCGAATAGTTTATTAACAGGTCCTTCTGTTAAATGATAACTGTCAAGAACCTTGATAACATTGTTTTTCATATCATAACTGACAAATGGTTTTGTCAATGGAATAGTGTATTGATTTTTATAGTTTTTTGCTTTCATAAATAGTTACTCTGCTCCTGTCTTCAGAATAAGGTTGATTAGTTAGAATATCAAAGACTTCTTTTTTGAATAAACGTAAATCGTAAGGATCCAGTTTTTTATTTTTTAACAAAAATGTAATTAACATTGGAAAGATTGAAATTCCATATGAATTGATAAATTTATATCCATTTCCTTTGAGAACAGCTTTCATGAATTTTTTTTCAATAACTTGCGGCGAATTGCATTTTTCAGATCCTACTAAATAATCGCTTATTTTGTTAAATTTGTTTATATGTATGAAACTTTCTATATTACCATTTAATAACGCACGAATCATAGTAGCTGTTTTGTTTGGTTCGACATTCATTAAATAACCATCTTGTTTAAGATATTGCCTTATCTTATTAAGACTAAAACCTATGTTATTTGAATAGAATAAACATTCACAGGCCCAAATAATATCACAAGTATCTGGTTTGATAGGGATCCTTGAAATATCTGAGTGGATTAATGTTATTCTATTTTTATAATTATTTCTTTTTTTGCTAATTTCTAAATATGACTGTAAATCCTGTAAATGTTTTAAAACAATATCAACCGCAATAACATGTGCATCTGTATTATTTAAAAACCATTTTGTGAATTGGCCATTACCACATCCGGCATCGAGAATAAAATCACATTTTTTGCCTGGTAATAAATTTCGTTTAAGACAATTCTTAATTGCTTTTTGTTCGTAATCAATATATATTTTATATTTTGAATTAACATTAAACGCATATAGATCTTTATTTATATCGTTCTCACAAAAATAAATTCCATTTTTTTGCGAGACACCATTTTTCAAAAAGTTGTGGTTTTCCATGGTATTATTTAATATCCACCTTGAAACGCCCAATATGCCGGGATATCGTTAATATCCAGTTCTGGGTGTGTATCTAAAAAACTATCAGGTTGTAGTATAAACTTTGATAAATGATACCATTGCATTGAAACCCGTTTTGGATGAAACCATTTATTAACATACTGTTGGTTATAAATAATTGGAACAGTCAATGGGTTATGTACGAAGTAACGGACTTCTCGTTCGATATCCTGCGGAGCAGTATTCATAATGGGTAATTTAGGATAATGAGACAGATAAAATTTATTTACATAAGATATCGTTGGAATACCTATTGACATAGCATTTATTGCATGTTGACTAAGCACACCAGTATGTAATTGATCAATATATAAATTTGTTCTATGTAATCTATCGATATCCTCATTGAAATCTACCGATGGATCTCTGTCACAAAATTCTTTTATGACTTTCAGGTACTTATCTAATTCAGGTTCATCCGGAGTTGAAAAATGTGAAATAGTAAAATTTACCGGCTTTCTCCATATCTTTTGTGGCATAACCATAAGATGTGGAATAGTTGTCATACTTTGGACAAGACATCGAAAAAGACTCCAATCAGCATCTACGGATGCCCAAAAACGGATTGCCATTTGATTTCTGAAATAATTACTTGCATTATCTCTTAGATGATTACCTGAAAAAATATAGATAAAATTGCTTGACCTGGATGCCAGACGGCCACAAAAAGGACATGGCATTCTTCGTGTACGATAAGAAAGATAATCTTCGATAACCGTACCACAATAACAACATTTGCCATTAGACGTATTTAAAATCAAATGGTTAAATAAATTTTTACAATTGTTGTCACTAGAATTGATACCATTCCAAATGAAATAGAAATCACAATCTTCAATATTTTGATCATTATAATTTGTAACAAGTTTACATGATTCAATCGGTGTGTATTTCTCCAAACTTTCTCTTAGATATCTTACGATTTGCAAATAAGTTTTGTCTAAGCATACAATAGCTGTTTTCATTGTGGCCTCTTATTTATACTTTAGTGTTCTTTTGTATTTTTCTGTTAAACTATGTACTTATTTGTTCCCTTTCCCAAAACTCCGGAGATGGATATTTATTATCTATCTCCGGATGCATTATAAATTCAATCAAATTAATCCACATAGGAATACGTTTTTCTGCACTAAATGTATCGACACAATACTTTCGAGTTTTTTGCCCAATGTGGATCCGTTCTTCAGGGTGTGTGATTAACCATTCGAGGTTCTCTTTGATATTATGTTTATCAGTATTGATGATAGGAGTATCAGGATAAATCGATAGATAATAGTCGCAAAGACGATTTAAGACAGGAATACCAAAGCACATTGCTTCTACAGTATTTTGACCATGGTCAAAGAAATCGATTGAATCGATAAAAATATCCGATTTTTGTTTTTGTTCCATAACTTGATCCCATGAGATACCACCCTCACCAGAAGAAAAGCACCCGGTATAAGACCATTCGATATTATAAATTTTTGCCAAGTCGTTGATCACGGCTTCAATATATTTTGTTCCTTTGATTTTCTGATTAGTTGGTGAATGATAAATAACTAAAGTATCCGAATCAGAATTTGTATTCGTTAATGGTTTCCATCGGTTAGTATCAATAATATGTGTATTATGGTGAACTGATTGAACTAAACAGCGTGTCATGCTAAAATCGTATGCAGTTGCAGACCAGTAATAGCCGTTTTTCAATTGGTGGCCAAAAATGGCATTTGCTATATTACGAATATCTGATCCACTATGACGAATTAAGTGATTTTGTACATTTATTTTTTTAGAAATTATATCTGATAATTGTCTGGGGATACCTTGTGCGATACAGAAAAAATCGGCATTATCGATAAGGCTATTAATTTCATCAATTTGTTCTTTTTTCGTCATTTCAGACAAAACGATGTCTGTATTATATCCGAATGGATGATAGTTCTCAGTAATACTTCTAGCCGTATGATTAGTATATTCGTTTACAGCTTTTGACATAAGATATTGAGCGCCACCCCAATCATTTGGTGATAAAAACAAAATATTCATAGTGTTATACCTGCTATCTATTAACAACTTCTGTTGATCCTACAGTTTTCGTACCCCATTGTTCACAGGCTGAACAAATTTCATCAGGATAATTATCCCTGATTTGCTGATATCCATCCCCATTCCAGACTTCTTGGATTGAATTATCTCGAACGTTCATAGGTTTGTCTGTCATCCAATTATGGCAACATCTTGATACATTACCTGTATAGTCTATTGTAATATCTGTTACCAATTTTGGACAGAACCTACGATTTTCTCTTCCACCGATTGATCCCAGTTGACCATTCGATGAATGCTTATCGTATATCCGGATAACATCTACATATTTTCTCATATCTTGTATCTTTGATTCTGTAGTTTCTCCCTTGACAACGGATATCTGGATCCGAGGTTTGCTGTTTTTTCGATACTTATTAAGAAGTTTAACAGCCTTTACGGCATCTTCCGTATGATAACTAATAGATACAAAATCAAACAATAAAACCATATCAAGATATTTTTCAACTAAGATACCATTAGTGGCAAACTGTATTTCTTTAAACTTATGGATAGTATATGCCAACATCGGTTTGACCATTGGATGGAGCAGACTTTCTCCCCGCCAAAACGGAACAAGCGTAATGTTTTTATGGGCTATTTCATCAATGATCTGTTTCCATAGATAAAAATTCATAAAACCGACCGGATCTGTCATAAATCTTCGAGGACAAACTGAACAGTTTAAATTGCATGCATTTGTAATTTCTATGGTAACACGACTTGGAAACATAGTAGTTGTATCTTTCATGGTAATTTTAAACCTTTGAACAAATTAAAAATGTTTTCTTTGTTAATCCTTAGCCAATCTTGCTTCGTTATTTCTAGCTTTAATTATTTGGTTCTGGGCCTTTCTTACACGATACTGGGCTGCAGCCTCTGAACATCCCATAACAAGACCAATTTGGTTGTAAGTGATTCCACTGATTCTTAACAATAGAGCCCTGAAACTATCTTCATGAATAACTACCCTATTTGCAGAGAACACCCTTTGTTTTTGTTTTGCCATATGTTATTTACTCTTTTGAGAAAACTTAACAATCCTATTTCCGTTAATGATATAATCGTATAACCAAATATATTGATCAACAGCCTTAATCGGATCGCAATTTTGCCTAACCCACATTCTACCTTTCTTTCCAATTGATAAAATTTCACTACGATTTTCAAGGAAATACACGATTACGTCTTTGAGTGTTTTTTCCGTAACCGAAACAACAGGATTGTCCGGATAACAACTCATAACCAGATTGCTGACGGAACACAGGACAACCTGTTCCATTGCCATAGATTCGATAGCAGACAATGCAAAACGGCCAACAGATATTTGATCAAACAACATATGTGCTTGTTGTTTTTGTACGAGGCATTCCTCGTTTGAAAGGCCTTCAAGTAGGATGAGTTCAATCGGATAATCTTTTTGCAAATCATCTATTATCGATAGAAACAAATCTGTTTTTTTGAAAGCTCTGTTTGTAGGTGAGTGAACTATTTTGATAGGTGTGTTAGAATCTAAAATGTTTGAAAATGATATTTCATGCCATGGACAAACTTTGTCCACATCAAACATATCTGGGAAGTGATAAAACATAGGACCTGCATCTTCGAGCATTGTTGCATCTACCCAACTAATACCTTTAATTCCGGTCTGTTCATGCATATTTTTGATTTGAGGGCGATTATTCCTGAGATACGATCCATAATATTGAATGACACAATTCTTGGAATTCAAAATATTTTCAAATTTAACATCTCCAAAATTAATAGGTTGCCGTCCAATATGAAAAAAATCACCTTTTTTGACAACATCCTGTGCTGCTTTAATTGCTTTAGGATCTGCAATCTTTGTAGTCGCATCTTTGACTAAAACGATATCTGTGTCATAGTTTAGATAATCCCCAACAATAATAATACACCTGGCTTTATGAATCGTATATTCATTAATTAACCTGGCAAGCATTGTTAAATTACCTGCAATATCATAATCACTGCATATAACAATATTCATAGGGTGCATATCTAATTTTTACCTTTCAAATGTTTTATATTTTTCTCTCTTAAATAATTGCGGATTGTTGTTTCGCTGACACCCAATACCCTATGCATTTTTTTTATAGTCATTTTATTGATTTGTTCTTTTGATAAAGTACGACAAAGATCTCGTTTAGGTGTTCTTATATTATTGGCACCACCATGTTTATGTGATCTTTTTATGTTATAGCCATCCAAGCGGCGGTATATATATATCCTGGAAACACCTAGTTGGTTTGCTATTTGACTTGCGGTAAATTTTTTTATCAAAGTAGACAACATTTCTTGTTCGCTTTGAAAATTAGTATTGTACATATTGTTATACATAACAATATATTCTTCCCAGTTAATTATAGTTGGATATTTGTTTTCCCTCGATACCATTTAACCATTACTTTTTTTATCAAGTTGGGTCATTAGCTTGATGAGTCCCTATATGTCTTAGTTGTGAACACAACGTAACGGCAGGTAGTACTTCATCTATGCCAAATCCATTACCATCTATAATTTTTTGGTAACTAAGAGTATGGAGATCTTTAAAACCTTTAGACAACTCAAATTCTTTTCCGTTTAGGGTTAATAAACGTTTCGGAAGATAATTTTTTTCGATGCTCAATATAACCTTTATTACAAACATACCGATTCTGAATTGTCCTATGGCTTTTCTTGGTTCTGTATACCATGATAAGACAGAACAAGAACCACCAAATAACCATAGTAGCAAATCAAACAAATGAATCCCTATATTGGTAGCAATTCCACCTGATTTTTCTATATTTGTTTTCCATGAATAATCGTACCAACAACCACGTGGCGTATAATATTCAAGTGATGCTACTTTTGCCAAACAATCAATATTGTCTGATATTTCTTGTTTTACCTGTAAAGCGGTTTCACTCAAACGAAGCTGTAAAATATTCCAAACTTTGCGACCACTTGATAATTCAAGCTCTTTTAATTTGTCTATATTCTTTGGATTTAGTGTTAGAGGCTTTTCACAAATGGCATTAGCCCCAATTCGTAATGCAAACCTGCAATGTGCGTTATGGAGATAATTAGGTGAACAAATCGAGACATAATCGATTTTTTGATCCGAACAAAATCTATCAAACCGTTCAAACTCACGAAAATATAAAGCATCTGGAAAATATGAATCAAGGATGCCTACATTGTCATGAGGATCTATGCAGGCAATCAATTCACCGCCTACATCTTTGATGGCTTTCATATGTCGTTTTGCGACAAATCCAGCAGCACCAATTAAAACAAATTTTTTCACTTAAATATCTCCTTACATTTTTTTATTTAAAGATGTGGTAGATGCATTTTTGAAATAAAATATCACCGTTTTTTTAAGGAATTCAGGAACCGTTATTTCTGCGTCTACCGCTGCTTTGCGTATTAGCTTATGCAGATCCATCGGCACATTTTTCCATAAAATTGATTTCGTGTGAGTCATGATTTAATCACCCATAGCGTAAATTTGAAGTCACTTTATACGCTATGAGTGATTTTGTCAAGCACTTTTTTAAGATTGTAAGAATTCTTAGAAGTGTAAAGTGGTAGGGATTATGCAGCTTTTTTCATTTTGATAATTCGTTTGGCTTGACCATCTTCGCTTAGACCTGAAAGGTCACCAATATCTTCACCAATTGTCTTAACAGCATATGCAAAATCTTCAGCAACTACCGCCGAAGACTTTAACTCTTTTGCAGTAACTTCGTTCATAACATCTTTTAGTTCTTCGACTTTTTCTTTGATTTCGTCGATATCAAATAATGACGCAATAGCCTCATATTCATCGATAAGCTTAAACGGTTTCTTCAGTGTAGCCGATGTAATTTTTCCGGAACCATCAATGATACGAGATGAAATTTCTTTACAATTTTCAATGATTGCATTTTGCGCGTCTTTGATATAGACCTCTTTCAACTCTTCAATGCTTTTTTTGTAATCATTAACACACTCATTTTTGATATCAATTAATTCATCAGGGTCGGCCTGATTAACTTTTGTAGTACCGATTTCAAACACAACGACCTTTATCTTGAAAGCTTTTCGGATTTTTTCAGGTGTCGGCCAATCAGCGTTTCTCAGCTCCGGATACAACATTTCCCGTTCTTTACGGATATTGTCATATTCTCCAAGAAAGTTTTCAACATTTTGTTTCATTTCATCGATATATCCATCTACACCTACTTTAGTCATAGCAAGATTTTTATTAGGAATTGCTCGAACACCACGAAGGATAAACGGTTTTCCCATTTTTTTCAGAAAACCTGTAAGTTTAGTCCTGGGGCGATTTAATATGACCCTTTGTTCATAAGGTAACATCTCCTTAGTTCCAAGTTTAAAAATAGATGATATCTCATCCTCTGTTTTCCCTATATCTTCAGGCCTAAGCTTGTCCTTTCCAGACCAACCAGATGAAGATATGGCCCAAAGTGTGCAATTTTCCATTAAGGTTTGTTCGGTATTTATTTCTGGCATATTATTTCTCCTTTCCTTTTCTGTATAATATTTATAATTTAAGTCTTATTTTTGATTTTAGACATCATTTTTTCAAGATCATTTAATACACCCATTTTTTCCTGTATTTGATTAACTAATGAATCTTTTGTTTTAATGTTTTGAAACATTTGCAAACCAACATCTGACAACCATTCAGAAGCAACTTCACCAACCGATGTATCAGTGTCTCTTGCGCAACCATAAAGGATTTTCCAGACAAGTCTTGGGATGGATATATAAACCGGGATAGTATCTTCATATAAAAAATCACTTTCATCGACTGTGATTTGAAAATTAACTTTTGTTGTTGGTTTCATAAACCGTTTCATAAAATCTTGCTGTGTATACTTATGGCTTTTAACCTTTAACTTTTTAAGATCTTCCATAAATGTCCTTTCAAGAAAAAGTAAAAAAAATATATATCTTATTTACAAAACAACAGATAAAAAAAATAAAAAAATAAGTCTGTTAAATCTAAGCAAATTCGCCAAGGCTTGGTTTGGTTTTCCATCCTTTGTTTACCTTACGCATAGCAGTTACATGCTGAAGTTCCTCTTGTTGTTCTTCACTGGCCCAAACACAAATACTTTTAGCCTTGCTTCGAATTTTGCTAATCTGTTTTCCAATAGCCTCATTTGATGGAATAAGATATTTTCTAGCTTTGTCTACATCGCAGTTCAACATAGCCATATTTCTTGCAAGCTTCGCGATGTCAGCACCGGAAAATCCAGTAAAATCGTAACCATTGGGAATTTTTACTTCATATTGTTTACTCCAAATTTTAGCAATGTCTTCAGCCTCTTTCTGGCTTGGCAAATCTACAAAGAATATGATATCCATTCTTCGAACAAGTGCTCCACCAGTAACATGCACAAAATCATCAAGGTTGTTTAAGGTTAGATAATAAAACGGTTTAATCTTTTTTTCTTCTCTTTTGTCCCATTCGATTAAAAATGTTTGAACAATTCGTTGTCCAACACCACTGTCAAGGTCGCCTGATCCGCTACCTGAAATACATTTGTCAAACTCATCCAAGATAACAAATGGATTTCCCATGGCATTAACAATTTTGAACATCTCTGAAAGGCGTTTTTCAGCATCTCCTTGGTATTGGCCTCTAACCCCATTGAGGTTGGCAAACAAACATGCTAAATTCATTTCGTTGGCAATAACTTTACCTGCCAGTGTTTTCCCACATCCTGGAACACCGTATGTTGCAACAGCCATAGACAACGGATCGTTAATAGTATCCTTAAGCCATTTAAGAACTTTTTCATTTCCGGCGATATGCTCACTAGTTTCTTTTGGAGTAATATATGTTAAAATAGATGAGCTATTTAACTTCGATGCCTTTTCATTTAGAATGATTTTATTTTCAATTTCTGCTTTTTCCGCCAAGCTGTAACCGATTGCATTTTTTGCACCTTCTTCTGTTAGGCCTAACATCGATTTCACAACTGTTTCTGAATCTTCTGGGACATCTATATTATTGTCCTTACACATAATCCTTAATATATTTTTTAACTCTTTAGTGTTAGGCATATCAAATTCAATCGGTTTGATATCATTTGAGAGTGCAAACGGAATAAATTGCTTAGCAGACAAAAACACAACCATTTGTTCCGATTTAATTAATTGCTCCTTAATATTGATAGCACTTCTAACGACCTCAACTTTTTCAAAGAATTCGTGGAAATCATGCATAAAAATGATAGAAGATACTGGCATAAGCTTCAAAACATTAAATGCTACAACAGGATCTTGGACCTTTTCAGCATTAGGTGGAGCTGGAATCTGAAGATTAATGGAAGAAATTTCACCGGTTTCTAGGTAATCAGCAAAGCCGTTGATAGCAACATTATACCAAACCCATTCTTTTTTATCACCATTCGGATTTTGAATCGTTCGAAATCCTTCAACAATATCCCATCTAAAAAAATGAATTTCTTTACTGATCTTTTCCCTGTAAAATCTGATACACCGTTCTTCTTCTGTAGTAGAACAATATAAGAACGGGTATCTTGCTGCATGATATGATTCCATGATCTCCTCCTGACAAATTTATTTAGTTTTTAAAAAAAACAGATAAAAAAAATATACCCATTCTACTTTTTTAATATTTTATTGGCGACATCCACACCGCTATTATATACCGTAACCCATGCATAATTTCTTTCATTGATCCTGTTAAATGATCGTTTGTAAACAAAGACCTCGTAAAAACCCAAGACAAATGCAAAGAATAAACTATTTTGAATTTGATAGAATATCTTACTCATTGTTTTTTCTCTTTCGATAATCTGTACCATTAAAGTAAATTACATCTGTCATATCGGCAAGACGTGATGCTGTTCGTTCATCAATCTTCTGAGCAATTTCCATGAGACTAAGATTTGTAGTTATAATTACTGGGGATAGATTGTTATCGCGTTCACTAATAATATAGTTGACAATTTGACGATTCCATTCAGTGGTTTTCTCTATTCCAAAATCGTCTAATACTAGAAAAGGATGTGTTGCATATTCTTTAAGGTAATATTCCTCTGTTTCATGTTTATTAGCTCCATTGCTAAATGCACGTCTAATTTTCAAGAAGAGGTCAGGCATCGAAGTAAACAACCCTTGATTACCTTTTAGAATATTTTCTCTTAATATTGAAACAGCAAGATGTGTTTTCCCAGTTCCGCATGGCCCATAGAGATATAGTCCCTTATCGAAATACTCTTTAAGCGTATAATTATAGCAAAAATCAACATTTGATCTATTACCTCTATAAACTTGAAAGTTTGCAAAAGAGCATGCCAAATACTTTATTGGAACCCCTGCCTTTTTAAGATATTTTTCAGTATTTATTCGAATATCGTTTATGTGATCACACCTACTGCAGCATTTTGTTTCATTATTGTAATTAATAAACTGCCATTTTTTATCGGTTGGATTCCACTCGCTTGAAATAACTTTTCGGCATTGTTTACATAATATATCTGATGGTTGTAAACCTCTAGTTCCTTGTTGTTTTTCTTTAATTCTATCTACAATTCGACGATAATATGTGCTTTGTCCATCTTTATTTGGTTTTGATACAGGTAGACTCCTTTTGATTAATGATATGCTTGGTTTATTAATTAAATTTCGGTAAAAATATAATTCATTCATGAATAAACCTTATCTTTAAGTGGATTAGAGTCTAAAATATCTTCAGGCGTCCATCCGTTTTGATGAAAAAATTTCCTAACTGCCTCACACTTTACCATAACTAATGTCTTTTTTTCTGATGCGATATAAACAATGTTTTCTGCATAAAGATCAACACCATTCATGCCTGTAAGCAATGTAATAACCTGCTCTTTCTTTTTGCTTTTTAGTTTCAATACAAATCTTGGATCAAGTGGTATATCTTCTATTGCATAGTTCATCTCAGCGTTAACACATACTGTAGCTAAATCTTTTAATTTAAAACTCATTGAATTTAAGCTCCTTTGACTAGTTTGTAGCTGATTTAAGTGTTTTTTGTTTATTTCGTTCACCTTCATTAATTTTATAGATTATTGACCGATACAGGATTTCAACAGATTCCCTGTCTAAAAGATTTAATCTGTCTGGGTCCTTCCAGTCAATAGATTTATTAGTTAAAAGCTGTTGATAGAATTCATCACCAACTTGAAACCTGAAGACATTATTTATCATCGCAACCATAGAAGCCTGCGTATCCTGATCTGTGTAAGATCGCAATGTCCTATAAAAAGCAGTCTTATCATGATCTTCAATTATATCATTTACGGAATTGAAATTATATATTTTAAGCGTTGCATCGAATACCCCAGGACTGACAATTTTCTGAAGATCAGCGATTGCATCTTGAAATTTCAAGTTTTTCTGCTTTGCTGAAGTTAATACATGAACATTGTTCGGAGGATTTTTAGGTTGTAATTCGCTTTTTGTGTTATCAGTAAAATATTCACGCATTTGTGCGATATATTTATTGTCGTCAAACTTTCCCATGAAAACATCTGCATTGAATCCAAGTTTCGAAATTTCTTTAGTAAACGCATCAGTTCGAACCTTTTTTACGCAGTCTTCATCTATGCCATTTTTATCCTTTATTCGAGCAGCGGATGCCATGGGAATTTCAAAACGATTATTGTCTCGTTTATACCATAATATTGCAGAATAGAACAATAAATTTATATTATCAAGAAATTGATATTGTTCATGATCAATTCCCCATGATATACCGTACATGCCAAATTCTTTTGTTACGTTTTTTAATTGAACCTGGGCATCAATTGCTGTAAATTTACGACTTCCATACTCTACTTTCTTTGTTGTATTAGGATCCGTTTTTTCGACTTTATTCCAAAACGCGATATTTTGGGCATTTTTATCTGTTTCATCTAATGGCATTTTCCTGCTCCTTTCTTTTGTGATACCTATGCTACTTTTTTCATAACATATTTTTCTCTGGCACGTAGATCCATTTGCCTACAGCTATCTGATACCTCACAGTATTGTTTACATCTTTGACCATTCCATGATTCCCAGGCATTGCATTCTCTGACCCAATTATCCCTAAATGCCTGATCAACTTCTGCCTGAAGTTTATTGTAAAAATTTAAAACTTCTTCATCAGGCAAGATAGGGATAGGAATGATATAAAGATTTTTATCAATACCACGACTTTTGGCTATGTATGTATTACCATCTCTGACAACTGCCTGAACCTGGATTCTGGATATCTTAAAACCTATCCTTTCGAAAAAGATCCTGTATCTATTGAGCTGTAACGATACTTCTTTTAAATCGGCTTTTTCAGGATTACATTCATATCGTGACAACATCTTGGGTTTGCCCTTGTTCTTGCCTGTTTTGAGTAAAACTGGTTTATTGTTGATGTCTAACATCGGCCTTTGTGTTTTAACAATGCCAAGACTGGATGCAACCTTAAAACTACCCCATGTTTTATAGTCTGTTAGTATGTATTTATCGTTGCTTGCTTCGTCTAATTCGAGTACATCTGCAATACCACGCATTTGTTCATCACTAAGTTTTTCTTCTGACAAAACATTATGTGTATACTGGTGGATTGAAAGCTTTTCGTGTGTAGACGTACCAAAGGCTGCAAAAGTTCGATCGTTTGGATCAATTGCGTAATCCGTTGTTGCTTTAAGGTACAACAATCGAGGACCAGTGCCTGCTGCTGATGGTGAAACACCATTCCATTTGCGATCATAACCTATAAGCCTGAGATACGGCAAAGTTGCACAACGCTCAATCATTTGACATCCATTAGGCTTCAAGCAGTCATTGATCGGAATTTGATGCTTTTCGTCTTGCCAGACAAAATTCTTAGCACGATAACTGGCTTTATACCATCCAGGTTGACATATAAACCATTTTGCTGGCATGTTAATTCTCCACTAAAGATATTTACAATTTCTATTGTTAATAATAAATTCATAAAAAAACAGATGAAAAAATGAACAGACAAACTTTTATTCATTTTTGTTTGGTTTATCACATTCAACAACTTCATAATGATTTTCAGGATGCATCTCGCACATTTGATCGTATTCAATATTTGCTTCATGTAGATTTTTGAAAATATCAGGTTCATCAGGTTCAACAGGAATATAGCAATCTAATCGATAAAACATTTTTTATACCTCTTTTATATTATAAATATATCAACAACACTGGGCCGAATACCTGTCAAAATAATTACTTTATTTAGCTCTAAGCTGGCATATTGATTGTTATTTTTTTCCATCCAGGCTTACTTTTCAACGTTTCTTTTGTCCATGTTCGGTTTTTGGATTTACATGTTAATTCTGTTTTTGCAATTCCATATGCCTGTTTCAAGAGACCACCGCTCTCACCAACCTTTTCGTTCAATCGACCACCTTTCCAGAAATCGTATAACAATTTCCATTTATTGTTCTTTTTAACAACACCTATTTCATAACTATATCCGGGAATATGGATTGCGTGGGAACAATGACCCATATCCTCCTCTGTAAATCCTTCGGGTAATGGGTAATCACCAACATAACTACCAAACCATCCGAAATGTTTTTGTCCTTGTCGAAACTCCCATTTTTGATTTTTGCACATATGTTTGAGAGCATCGATATCGTAATTTTCATTTGGATCTATTGTCATCACATGGCTCATCGGGCTCCTCCATTTTGTATTATTAATATTTTATGGTTTATCTGCGTTAGATGATTTTGCCCTATTTTTTTTATCCACATAGCATAGAAGCATTAACTCCGAATTTAGCTGCTTTTTGATTGGCTTCAGCGTTTCTCATGAACCATTCAATTTTATGTTTTGTATCTTTTTCAGTTCCAAGAGCCTCAGCTAAAAACTTTGTTGCATCCTCGCAACTCTTCCCTTTATATCCATGAGCTTCTATCTGAATTTGGCCTTCTGGACCAAACATTACAGTAATTTTTTTCATATTCCCTCCCGTTATAATATTTGATTATAGTTAAAGCATAATTATTTACCTTTCTTCTCAGATTCATTTTTAATCTGTGGATAACGATGAATCTGTGTTTTATGCAGACGTTTAATTTTGCCATTGGCAATTTGGATTTTGATGTAATTTTTGTATTTACCTTTTGGAATGATGGTATACTTGACAAAATATATCCACCTGTCTCCATCCCAAGCAAACCCTGGTTCTATTTTTTGCTTTTTTTTTCTCATCCCTCTCCCTTGTTAATAAATAAACAGTTGAAGAATCACAGAAAAACAAATAAAAAAATCAAAAATCAGAAAAGCGAAAGTTGAGCAACAACTGGTCTTTTTGCCTCCGTTATCATTTTGTCCAACTCGTCTTGCGTAACTTCGACATGTGTAACTTTCTTTTTTCGTTTACCTACATACTCAGTAAATCTGACCTTGACGATACAATTTCCAATCTGTTCCATGCTAGATTCCATTTTAAGGACTTTATCTTCATTTGGAATCTCACAATTTTCAATATTTAGAGTGTTTCCTGTTTGACATACCGGTTTTCCATTTATTTCACCATTGCTCAACAATTGCTCTGACTTAACTTCGCTTTTTCGATAACTAATCCATAAATCTTTTAGTGATCCATCTTTATATTTAACGTTTTCAATAAGCATTTTTGCAAGTTCTTTAGCGAGGTTATTCCCTCCGATATTTGCCATAGCATTTAAACCTTGATCGCTAAGATCTCCCTCAACGCTCATACTTGACATTAATTTATTTGCCATGAGTTGCAATAATTTTGACTGCATAGTCCCAGTATAAACAAAAAAGTATACGTGGACCGGATTTTTCTGTGGAATACGCCAAGACCTTCTTGATGCTTGTCGTAAAGTATAAGTACTTAGTGGAATTTGGTAAAAAATAATGGTAGGGAAATCCATAAGATCCATGCCGACTTCAACCTTGCGAGGATTAGTTAAAACTACATCAACACCTTGATTCACCCACCCTTGAATGATTTCAGCTCGTTTTTCTGTGTTACCACTTTTCAAAACCTTAATTCTAACCCCTTTTTCTTCGAGGATTTCAATTAATCGATCACTAATATCGGTTTCGCCCGAACTTTCATAATAAAGAAGAACCCTGCGACCGATTTGTTTTTCATTTAAAACAATTTCTGCAAGTTGTTCTTCTTTTGGCATAATACCATCCACTGGTTTCCCGGTTGCAACCACCTCATTAGTATATGGATGAGTAACAATAATACCATTTTGGATACGTTCTGTATATGTAAGAAGAGAATTTATATAGCTCCCTAATAAAGAATTGTCTCCTGTCGCCAAAGCATTAAGTAACGCTTTTTTAAGTTCATCCTCAAAATTTTTGTATGCTTTTGCCATCATCGGATCCATTTCTAATTCGATGATTTTTTCGTCATACGTTTGAAGACTGTTTATACAATCTGAAAGCTGCATAAATACGCAGTGCGGTAACAGCATATTGGTGATCATTACAGGATTAATACCGGGTTTTTCTTTAATATACGTTCTTTTCTTTGACTGAACAACAAGGCCATCTTCCTGCTCTGCAAGTTTGATTTTCTCCAATGTACCGTAACGCTCAATGAATTTTCTTGGGGAACCCCATTTGTTGCCGTCCTGATTCATTACCTTTGGATGTGTTCTGTATAGTAAATTGTAGACATCTGATGCATAACCACCAACAAGTGTTCCTGTAAGACAAAGAGTATATTTACAGGCCGATGCCAAAGCACCAAATGCGTATCCTTGCCCTGAATGATTTTTGAATTGATGAACTTCATCTGCGATTAGTAAGTCAAAAAATCCATTCATACGATTATTGATAAATTTTGCAGGAATAACACGCCTAAAGCCTGGCTTGGAATTATCAGGTTGCCACAGTTGCTCACCACATCTGACACATCTGTATTTTCGTTTAAATCGTTTTTGTTTATTACGCTGCCATATGTCAACAGGTACATCATCTTGGTCCAAAACAATTTTGTTGCATCTCGGACAATGCCATGTTTGAAAACCATGCTTATTTACCTTAATGACTGCAGCAGGCCGCCATGGGGCACCTATCTTAGCCCTTTCCCGACCAATGACATAAAACTCAAGGGTCGTGGGTTGCTTTGTTTTTGATATCCGAATCAATTCTTTTGTGACATTTTTGGTGTTTAAATTGACAACTTTTACATTCGAGATAGTCTCACGGATTTCTGTAATCCACTTTTTTACAATTGTTGGCGGACATAAAACCAATACCCTTTTTACACCCATAGTACGATTCATTAACTTTGCAACACCGATAGACATTATAGTTTTACCGGTTCCACATTCTGCAACCATATACAAACCATGATTGTTTATTGAAAATGACTTGTAACATGCTTTTATGATTTCAGCCTGTGGAGGAAAAGGTCGTTTTTTCATCTGACTGATTTGGATGTCGAGTTCCGGATCATTATCTTTCAATGGATCATGAACAACTTTAAGCGTTTTTACAACTTTGTTAGCCAAACTTTCGCCATAATCAACCAAAAACTCTTTGAGTGCCAATTCCGGCATAACAATAACTCCTAATGGAAATAAATTTCACCTTCAAAATTGTCCGTTTTAATCATTTCTGTCAACGTGGAGATAAATTGTTTGAAATTCAAATATTCTTCAGGAATAGATGTTTCATTCAATTTAATAAAATCATCGGAATAGATAACGAATGAAGAATCATGTGGATTTACGTCTATATCAATCTCTTTTGAATCAAGAAATTTTCTAAGTTTTTCTGTGATAACATAATGAGGTAAATAAACATCTAAAGTTGTTTTATATGATGTTTTAAAATCTATTTTGGTACAAAGATGAATTTCGGCGATATGTTTATGCATTAGATTTAGATCTTCTTGTGTAGCTGTTACTTTAAGCCATTTTTCAAATTTTGAAGATGTAAAAATATCATATTCACCGGTGTGAGGAAGACAATCACGCCACATTCCAAGCAAAACACCTTTTTGGGATTCAGATAATGTTTCTATACCATTTTTTATTAACAGATAAGATATGTTATACATAGTAATTCTCCTCCTTTATTTATTTTCATTCAATATAGTTTTTTGCTTTAGTTCTTTGTGCAATACTAATTTTTATATCCGGATCAAGATCAGCAAAATTATATTCAATGCCGTCCTTATAAACCCGAGCCTTAATACAACATCCGACATTAAACCCCATTACCTCTTCAACAACTTTTTTATCTATTCGGGCCTGTTCGATAAAATATTTCGATAAACCACAAATAGCCTTGTTTCCTTCGAAGTAAAGACCTGGGCATAACTTATATTTGTCAATATCGTAAATTTTCATCCCAACTGGACAAGTTTCGACTAAGCAACACATCCCACATCGACAACATTTTTGTGGATATTTCTGGTTATGTGATGTTGGTTTTTCTTTTGAAACATTGTATGAATTCGGTGCTATTTGCATGAATCTTATCTGTGATAATTTCATTGAGTCTTCCATCGTTAAATCTAACAATGTATCCATGGACATCTCCTATTATAGTATCTAAAGGTGATAAAAAATCATCGTCATGCTTAAATATATTCCATAATGGAACAGCCCAACTGGAATCAAGTGGGAGTTCGGTGTTTTGCATATAATAAGATAAAAATAGATTTGCTACGTCCGATTCTTCTGTTATTTCATTTGATATTTTGATAAAAAAACACGATTTATCACTTATTTCATCTTTATTCTGTTGTTCAACAATATATTTAGGATAAATAATAGACTGAAACAATCCTGAAGGAAGTTTTTTATGCTGGAAAGTGTAATTAAAATACCCTTTGTAAAGTTCATAAGTTTTGTTATCGTTTTTTTTGATCCAGACCATAGATCTTTGTATGAATTTGGCAACTATTGCTTTCACAGCAACCTGGAACCCGGCAATAGCAATAAAATACACAATTCCATCGTATGGGTTTAAAACACAATGTGTGCAATATGCATTTATATCAGATGAAATCACTTTGCATATTTCATTATTTTCCATCATAAGACACCTTTTAAATATTGTTTACTAAAAAATGTTTAAAAATATTTGCAGTATCTTTTTTTATCTTACTTAAATCACCATTGTCTGAGAAGCTATAATATTTATCATTACCTATAATAATATGATCAAATAACTGAGCATCTACAATTTTTCCTGCTACAAAAATTGTTCTTGTAGTTTCGATATCTTCATGTGATGGTTCTACATCGCCTGAAGGATGGTTATGTGTGAGAACAAATGCAGCTGCTTTAGCAGCTAATATCTTTTTTATGATTTCTCTCATGTGGATAATACTCCTCATGAGTGTTCCAGATGACAAAATTTCTATTGCAAGTATTTGATTCGCTGAATTTAGAAAAATCGCATACATTTTTTCCACATCATCCTCTTGTGCAAAAATTGGTTTCATAATTGAAAAAACCATTTTAGAGCATGAGATTTTTTTCCCAGGAACAGATTCTTTAATCATTTCTGCAATTTCCCCAGATCGCAATTTTTTCCAAAAACTTGTTTGGTCGTATGTTATTGAATCCATTCTAATACTCCTGTGTAAATATATTCTTTATTCGATTGTCAATAATTCACCTTCTTGGTTGTAAGCATTTACTCGAATTTTGACTCTATGAGTTTCAACTGTTTTAGCATTTTCACCTATGCCAGTTGTTTGAGTATCTATAACTTTTCGAGTAGAGCCCCTAACAAGTAATGGATTTTCGCCGTTTTTGTCTGTAACAACTCCATTCATCAAACCACTAGCCAGTGCTTGAGCTAAATGTCCATATTTCATGGGCATAATTGGTCTTGTATTTACCTTATCAATTGTTTTCATGTTAAATTTGTTAACAAAATCTTCAATTAATCCATATTGTTTTATTTCATTAACAAGTTCGTTTGGATTAATTACGGTTGTGGAAAATAATATTTTTAATTTTCTTTGTTTATTTGATAAAATAGGAATATCATAATTGTTGTTTAACCACGATGTAATGATATTTGGTGTAACCACTTCGTTTCGGCCACACTTAATTAAATATTGTTCAGATGATAAATTTCTTTCGATTTTTTGTTTAAGCTTTGCAAAAATTACAACCTGTTTAAAACGATCATACAAGTCTGATGGAAACTGAAAAATTTTAATATTTTTGAAATTGTGAGAAAGAATACGTGCAATTCTTACAGAAATACGTACCCGTGGAATAATATAGACCAATATTCCATCTGGTTTCAAATATCGGATTGAATCCTTAAGAAACGAAAGTTCGTAACGTTTAGATTGTTGGATATCCATGTCTAAAGACATTGTTTGATCATCGTAAGGCGGATTTAGATACAAAAGATTAAATACACGATTGCTAATTCGAGTTTTCTTGTAATCCGTAATTAAACAATGATCAATTATCTTTTTGGCGAGTTTACCGCGTTCAGGGCTAATTTCAATACCATAAGTCTCAATTTTCGCTATTGTTTTATCACGCAATAATTTTGCTATATATGCTAATGGCTCACCATCTCCTACACATGGGTCTATTACCCGAATTAATCCATTAGAATCATTGAATTGACACTTAAGATATTTAGATATGGCTTCATATATCGGTTTTGGTGTAGGATAAAAACCAGCTTTTGCTTGTGCTGCAAGCCTCATTATATGCACCTATTTTAATGACTATTTTTTTTATTGGGATCACCTACTTTTCAGTAGGCAATCCCTATTGAAGGAGGATTTCACAAAAAAAACAGATAAAAAAAAGAAAAAATACCATTTTACTGCTTGACTTTAGCGATTGCATTATACATAATAAATCATCCTTTTTTTTGTTGTGTTTTTCATCGTCAATGTTCTTTTTCAACCTTCTTCTACATGAAAAAACCTCTTTGGCATTAACTTGTCAAAGAGGTTCTTTTATTCAACTTATCGTTTTATTTGTAAATATTTTTTTTTCATATGGCATAAGTTCTGGTAGAAATGTTGATTTTGTGATATCTACTTTGTAAAACCAATGAGTTACAAATAGTGTTTGGTTCAGGATTTCCCATGCTTTTAAAGTTTTTATTGCATTTGTATTTTCTCCTGTTTTTAATGCCTGAATGGCCCTACCCTTGGCAATCTGACGTCCTTTACGTTTACATGGCTGATCCATATTGCTGCAAACAGCAATACCACGACTGTATGCTTGTCCGGATGACAATAAACAAACTGTTACAATCGGACGATTTTTATTGTCTTTTAGATAATAGTAGATCTCATCGTCTATCTTAATATTATGATTATTGCCATTGTCTTTATACCCTACGCCTTTTGCCATTGTTTGTTCTCCTTTTTTTTAAGTATGTAACGACCAATGTGGAAAAGCAGGTGCATTTAATTCTACCGAAAAAGTTTCTTCGAACCCATGCAATATCATTCCACCGCTCAACACCAAGCTTTCACCGTTTCTGATAGTAAAGACAAAACTATTTTGTACGAAATCTTTTCCAAGAAACAATGTGCCATTGAGGTTCCTTCTGATATTGTTTAGACTTTTTAAACAATGAAAAAATGATTCCTTTGTGTCTCCACCAATTTTCCTTGCTAAATTCAAAGCTTCTTTAAAATGTTTCATGTCATGTATTACTGTTTTTTCATGCATTTTTTAGACCCCTTTTTTTTGGAATAATAATGTTTATAGATTTACTACCAATTAATTTGACGCATAACACTTTCAACTCGTTCTGGATTGATTTCGTTCGGGAATTTGGAAATAACATAATATAGTTTTTTACCTTCTGATGGAAATAACTCGATCAATTCAAAATCAGAAATATCCATAGCCCCGCGGTCCTCTTCTAAGATACAAACTTTTAACGGTCGGTCTGATATAGTATGTTGAATTAAGCCTCCTTCAATGTGGATAATAATATTTGTTGGATCCCGTTCTGATCCATTAACTGTTTGGCCTTTGATCTTTTTCCATGTATCTATAATCGACATTTTATATACCTTTTTTCCCTTAACAACTGGCCTGTTGTTTGCATATTTCATCTTCTGTCATTTGAAGACCATCCTCAATAAGACAATCCAAGGCATCGTCTAGAGAATCAAAACTTCCAAACTGTTCCCAATCATCGATTTGTTCACCATTACGCCGGAAGATATCAACCCAACGCTTATTCTCTTTGGTATGCGCAGTATCAATTATCCAATTATCAAAACCATTTATAATAAGTTCCATAATTGCCTCCTGAATTATTATCTTATTACAGTCAGTGATTAAATTCGTATGTACTATACGCTATAAGCGCATATATTGTCAATAAAAAAATAAAAAATTTTACAAGAAAACAAATAAAAAAATAAAATATAATGAAATTTCAGCAGAATACGTGGTTTGATGTTGTGAAGAGTTTATTTAGATTTTGTTTTTTCTATATCGGTTGTGTCTTTCTCAATTTAGATAAGCCCACTGCCACCACATTTTGTACATGTATCAACACCGATTGGATCTTTGAGCGACGATCCATAGCCGTTGCAATGATCACATTGTTTGTATCCGTATTCTTCCGGATTTATCATTTCCATATACCTATATAGTTTCTTTTTCATGTGTTAACCACTCCATATCATTGACTTTTACTTTGTAAAAATCTTGTTTACAAAACAATACCTCTAATCTGTGTATTTTAACAACTTTTTGAGTATATTGCGTATCGTGGTCCCATGCACTGAAATAAATATATTGACCTTGATGCCTATGTAATATGTCCAAACCATTTACCTTTGGATATGGATGTAGATAACCTTCAATTTTTTTAAGTGATGCACTTTTCCCCATAGCCTTATCCCTTTAAATTTTAAAAATTATATCTTATTTAACATCTCTAATGTACTTATCTAAATATGGTATTTTCGTGACAATTTTTCTTGCGTGAGGATAATCAGGAAGATCTTCTATCCATAATATCCTATCGCTGTTGTCTTTAATTGTTGCATGCCTAATTTCCGGCTGAAAATTTATGAGAATAGCGTTATATTCCGAACAAATACGATTAACATTTCTTCGGTTAAATACCCATTCACGACTGTCTATCGTTACATCAAATTTATTTATTATTCGTAACATTTATCATGTCCTCTATCCATAACATAATTATTTTTTTCACTGTTATTTTTTTTTATTTTTTGGAGTGAAACAGTTGTAATTAATACGGCAAACCTCTTCTTACCGCATTTGCCCATGCCAACCTGGTCTTGTCGTAAGTCTCAGGGAAGCCTTTAATATATCGTTCGAAATCTCCTCCTCTGGGAACCAATTCGTTGATTACAAAAATTGACATTGGTTTGTCAGGATTCCCTGGGCATGGTTTCGTTTGTGCTCTTATTGCTTTTACGCCAGAACGACCGATAAATTGTCGATAAAATTTTAGCTGGCTATTCTGGATTGTCATGGCTTCATTGTACGTTAGTGTTATCATATTTTTTTCCTTCTTCTGCATGATGTCTTACTGCTTTTATGAAATTTCTAATTCCAGCTCTCCAGCAATCCCACCATGGGGCATAATCCTCGTGATTTGCCAAGCTAATCCCTTGTTGTTCAGCATATTCACAAAATTCTTCCCAACCAAAAGACTTTTTTTCAGATTCTTCCGACAAATTCATCACCTCCTATTATAGATTTTCCTTTAGTATTTTGAGATTTGCATTGATTAACTTCATTTTAACTTTATATTTTTCAAATTCAGTTTGATATGTTTTAAATTCATCACGATATTTTTCAGCAGCTTTTTTATCTGCTTTTTGGATTCTTCCGTAGTCATGATAAGAAGTCGTGAAGAAATAGTCTCCGATCTCGTCTTGATAAAGTGTCAATGACTTGTTCTTAAGGATAATTTCAGTTTTGCCATTAGGTTTATTTAATTGTTCACGTTGCTTGTCATATACCTTTTTCCACTCCTGTGGCCAACAGTGATAATTATTAATTCGATCTTTTATCCAGGATTCTTCCGTTTCGTTTTCGTCAATCAAACCTTCCTGCTTCCATTCTTTAAATTGCGCTTCTGCCCAAGCTGGATCCAAGTCTTTTTTCCATGAATCTAATTCATTGTCGCTCCAATGATATCCTTTAATCGGGCAAATTCCAGAATGAGGCGCACGAGGTTTATTAAGACTTTGGATTAGTGCAATTGTATCATCTACCAAGGCTCCTATGGCGTAGTCATATTTTACGATTGAAAACCAACCACTGTCGCCAGGATAACCTAACGATCGACCGTCTTCTTCTATATATTCATGTTTGATTTCTACCGGGAAAAATATTTGAAACTTATGTATTTCGGGTTTTATGTCGTACAGCTCATATTTTCCATCGATTATTTTTTCCATTGTTATCCCTTTTTTCTTATATTATTTCACATTAGTTATACTCTTTATCCATGAAATTGTTTATGGCCATCAGCACTTCGGACTCAAGATAAATTCTATCTGTAGGATTTTCGTAGTCATTGGCTCGAAGTTCAAGTCCATATCCATCAAATGCCCCATAAACTCCGTCCCCAAAATATTCGTACTCTTTTTCGTGGTCCATATTTTCACATCCCTTCGGCTTTTGTAATACCGGTGCGGCAGCGACCAGACTATCATTAGCCGTATGTTCTTTGTTTGAAATTCTTGTATCAATTTTATAAGCATGTGTTATATTATTGATATTTCTTTGTAATTCAACCGTTTTCTTAATAAGCGGTAGTACTATTAAGCTATCAATAGGAGTTCCTGCATCATTTATTTGCCTCAAATCTTTTAATACAAAGTCCAATTTGTTGGTTACTTCTTGCAACAACTTGTCCATTATTTTAACCTCCATTCATTCATTTACTAAGTTGTCCAACCCATATTCCCTTGAAAATTCAAACGCCCCGACTTTTATCCGGACCATATAACCGGTTCGGACTACTGTATTCTCGCATTTTTCCGATGTCCCTTCATGCTCTCGTAATTCAATAGTTGCTTGAGGCATAAGCTTCCTAATTTTCTGAAGCTGTTCATACTCTTCGGAAGTCGCAGATTTTTTGGTGTATACATCATATTCACAATTACAATAACCATAATCATACGAATAGTCACAATCCTGATCACATGTACAAATATCGGATGCCTTGAGTTTCTCATACCGTGAAATGTCTTTAAGCTCAGCATACGACTCATCTCTGATAATGTTCACAATTTCGTCTTTTGGCAACAGGTTCTCTGCCAAACGATTCTTTTGGGATTTAGTTCCTTTTTTTCTTACCCATTCAACGATTTGATCATCTTGCGCTTTGAGCTTTGCGGCTTGTGCTTCGAGTTTTGCGGTTCTTTGTTTTTCTTTTTCGGCCTTTGCTTTTTCACGATTAGCATCCTCGGCCTCTTTTTTTGCCTTATATCCAGCTTCGGCTTTTTCAAGCGCTGCTTCGGCTACAGATCCGATGCGTTTGATCTTGGTGAGGGCCTCTTTATGGTTAAGATCTTTTGCGTATGTTTCCAAATAATTTTGGTAGGTGTACGATTTCCAATCCCATTGTCTAGGCCGTCCTCCTATAAATGTTACAATTTCCCAACATTCTTCGTCTTTTTTTGCCATAAATTCAGTGATGAGATCCAGCTTTTTTTGTTTTTCCTTTTCATTTCGTTCTTTTCTCAACGTAATACTTTTGTTGAGAAGATCTTTCATGGTTTCCATATCAGCAGTACCAGCAGTGCCCGGTACTTGGAAGACCTTTTGACCATTTCCATCATAATCGCTGTCCATTGCAAGTTCATCTCGTTGTTCTTGTGTGAGGGCTGCTGGATCAAAAACAATATCTATGTTACCGCTTTGATCGTTCCCAATTTTCAGGGCTTTTTTTGCATCAACACGAATTCTTGCTTTCATCGTATTCTCCTTTTCCGAGCCATGCCCGGTTGATTAGAATGTTTACGGTTTATCCACAACCATGTTGTGGCACTTTATTTTTATCTTTTATCTCCAACATTCTATTCTATTGCTTGGATCTTTGAACAAGTTCCAAAATGATTCTTGGTCTATTCCCTTATATTTTTCCCATGCTGGATGCTGCATTTCCTTATACTTTTCCCATGCTAACGCTGCTATTCTTTTATGATCTCCAAGCGTTTGACATTTTCCTTCATAACACTTTTTCTTTTCTGAATGTATTATCTTCCAATACTCTTCCCATGCTATTTTTTGCTCTATTTCTTCATACTCTTCCCATGCTGGCTTTGTTGTTTTCAAGTATTGTTTCGATGCTTCTGGAGTTAATATTGCTGTTGGAGTGCCCATTCCATAGAACAAACCCTTCTTCAACGCAGAAACTATTTCGGTCGGAAAATTGTCTGGGGTGCTGAAATTAATGCATTCTCTGTTAAATCCTGCAGAAAATCCATAATACTTTCTTATAGCCCCATGGCCGACCAAGTCTTTAGGGCTGCCACAGTATTCAGCCAACTCTTTTCCTTTCTCAGAATCAAGCTGTTTCTTGGTTAAGTAATACAGTCTCCCATCGTGTTCTATCCAGCTGATAAATTGGCACATATTTTATTTCTCCTTGCAACTTTTTTAACACTCGAAAACAGTAAACATCTCCAAAATATTATAACCATTAAACTTCCATGGACCGTCAGAATTACATTCAATCTCATTGTGATGTTTATCACAATAATCACCCCACAATTCTTGTACTTCTTCCGTATCATATTCGCATTCATTGTTAAAACATTCTAACAACTTATCACATTCGGGTGACTTTGGCACAAAATATATGTCTACACTATCAACATCATGTACTAAAACAAGATAACCTTCTTTTGTTGTCCCTTTTTGGTTAAGTTCTTTGGTGTTATTCGGTAACTTTTTTGGTTTGCTTATTGCTGTGACACAATCTTTTGTTTCATCCATATGCCATGTTGACATTTTTGCCCTCCTTATATTATGCCGAACAAAATCTAAAAAACTTGTGTCAAAACGTGCGTCTTGGATTAATTCGACAACTCGTTTTGTGGTTTTTTTGTCAAGCATTTCTTTTGATATTTTAGAATCAATAAAATCTTTCTTAGACTTTCCAGAATAATGACCATCCGAGTCCCAATAACCGGACAATTTTTCGCCGTATACTTTCTCCTGTAATTTCGGAGTAATTGCCAATGTCCACAATAACTGCGTTAATGCGGCTGAACCTATATCCGTAATATACATTGTTACCGGCCGATCAGGATTATAACCTATGTCGTCACCATGATAATCAACAAATATAACCGCATTAAGCACACACGTTCTAAAATGGATTTGTGCCCATGTTCGAGATGATTGATTCATCCCATAATCTGTAAAGACACCGGCGTCTTCATCATAAACTGATTGGTGAAATGGATACAAATGTTGAGCAACAGGTATCGTCGCATAATAAACCGCATCTTGTATTTTATCAGCAATTTGCTGTGTCGTTTCAATCGTTGCGATTGATTGACGACAATTCAAATCCACAAACGGGTCAAAATTTTCTTTTTTTGGAATTTCCATTTTTTCTAAGTATGGAATCCTCGGCACATGCCGATACTTGAGCGGCATTTCGAGCATTTTTCCTTCTTTAGCCCATATCGCCAATACCCAATCTTTTTTGCCGTCCGGTAACATATCGCACTGTTCTGTAGTCATATGCAGCACGTATGGCGAATCACTGAAATCTTCGAATAATAATTCTATTGCATCATCTAATTTCTGCGCTGGCCATGGACCACGTGATAAAATTGCATATTGCGCTGTACGAAATTCTCGGATGGCATGTTGTTGATTGTCTGGGACAAGAAGCCTGACACACCCTGCATTAGTGGAAACATAAAATTTTCCGTTGATAGCATATTCAGAATTAAAATAGTTCGTCGCTGCAATATTTTGGCCCATATTTCCAATCACTAAATGCTCCATTTAAGACCTCCTTAGCATTTGTTGGTGTATTTATTTGACTGTAATATGTGGGCTTTAACCGAGAACTCTTTCAAATTGCTAATTATACCATTTAAAAAAACTTGAAGATTCCATTGTTCTGGTGGTGATTTCCGTGAAAATATAATGCTATCAACACCATCTTGTAGTTCACATTCAATTTGTTCTGATAGTTCCATAAATTGGCGTTGTTTTTCTTCATTTAAATAGGAATAAGCCATCATTTCTCCTTTTTTCATTTCTTTAATAACAAAGCAACGATTTCCCTGTCAACTTCAATGTATTTAAGTGAAATTTCTTCAGAACTAATAACAGTAAGTGGCACATTTTTCAAAATAAAATCAAGCGCATCTTTGATTTTAAATAATTTATTAAGATATTTATCCCTATGCTCTCCCTCTTTGGCTTTATCATACTCTTCTTGAGTTATTACCCCTTCTTTTAGCCAACGATCATATGATTCCCAGAAAGATTCTTGCGGGTAATCAATCTGCGGCCATCTTGTGTTCAATCGCGCATAAGCACGTCGTTCAATATCACCAGAACAACACCACGGATTTTTACCAACCCTCTTTCCCTCTTCTACTTTCAACTGAATAGTTGATTCGAAATCGTCGGGCTCCATTTTTCCTCCTAAATATCGGATAATGCAATTTTTTCCATAAATTGGGCCTATCGTATATCCCATAAAAAGACTTAAATTCTAAATCGATTTCCGTTTCACGCCCTTGTTTCCGAACAAGCTTAAAAAAATCATTGTTCGCCGTACAGCCACCACTCCCCTCCCCAATGTATAAAAGATATTGATCAGGCCGCATTTTTCTCCAAACTTTGGCGGCGAGCGAATCCATGTAAGGCCACGATAGCAAAAACATCTCTATTTTCGGGTGCGATTTGACATATTCAATAGCACACTCTTCCCTTACCAAATCAAGCACTTCCCATGACCGTTCTTTTCCCCAGCTATTGTCGTCGATAGCCTCAATGGCTTCGAACCCATATTTCCGGATCCAAAAAGTCAACCACCCACATCCGGCCGCAAGTTCCGTTATCGATTCGATACCAAGCCTGTTAATTAATCTAACAATTCCACTTATAAGCTCATGAGACAGTATGCAAAAAGAGTGCTCAGCGTATTCACTCCTGATCTCATATGTTTTTAAATGTTTTTCCGTATCAAAACACGATGAAGAAAAATCATCATCTAATAAAATCTCCGCGCTGATTTCGTCAGTCGTCGGCAGCCGTTCCATGTCAAATGAAAAAGTGCTCTTAATAAGATCCATTGGCGTTGGCCCCTCGTTTGCGATCATCTGATTATTTCTTATTCCTCTCTCATTGTCCATAAGTATCGGCCGGCATTGTTTCTATCGTGGCCCGATGTGAAATCATGCTCAATTTGTCGAATGATTATTTCTAAAGCAACCTCTAAGTCAAACCGTTTTTCGCCTTGTACCTGGATATCAAGCGTTAACATCCCATGCCTCCTCTGTTGGCGTTGGCCCCTGTGCTATTCTTCAATTAACTGTATGCGACGATTGTCAAACCATTCTGGATCAACCTCGCAATCATCTTCTCGTATACCACTTGCAGCTTCAATATAATGTTGCCCGTTAAAATATCCCCGATAGATATATTCGTTAGGCTTCTTTTGAATTTTCGATTTTGACTTGAACCGTTGGCCGTATTTCATTGTTATCATCACTGTCACCTCACAACTTTAAATTCTTTCGCTATTGTTAGCCTCTTTTTTACGTCCGTTCCTATGTCTACCCCCCAACAATTTACAACTCACTCAGCCTTCAAGAAACCAACCCCCCCTCAGAACAGCCCTCATCAGAACAGCCCCCGGCAGGGAAGCCCCCGGCAGGGCCATACCCCGTATCGCTTCGCCGTCTCTTTCGCCACTAATGCACTCGACCCAAAAAATTGCGGCTGCGTCGGATCAAATGGCAACATCTGCATCTTCATCTTCTGTGCGCCATCGCTGCCACGCAACTTCTCGATAAGAATGCCACCCGCTGCAGGCGGTAGCCACCAGCCACGCCTGAATACGCTGTTTTGGCCATCTGTTCCACGTGGAACCCAGGCGGGTCGTTTGGTATGGTACTCAAACCCCGCGGCCTGTAGCTGCCTCCTGGTGATTATGTGGTTGTCTACCTGTCTTTGGTGGCGGATACCGTCCAACCGCTTGACTTCCGACTCGTGGATAGCCGGTGCCCTGCTGAAATGCTCGACTTCGATCTGCTCCGCCTTGAGAATCGCGTGGATCCTTAGTGGTTGTACGCCGTAGCGCCTCGACAACTCTTCGATCGTGTAATACTCCCCTAATTTCATCGGCATAGACATCCTCCTTCTTCGATATAAGTGTGATAGAACTGTTTTTCTTATTAGGAGATTTTAATAGAAAATTCACAAAAAAACAAATAAAAAAAAAGAAAGATTGACAGGTTAATAGGTCTTATTATTTGGTCTTTTTTGTTTTTTCGAAATTTTTTTTGTGGGATAGTTGTTAAAACATTTTTCGGTTCTGGATTTTCTGTTTTTTTAGGTTTTTTCATAAAATACGCTTTTTTATTTTGCTAAAATTTAGGGGCCAGCATAATATCTACCCCAGGTAGTTTTTTTCCAAGGATAGTATTAATACTACATCGTACGTCACGACTTTAGCTTAGCAAAAAAAACAACTATGATATAGCTTACAAAAATGAAATCTAAAAAACAATATACAATCACGAATATTCCAGACACGTATGCGGGGTTGTCCTGGCAAAAAATCGCGTTGGTACAAGACACGTATGCGGGGTTATCCTGGCAAAAAAAATCCTGCCAAACGATAATCTGTTCGGCAGGATTGTGGTTTTAAGTTGAAAGGATTTTCTCTTTAGTCTCGAAGAAAGTTTGCTTTAAGATTCTTCGGGTCGTCGGGGAGGGATTGAAGCCGTTTAATCTCTTTTTCCCCTTGTCTAAAGCTATACAGTAGGATATAGCTTTGTTCAAGTCCTTTATGTTTTTCTGTGCTTTTAATCTTTTTGTTAGTTCGCCAAGTCGGTTACTTTTCAAAACTCTCTCAAGTTTATCGTTTTTCACCCGGCTATACTCTTTAAAAAATAACGCTTTTTCGTAGTTAGGCAGGGCAAAAACTTTCTTTGTCAAGCTATGAAGTTCATCATAGCTTGAATCTCTAAGCTGTTTTATTACACTAAAATATTTTTCTGAAAATTCCGGTAGTTCTACTTTTGAACTATCCCCTATTGGAACATATGAATATCCCGTTTTTGTCGATTCAACCTCTTTCTCTATTTCGATAAATATTCTCTCAAGGTCTTGATCGGAGGCGGTTTCTATTTCACCTTGCCTCTCTCTTATTAATTGTTCTTCTTTGCTTTGTTCCGTTACTTCTTTCAAGTTCAAATCTATCATTGATAGTTCAAGTAACATCGAGGCGGCTTTTTCACTGTCTTTTCTAATTTCTTCTATACATTGTTCCCTCATTTTTGCAGTAAAATTGAGTGACAAAAAATACTCTGTCAATTTCTCTGCTGTGTAGATGTCAATGCCGCACTTTTTCATAATATATTCCGGTTTAGTTGTTAAGGTTCTCCCGTCATTCTCCACAATCCTTGGGTCTAACAATCTGTTACCGTTGTAGTAACAGTGTTCTGAGATGTTTCTCTCAAGCTGTGTCATATTTGAGGTATGCCGGGCCATGCCATCGAAGCCCTCTCCAAAATGATTATCGTTGAATAAATCCCTATCGTCATTAAATTTGACGTCAATCATGTCGTCGCTATCGACGACACATGCCACATGATACCTATTTATGTCATTTCTAATTCTTCTATCCAGCATTGATTTTCTGATGAACACTTCACCAGAAAAGATCAAGTGAAAAATTGCTTTGGCGATTACCTCTCCATGGCAGGGTTTCGGGGCACAAAAACATTCAAGATATAGTCTGCCATGTCTCAACAATAGACTGGCAAGTCTTTTCAGTTCGTTTCTGATGTCATTATCCAGGTTCTGCACATATCCCCCAGACCTTGGAGAATATGAGTCTTTAGTCCAGCCTAAAAAGCTGGCGGCCAGCCACATACGATACAATCGAATGCTTTCAGCCCTACTGTATGAACTCAAGGGATATGGGTTGCCCAGTATACTGGGCCGCCCGACAAATACGTAATTGTCCTTACCTTCTTGTGGCTTGTACTTCTTGCTCCAGTTTTTGTTTACAATTTTGATCTTGAAATTTTCTTGATACTCTTTCTTTGTCAATTTTCGATCCATGATAATCCCCCATTCTCAATTAGACTCAATTCAGCTTAATTAGACTCAATTCAGCTTAATTAGACTCAATTAAGCTTACTTTTAATAATATAGATCAATCCTTCCCCATCTGGATCAATCTTTTGGCTTTTTGTCGTGTTTTCTCCAGTCTTTTAGGCGTGTTAAGATTCCGAATGTCTCTGACCGGGTTTCTTTGCATTGCGCTCAGTCTTGAAAAATGTCGATCTTTTCAAGCGTCTGCCAGGGGGGCACTGTCGATCTTTAACGGGTCTTGAAGACTCTCAAAAACTGTGGTCGTCCTACCTCAAAGAACTACTTCGATTTATCCCATCTGGCCTCATGCCGTCAAGGTCCCAGGCTTGCATCATGTCAGCCTGGGCGCTTCGTGCCATACTCACTATGATATGTTGCATATTTGGTGCCACAATAATCAAGCCCATTTGGTATCAATCCAGCACAATTAAGCGTATTTACATGAAAGAGGTGGTGTGTATTTTTTGCAAGGGTGTGGCTTTTTCGATACGCTGTTTTATTGTGCAATATCAATCGCTTACGGTGCTGTGGCGATAAAGCCACAATGTGGGATAGTCAGTTTTCAGCTGTCTTTTTTTTGACTTTTTTTTAACTGGAAATTCCTTCGCTGCGCCCTTTGCAGCGCCCTCGCCTTGCAAAGCGGGCGAAATGGCAACGCCTGAAATTGATCTTAGTATTTCATTCTCCCCTGGCGTAAATAACAAGGCTGAGGGTAAAACGAAACAAACGGACTGAAATAATGACAGAGGGGATAGGCAGACACGAGCTAAGACAAGGCAGTCGAAAATGAGAAAAAAATCGTCGTCTGTCTTTGAAAACAGAGATTGTTCCGGCTCTGCGCTAGCGTAACGCAGAGCCTAAATAAGAAAACCCCGCTAAGCGTTTGTCTGCCTAACAGGGTCTGGGGGATTACTTTTTTATTAAAAAAAAGCGCAAGAACTCCAGCAGCTCTACTCTGCGTCATAACCCCAGTTAGAGTTCCAGGGTTATCAAGGAGTTCCTGCGCGAAAGATTATGCCTCGCCAGCCAACACATCCGCTACTTCACAGATTATGTCGGCCACTCTCCCGTTGCAGGGGAAATCCTTCCCAGCTATCTGCAACGGGAATTTCTTTTGGTCCCAAGTCTGAGGACCGAATTCAACCGGCCCTCCAGTTTCCAAGAGAAGCTCTATCGCTTCCCTAAACTTTTCTTTATTCATCTCAATTCCCCCTCGTGTTAAGAGTTAATGTTTTATTTTCACAAAAAAACAAATAAAGAAAACAAAAAGCCCGGTTCACGCTGCCAAGTTTTCCCTGGCAAAAAAAAAGACCACCTGCCATAAGGTTCTAAACAGGCAGATGGTCTTAAAATTTCCGGGCTCTGTACCCCTCTAATCGGGAGACGCTGTCCACACACCCGGCGATGTGGGAGCCATGCTCGAACCGGTTACCCTACATCCGGAAGGTATTCCATTCCCATACAGGTTATTCGAGCTTTCCCTGTATAGTCCCGTGGAAGGATGTACTGGCAGGTCCACGGATTTTCGATGGGTGATTTCTCGGTAACGGGGCCGCCATCGACCGGATATCCTCCCGTCTTGCTACCAGTTGCGATTTTTCACGCAACTCCCGACTTTTCTTTCGACGCCGGGCATCCCCGATTAATCGCTGGGTTGCGCATGAACAGGTACTGCGGGGCCTTTCCCTGTTCCCCTTGATCTCCAGCTGCCACTGGAGAGATCTTTGAGAGACGATCTTTTCATCGCCCCTCAAATCTTATATACTATTTATTTCACAAAAAAACAAATAAAAAAATAAAAAAAGCCCGGTGAACGTGTGCCGGGTTCACCGGGCCTAGTTAACTAAAATGGAATTTTATCTTCGAACATTGATGTTTCGACAACTGCATTGTCAAGAAACTGAACAATGCAATTATCTAAATTCAATCCGACAAGCTCCAGTTCTTCAAGCTCGTCGGCATAGAATATATCCGCATTTCCTATTGAGTCGATGACTATAATCTGTTTATCAACCATTTCATCCCCCTCATGTTGAAAGTTAATGTTTTGATTTCGCTAATAAACAAATAAAGAAAAAAAAGCCCGGTGAACGTGTGCCGTATTCACCGGGCCTGGGGGGAAGATTGATAGATAAAACTCATAAGATACATTTTCCTGATTCGATATGCAGGAAGAGAAATTCTTGCAAATGGCCAATGAAAATCATGACTTTTCATTTTCTCGGCCTTTTCCCTCGAAAAACGCATCTTGTGGGCTTTACCCCTCCGGATGCAATTCCATCACCCCCTCTCTTAGTTTAAGGTTATTAAATTATTTTGTTTAATTTCACTAAAAAACAAATAAAAAAATAAAAGCCTGGTTTACGCTGCCGGGTTTCCCCTGGCGAAAATGCAACCTATTATCGTTTCATATCTTCACAAGTGAAGACATAAGTTTCAAACAAAGCCCTGTCGTTGAGGGTTTCAAGCCACTGCCTTATTTGTGGCAGTCTTGGCTTTATAAATTTGATACGATCTTCTTGCCTAAGATAAAATTCCTCGTCAGCATAACGGATTAAGGCAACAAGTTCTTCTGCGGCATGAGAAAGGGTAGGAGCTCCCTCATTCTCACTTGTTAGACCATGATAATAGAGACCAATCGTGTCTAACAAAAACCCTTTTTCAAGTATTTCAATCAATAAGTTTATCACCAGTTTTCTCATGTTTCACCCCCTTATATATTAAACGTAACCGGCTTAGAACGGAATGATATCTTGATGAAACGGGCTATTGGATCCTATTTCATACTCAGAAGAAATACGTTGGAACTCTTCTTCGTCATAGACATCTATGACGTCATCGTTAAACATGTCGAAAAGTTCCAGATCCTTCAACTCTTCCTCGTAAAAGACATCAGCGCTCCCAACCGAATCCACGATCATCAACCTATCTTCCATGATACCCCCCTGGTTTAAATGTTAATATTTTAAATTCACTTTAGAACAAATTAAAAACAAAAAAAAACCCGGTGAGCATGTCTGCTACCGGGTTAATTCAGTGATCATGATAAAACACCTTTTCTTCTTACTTTTTGGCATTGGCCTTCGCAAGCCTTAGCTTAACGGCGTCCGGTGTAGGAAGTTGTTCCTTGATCAAGGTCCTCAACTCCATGTCCGTCTCTTGGAGGACGTTTTTGAACTCTTCACCTTCCTCAAGCTGGCCAGTGACGCCATAACTAACGGACCATGAATTGAAATTCTGGCCCAATTTTTTCGAAACCAATACTGAAATTGTGTCTGTTTTCATCTAAATACCTCCAAAAATCATGAGAAAAACGGCAATCGCCGCCGATGTTAATATTATAAAATCCTGGCATTCCATAAAAAACTTTTCCATAGCAATACCTCCATTAAAAAAAAGGCAAGCACCAAACCGGCACTTGCCTTAATTCCCGGCTAAAAAGGGATGTCGTCGTCCGCGATTTCGGGAACTGGTGGTAACTCATTCTCCTGCGGCTTATTCCCGCCATTGCCGTTCCCGTTCACGCTGGTGTTTCCGTTTTTGGGCGTCAGGAACTTGATCGAATCGGCCTCAATGTTTGTAGAATAACGATCGTTTCCGTTGTTATCCTTCCAAACCTGATTCCGCATGCGCCCCTGCAGGCTGATCATGTCGCCTTTGCCGCAGAATTTCCCGACGATTTCGCCCAGCTTCCTCCAAGCGACTCCGTTTACCCACGTGGTGATTTCCTTCGGGCTGCCGTCGTCATTGAACCCAAACCTTTCGTTGACGGCAATCCTGAAATTTGCCACGCTGTCCCCGGTTTTTGTAAACCTTACTACCGGGTCCCCACCAAGCCTACCTATAAATGTACAACTGTTCTCGCAACTCATGGTGAATCCTCCTGTTTTAAGATTATTAAGATTAACTATTTGTAATTCAACCTAAAACAAATAAAAAAAGAGAAAAAAATACTTTTACGGAGTTTCCATATGAACCGTGAGTATGTTTTGGTGCTGTTCGAGTACCCCTTGGACCAAGATGGTTTTCCCGGTGGGCATTTTGTTGACGATGACATGGATTGTACCGTTAATTAGTTCAATATGATCTGAATTATGTTTAATAGTTTTGGGCGTAAACATGAACCGGACTTTTCGACCGACGAATACGCTAGGGTTGTTGGCGAATGCACGGGACTTAAGTGCTTTAATGTAGTAGTCTGATGCAATTTGATATGATCGATAACTAAGAAATGATAAAGGATTTATCCATCCAAGAGAATAATTGACCCACTTAGATGAAATATTAATTCCTGACATAATATCTGCACCATCAAGTACTAATTCCCAATTTCCGGCTGAAATTGCTTGCCAGGTTCCAAACTGTGCGGTTTGAAAACTTTCTTCTTGTATAAATAAACAAAAACCGATTAATCCAAAAGCTGTAATATAGATGAATATAATTCTTAAGGTTATCTTAATCCTATCCATGTTTTTTCTCTTTTTTAGCTTTAAATCTTGACTTTAACCCGTTGATATAGTAGAATATTCGTATGGAACAAACAAAAAAACAAAAAGTAGAAAAGCCTGGTCTTCATCAAAGAATTATTCTAAATAAATTTAAACAATGTCATAGATGTGGTCGGTATAAAATCAAAACTGCTTTTCATAAAAATAAAGCAGCTCCAGACGGACTGTATTTCCGATGTAAACAATGTCATGCTAAAAATGCTAAAACAAAGGAAATTAAGTTTGAACCACAACCATATTTAAGAAACTTCAAAAAATGTGTTCGATGTAAAAACTTTTTTACTACCAAATCTTTTTATGCAAATAAAAAGAACATAGATGGATTAGATTCGTATTGTAAAAATTGCAAAGATTCTATGGTTGAAAAATATGCGAAATCTGATAAAGGTAAAGAAGTACATCGTAAATCTGCAGCTAAATTACAAAAAACATCGAAACGCATAAACTGGAGGATAGAATATAGAAAACAGCCTTATGTGAAAGAAAAAGAAAAAGAAGAAAGTAGAAAAAGACGGAAAACTCAAAAGTATAAAGATTGGGTTGCAAAACGAAAGCAAGATCCCAAAGTTAAATTAGCTATTAGAGTCTGCCAACAAAATAGACGGATAAATAATCCAAATATTAGACTAAATGACGGCATAAGTGGTGGAATTTATAGATCTATAAAACTTAAAAAAAATAATTGTCATTGGGAAACATTAGTAGATTTTACATTTGATCAATTAAAAAAACATCTTCAAAAACAATTTAAACCCGGTATGACATGGGATAATTATGGCAAATGGCACATAGACCATATTCGACCAAAAGCATCTTTTAATTTTAAAACCCCTGAAAACCCAGATTTTAAAAAATGTTGGTGTCTGAAAAATTTGCAACCATTATGGGCCTCTGAAAACTGCAGTAAGCGTGATCAGATCAATACACCAGTTCAAATGAGTTTATTATTAACCTTAAAAAAAAGGGGCAAGGTATTGTCCGATGTCTAATCTTGGAGTTATACCCTTGCCCCTTGGTTTATTCATTCACAGTGATTTTATTTACTTCAGGAAAGCGCGTACAGTGTAGCTCGTGTTGCCCTTGTATTCCCTGCTGGCCACGACGGCCTTGACTTTGTCACCTGCCTTGAGGGCTTTTGCTTTCTGTGCAAGTGAACCAAAACACATAACTGGTACACCTACGGTATACTCGACACCCTGGAGTTTCCGGGTTTCGTTGACAATCAGACGAACATACTGGTTGCCATTCTTGTCGATGGCGACCGTTGCGCTATCGATCTTGTCATTGAGAATTTTGTCTACGGCAAATGCCGGGACTGTCAGAAAACAAACAAGTGCTAATGCTGCTAAAAATCTTTTCATACTAAATCCTCCTCAGAATTTGTCTTAAAATGTTAATATTGTGTTGAGATTGAAACTGTTGGTTGGCTGGCCGGGCCGGATCGAGGGTGCTTCCAAGTGCCAAAATCAACTCCTTTCTTATAAATTTTATTGATTTCACGAAAAAACAGATAAAAAAAAAGAAAAACGCTTTGTTGGTTAGGTGCTCTTGGCACGTATGCGCAAGCGCCCCTGGTATAATTTTTCCAGCAAATATGCTGTCCAGTGGCGGTCCATAGGATTCATTTGGGATGGTACCCATTCCCCCTGGACTTTTAGGATAAGACCAAGGGATGTTAGTGAATGGAAACACTGGGCAGCCTTGATACACGCTGTATCCGTGCCCTTTGTCATCCATCCACTGATTTCTATTGTCAAAAACCGTCTTTTGTGGTCAAGATCGACGATTTTTGCCGGATATTTGTCTAAAATCCGGTCAATTTTCCTCTCCAGCTCTATCTCAGCTGGAGTTTGGTCCATATCCTTTAGGTTTCTGAAGAAAGATTCGTAATCAAGTTCGGTATCATCGTCCGTAATGACATTGGCCGGTGCAACAATAGATCCGATGAGAGCTAAATCATCAAATCCGTCAGCCCCAGCAATGTACTGTACACCGAAGTATAAAAAATTCAGACATCCAAGCAATACTACAACAAACACCATTTTCTTCATGACTAGTCCTCCTTGTGAAAGATTTATATTTTTTCACAAAAAAACAAATCAAGAAAAAGACCTCTGGATGTCGATGAGATTGGTAAGTAGCTTGGCAAAGTTAGGATTAAAACTGAGATTTGGTGGGATGGAACCGGCAGATATGAACATTTCGGCCATTTCGTTTGGAGAATAGCCATTAAGACCACGACTAAGACCAAAAGCGATCAAAAAACGCCAATCGATATTACGACGAGCGACCTTATATAGCGTCGTAATCGATGAAGTTATTTGTGCTTGAGTAAGGCTACGGCGAGCGCCAGGCCTGACAACAGTTGGTAGGGCATAACCCCATCCATGCGTCCCATGCTGTAGACCCTCGGCTTGGCCTTTGACATTCCAACGGCCTTTCCAGCCATCGGGCTTTGTGTCATAACGAAATTCTCGCCATCGGTTACCGGAAACGCCGAATGACGCGAATCCTGCCGCCCCTGCGCCGTGAAATCCTTGGAGGTTTGACCCAAAGACAAAGATTTCATGGGGGTTTAGCTCTTCAACGATGTTGTGATGGGTTAGCATAATGGTTCCTCCCTGTGAAAGATTAATAATTCTGCCCGATAAACAGATAAAGAGAGAAAAAAGCTGTATTCACACTACCTGGTTTTCACCTATGAAACAAACGCCTTGACTCTACGAATATGGTCAGGTCTGTTAAGATTGAAAACAGGAACATTATAGTGATCAGCAATGGAGATAGCAGTACCAGTACCGCCCGTTTTTATTGACCGGGTTTTGTGAGAAATACAACCATCCGGCGTCCAGCATATGAGAAAAGAGGACGGTTTGTTCAAGTTACGTCCCAACACCTGGAATGCGTTTCGTGCGTGGAGCTTTTTCGCATATGAACTACAACGATTCCATGCCGGGTGAAACTTTTCAGCAATTTCCATGGCTTTCGCAGTAGCATCTTTAGCCAAGTATATCTCACATCTTTTGTTGGCACCAGATTCAAAAGCACTGTCCGCCCCAACTGCCCCACCACTCCGCAGGACCCAGCCGCTTTTGCTTAATTTGGAAGACACCCTTTTCATGAGCGCTATGATTTCATTTGGTATCTCCCTAGACCCAACACCTGTGTAATATTTCATGGTGTATCCCTCCTTTCTTTTACAAAAAAAACAGATGAAGAAAGAGAAGGCGTGGTGCTTTGCTCCTTTTCGCACGGCCCCTGGGAAAAATGACCGGCTGTTGACATCGTAACGGGATCTATCTTTGAAATTTACACTTAGTTGTCGAATTCTCCTATGAGTTTTCCGTCTTTTCCGAATACTTTGACCCTATTTTCTAATGTAGCAACTATAATTCCTAATCGTATCAAATCAAAGGCAGGATGATCATACTTAAAACCAAAGAAGTTTTTAATAGTATAATATTTAAACATATCGATATGAAATTGAATTTGACGCCAAACTCTTTCAACATATTCTGTAGGTCTTTTTGGGACATCGCCCCAGAAGTAAATAGGAAGTTGGTTATTAATTTCGTGCCAAAACCGGTCGTTGATTTTAGACCAAATTTGATCGCTGATTCTAACCCAACCTCCAGGCCAATTTTCAACAAAATTCTGATGGTTGTCATATTGATCCCTGGTCCAGTTGTAAACCTTTTCTGTAACTTGGTTTTCAACTCGAAGAGTAGCCATATGCCAGTTATATCCATCTACCCATTCCCTAATTTTCAATAAGATGTTTTCTATTTCTTCCTTTGGCGGCATGGTATCCGCTTGGATAGGATCTATAATTTCGTAAGCTTCTAACCGTTGTCTTACGGTTTTCAATACCGGGACAAGATCTTCAGGATTTCGGATTTCTTTACAGCGCATCTTGTCCACCCTGAACTTTCCGTCAGATTCAATCGGGACAATAATTCTGGCATCTTCAGGGATTGAAAATTCGACAATGATAGTATCTCTAAGATCAGTTTGTTTAAGAATCCAATCTATAGTAGCCAAATTCCAGCCCTCGCCGCATTCATGCGTAGGATCGGTATCTAATGATTCAATAGTGAACAGGTTATTCTTTCTAAGGTTGTACTTATACCCTTTGTATGGGGATGTTCTGTCTTTATACAGGTATTTGTACCCTTTCCGTTGTGCTACCAACTCTGGCAATGTTTCAAGCTTCATCTTTTGGCCTCCCGTATCCTACTTTACCGTTCTTTCTATTCCGCATACTGTACAGCGGTACGTCTTACCATCGTTTTTCCTTGTTTGGTTGTGTAGGCGTTTTCCGGATCCGTATCGTTCATCCTGAAATTTGTGTTTGCACGAACATTTTGCTATTTTTGTCATCTTTTACTCCTTTTTTTATTTTTTGATAACCTACATAAAATGTAGGAATAGAAAAAATTGTAATTCATCAACCTACATAAAATGTAGGTCGGTGAAAATCAACCTACATAAAATGTAGGTCGGTGAAAATCAACCTACATAAAATGTAGGTCGGTGGAAAATTGTAATTGAATGGCTATTCATTACTGTGATTTCTATTTCCCATTTGTTTCAGTACCAATAATTTCAGTACAAATAATTTCAATAGAGATAGTTTCAGTAAAAATAGTTTCAGTTGAAAGTATCTCAGTAGAAAACATCTCAGTAGAAAACATCTCAGTAGAAAACATCTCAGTAGAAAATATTTCAGTAGAAACAATTTCAACAAAAACATTTTCAACAGAAATGATTTCAATAGAAACATTTTCAACTAAAAACAACTAATTTTAGTAATCAAGATTTTTTATCAACCTTTTCAACCCAAGCCTTTGGCGTATATTCATTCTTTCTCCATTTAACTTCATACCCAAGTTTTTCTACTAACGAGGTTTGAATACAAGAGATATTTCTTACCCACTCTTCTAACTCTTTGACTGTGGCTTCTAAATCTTTCTTTTTCATATAATCTCCATTAAAAACAATTAACTTTTAATAATCGAGCTTCCATCCTTTTTCCTCACAAATAGCTTTGATCAAATCACGGTCTGTCATCTGTGGATCTCCAGGTTTCCAAAGAAATGCTTTTTCAGAAAAATACCAAAATCGTTCCTCGCCTCGATATGGGCAATTATTTCCTTCAGCAGCCCATTCATCGAACCGTTCGGGATGCGGATGTGCGTAAGCGTCTCGTCGCATAAGCTCAAGAGTAAGAAAGTCCGATAACGATCCAAGATTTATAAAGGATAGCGACCTGATTGATGGAAAACCATAAAACTCGATTTTAGCTCCAGAAAGGTAGGCTGTTCTCAAATCTAAGCCCATAATGCCAATGCCTCTAAGATCAGCACCTCTAAAATTGGTATATTCAAATGTACAATTTCGTATCTTCGCATATCTTAGATCAGAGTCTGCAAAAGAAGAACTATCAAAATTAGAGTTTTCAATAGAAGCTGCTCTAAGCCGAGTTCTATCAAAAAAAGAGTTCTCAGCATCAACATTTGACAAATTAGAATTTTTTAAATTAGAGTCTCTGAAATCTGCATATTTAAGGTCAGAACCTCCAAAGTCTGCGCTTTCAAAGTTAGATCTGTCAAAGTTACTAACAGATAAATCAATACCTCTGAGATCAGCATCCAAGAGAGATTTTTTATTTTTTATAGCCAAGTCTCTCATTAGCTCGTCCCCCTCAACGATTACCTCACCGTTATAGCGATTCATTATTTTTGCCATGGCTACCTCCTATCTTTGATATTTATGCAACAAATTATTTTCATATTCCACAAAAAAACAGATAACAAAAAAGAATAATAAAATCAATTAATTACTCCAACTTTTTAATGTTTTTCATTGTGATTTCCTCTATCCTTTTTTTCGCGCTAACAATCCGGCGTGTAGTAGATTTTCTTTTATTCTCAAGGAATTTTCTCCAATCCTTTTTCTCTCTTTTCAAATAAGCTTCTTCATTGATCAACGCCATCGCATTGTCTTCGACGTCCAAATCGAGCAATCCCATTCTCATGCCGTCCAAGTTTTTCATAAGCACGTGTTTTTCCGAAACGAGATCAGTCAAAACAATCCATCCGGGTACAGAGTATGTTTCCGGAAGATCTGGTCCTAAGAACCATGCTTGTTCAAGCCACACAACAAGTAACGGATCCTCATCGTCTTTCAGATACTGTATGTAATCGCCAAGGCATTCAGCGTTTAGGGTATCGCAATCGGGTGGCGGCGGATCGGACAAGTCGAGAGTCATGTCGAGTATTTTTAACAGCATCGGCCAAGCGCTATGAACGTTGTTCCACCACGACATAATATCGACAGGCGCATTAAGGTATATATTTGTTGATTCGAAAGGGTCATCCGAAAAACCTTTATTTTTTCTCATCTAAACCTCTATAATATTTCCAATAGGAAGGTTTTGGCCAAATAGGGTCGAAATCGTCAAAGTCAACATTTTTGTTGTACTCTGGAAAGACTTTCCACACTTCTACTTTTTCTCCAGGCTGAATTGTATAATAATCGACATGCTCAAAAAATGGTGTTTCGAGCAGTTCGTTACGGATCAACAAGTTCATAAGCGTTTCTTTGAAATAGAACATATTATCATCGAGGACGGGAAACTTTTTGATTTCCCTGTGATCATACGACAGGACGAAACGCGGGATGTACCGATAGCTCGCGGGGTATTTGATATTTGTAATACCTCTGGTGATCTGCGGCAGGGTCGAGTCGTCGTTTATGAATTTTTTAGCGGCGGCGTGGTCTTTTTCGTTGGGCGGCTTCAGGGTTTTGACATCTACGAGTTCGATGTCGAGCATTACAGTAAGAATATATCGAAAAGAGGCGGAACAATTATGGACTTTAAAGATGACCATTTCGCGGCGGAAGATTTCCGAGTCGTAACTGGCGACCGGGAAGAACTTTACACGCTCCAGTTTATAACGAAATTCGACCATGTTATTTTTTCTCCTGCGGAGGGCTCTCTTGCGGGGGGCTCTCCTGCGGAGTGCTGGGTTGAAAAGTGTTGGGTTGCGGGGAACCGGGTTGCGGGGAACCGGGTTGCGGGGAACCGGGTTGCGGGGAACCGGGTTGTGAAGAAGTCAAATGTGTTGGGCTGGGTTGTGAAGAAGTCAACTGTGTTGGGCTGGGCTGCTGGGAAAACCACCGACATTTTTGGCGAATGCATTCAGGGTCGTTCATCTCCTGGTGCCACTGGCACACCTCATCAAGAACGGTACGATTTATCCCCATGTAGGGGCAGGTGTGTCGCGAAGCAACCTTCATTTTTACGCCGTATGTTGGCAATGGATCCGAAGGCGACGGATTTTCATGCGGCGAGGGGATATGTTTAGGGGGTTTTGCAAAATCCAAAACCGATGAAATAGGTCCTTTTTCCATTTTTTGCTGATTCTGTCCAAACTCATTAGCGCCACGAGGATGGCCGCTTCCATTTATCCCTGTACTTTGTGCCTTATTTTTGTTTTCTTTCGACTCCTGACGACGTCGTTGCTCGGACGACGCAGATTTCGAACAAAGATCGGCCTCTGAATGCAATTTTTTATATTTTTCGAGTGATGTTAGTTCCATTTGACTAAATATCGGCAAAATCCGGATCGTTTTCGACCGAATCCCTTTCAGGAGTGTTAAGCCCATTATCTGCACCCTGTGTGTCGGAAGTATCATCTGGGAAAAAGCTATCGCCCAACAGTTCCTTGACCTTCAAAAACTCAGTATTTGTCATTGCACGTTCCCAGTCCTCCCATTCAGCCTGTGTCATCTGAATTTTTTCAAGTTGATCATCTGTAAGTTTTTTTACTTTTCTTTTTGCGGTTGTCGCATCCGGTGTTGGTTTCAGGACCGGTGTTGATTCCGAGATTTGTTCTTTGTCCATTTCTACTAAGAGTTTTACGGCCTCAACTCTCAGAGATTCCTGTTTGTCCAGAATTACGCCCATCTTTGAAGCAAGAGGCGTTTTCATTTTTAACTGCTTCGGCTGTTGATTTGTTATTCCTTGTTCGATGCACTGGATCATAAAAGCATTAGCACTCATTTTCGACAGCTTTGCATATTTTGCAATACTTTCAAAGAGAGATTGCGACATTCGAACGGTTGTCCTTTTGTTCAAACTTTCATTCTCATTTTCCTCGTTTTTTGTATCAGTCATAGGTTTTTTCTCCTTTTCTTTCGAGTTTAACAAAAATTGTTTATGACACCACAGCCCAATTTTTATGGCGAAAATAGGGCCTCACCGGACACGCAAAGTACTTTTTCCTAATAATTACAACTACTTATTTTTTTATTAAATAAATTATTTTTATTATTAAATTAGTTTAAATTAATATATACTATACTATATATATCTATATATCTTGTCCGGTATAGCTATATTTATATACATATATATATACGGGATATGAATGAAAAGTAGTGACACCAGACACCACATTTTCAATCTATCATTTATCCATAAAATGACACCACTTTTAGTCTTGACACCAAAGATGACACCACAATTCGTATAATTATACATATATAGGTTTATCCCCAAAAGGCGCTATACCGGACATGGCCAAATAATGAGTGTTTTTGCCTTTTCGATTCAATGATTTCAATTACTTAACCCCTTGAAACACTAGTTTTGCGCCTTAATTTTAACCAAATTAACATTGTCCAAACTCATCCTTCTTAGTCCCTACCGGACATGAAACGGCCTCTCACCGGACATGGAATTTCCACTACCGGACATGGAAATGGCCTACCGGACATGGAAATTGTGGTTTTCTGTATTTTTTTCATGCAATCGCTCCAAAGTGTTGTCGTTTTACACGTTTTTTGGTGTCATCGGCATTTTTGACACTTTTATGGTGTCTGGTGTCATTTTTGCACTTTTACCCATTTTGCTAAAACATGAGGTGACACCACTTTTTAAGATTTTCATAGGTTTCATTTTTTTTTGAGGTGTTGATTCGCAAAAAAGGTGTCCATATGTCCGATAGCGTGTCCGATGAAACCCCATTTCGTGTCCGGTAGTGAGAGAAATATTTTGGCAATGACACCACTTTTGACACTTTTTTACGCAGATCATAAGATATGCGGCACTAATTTTGGTCGTAAAAAGCATAATTATCCTCTTAACCTCAAACCTAAACCATGCCGGTTACATCGGATAATCCGCAACCTGATCATAGGCATAATAATTACCAAGTAAAACACTGGTGGGGACATCGGTAACCGGGCCAATTTTGCCAAAAAACGAATTTCTTCCAATCGTTCTAGCAAAAACTCTCGTTCATAATCGTCTTTTTTATCGATTTTTCTTTGTAAAGGTCTTGGTCCTGCAATATAAATAGTTTCTGGTGTAATAATATTCATCTTAATTAATTTTGGACTTTCAAATGTCCATCAATTCCCCATCCCTTTTCTTTGCAAATAGCGATAATTAAATCACGATCCGTCATAGTAGGATTTCCCGGTTCCCATAATTCTCTAGATTCGCAAAAAGACCAAGCTCTTTCCTCATCTATGTACGGGCAATGTCCACCACCTGCCCATCCGTCAAATCTTTCAGGACAAGGATGTGAATATGCATCCCGACGCATGAGTTCGAGAGTAAGGCTATCAGATAATTCTTCCAATAGTATTGATGATAATAACCGAATTGTAGGAAATGTATGAAATTGGATTCTGGCATTTGTAAGATTTGTTGCCAAAAAATTTGCATATTTAATCTTTGCATTTATAAGATTGGCATTTGTAAAATTGGTATGCATAAGATTTGCATATGTAAAGTCAGCTTCTTCAAGATTTGCATCTATAAAACTTACAAATGTAAGATTGGCATCTGTAAAATTTGCATCAATAAGAACAGCATTCCCAAAATTGGAACCAGTAAGATTTGTATATGTGAGATCAGCCCCTCTAAGATTGGTATTTATAAAAATGGCGTTTTCAATAACGGCACCCGTAAGATTGGCATACGCAAGATTAGCGCCTGTAAGATTGGCGGATATAAGATTTGAACTCCTGAAATCAGCATTTTTAAGGTTTGCACCTATAAAAATGGCATTTGTAAAATCTACATCCATAAGGTTTGCATGTGCAAAATCCACACTCATAAGAGTTGCATATGCGAGATTGGCCCCTTTAAGGTTTGCATTTGTGAGATTGGCACCTGTAAGGTTTGCGTTTGTGAGATTGGCATTTGTAAGGTCTGCATCTGTAAGATTGGCATCCGTAAGGTTCGCATCTGTGAAATTGGCATTTCTGAGATCGGCACATACAAGATTGGTATCTTTGAGATCGATGTGATTTTTCTTATATAATGTCTTTAATAATTTTTTACTATCAATAACAATTTTTTGTGTAAGAGGATTCTTTTTTATTTTAGACATTTTTCACCCTTTCTATTTGGTTAGAATTTATACACATATAATTTATACACATATTTGGATGGATCGCCGCCGAGTTCTTTACATGCGCTAACCAATTCTTCTTTAATTTCTTTTTCTGGTGATCCTATGTATCGTTTTCCATCAATGTAAACAGCATAAGTATCTATTGCAGCCAAAAAGCCTCGTATAAATTGTGGATCCTGATTCCCGTACATCGATTTTATATATCCCATGATACCTCCAAAAATAGATTTAAATATTTACTTTTCTTGTATTTTCTCCCACGTCCGATCGATTAGTTTCACCACATCGTCCGGATCAAGGGTTCGTCCGTCTTCAAACGAGGCCCAGGTGCGGATAACTTTCAATGCACTGAGCGACTCCTGAAGCTGGTTGCAGGTTGACTCAAAGCCGGGATGGTCAATCCATTTGCGGCCACAGTAGGGACATTTGTCCGTTTTTTTTTTCGGGATGGAACACATGCCTTGCAAACTTTATAAACAAAAGCCCGAATCTCTGGTGAATCCAGGATGAGCATGGTCAACCCCTCGTCGTGCTCGTAGCGGGTAAATTCTTTATTGTATGCCTCACGGAAATTCTTTATTGTCCTATTCATTTTAATCCTTGTCAATTTCCTGGTTATTTTCATAGTCCTCACAAATAATAAACTCTCCATTGTATAAAGAAAGAGGGATTTTTTCTTTTATTACGCAACCATAATCTGGATCATTGTTTCTACATGTAGCACATGCTTCCCAATGTGGTGATGCGATACATCCTTCCATGTTTGTCTCCTTCCTGTAAGTATACATAATAGTTATGATTTGGCATTAAATTCAGCAGCGGCAGTTGAAAAACTTCCACCCTCATAAAGGGTTTTATTTCCAAAGGTAACTTTATACCCGCCACCATCAACAAATGCCCAAAATCGTAACAAGGCATTAAATTCACCGCGGGATACACTACAAGACGCATACATAACGGGGGTGTCTTTTGCCCAAGCCTCAAATTCGGATTTATCTATTTTAATAGGTTTCATGATCTGTAATTTTAAAGGTTGAAACAGCCCACTCATTACTTTTGCCGTCTGGGACAGATACATCTATGTTCATTTTTTTTACACTCCTACATCCAAATTATCAATAATCCGAGAATCGCCCAACCAATTCCTGTATTTCCGTTTGTCAAATACATACAAAAGGCACCAAGTCCGCACACTGCTATTGAAGCCAAGCTTTTACAAATATTAGTATTCATGTTTACCCTTATTTCGCCAAATGACCCCGAATTTTGGCACCGCGTATTATTAAGTCACCTGACACCAGCATATAAACAACTACAAATAATCAAGTGCCATACTAAAAAAAATAGATAGCAGTAACAAATTGACCCTCTTTGAAGCTTAGATCTGTGTTATCAACATTAGTACTTAATGGCTTTATAGCGATATTATCCAATTTACTTAAGACCGGGCACCCTCCATCTTTGCCATAAAGTATAAAATTTTCGTCTTTCCATAGGATATTGTACGGAGAAAAAGTAAACCCAAAACCATTTTTACAATTTGGTGATATCAGACAGCACTCACCAACTTTCGGCCTATACGGATACCCATGATGCTTCATTTTGATCTCCTCTTTTTAAAATGCCTGCCACTACCGCCACGGTTTTCGAACTTTCCTTCGCCGGACCCTGGTACCTGGGGATTGTGGCTACCGTTCTATGAGCATTAAGGATTTATGTGACAGGCATAGTATTTTATGGTAGTAGGTGTTTATTTCAATTTTTAAAATCTTTACATTTCAGCTTTGTAACAATCCGATCTCCATTCCGTGCTTTAAGTTCCACTTTGGGCTTTGCGACCAACCCCTCAGCTATAAAATCCCCCCAACATGAAAGAAAACCAGTTTTGCACATTTGGATCATTTCTGAAAGAGGCCCACAACCCATCAATGGTACAATATTAATATCAAGTACATCAGCGATTTTTTCAATATTCTGTCGCGTTAACCACCATTTGCCAATTTTTACATCAAATAGTACAAAATCCTGGTCTGGTCTGTACTTCCCTCCGCTTTGGATCTTAGCCCCATAGCCTTCGCCATAGAGACATACGCCATTGTGAAATTTTTCTCTGAGTAAATCCTGTTTGGGTAAAAATATATCATTCAATTTGTTTTCGAGTGGAGCTGGTATTTCTGCTTTGTCTGTTTTACCACCAAATGTCAAATTTTCTCCATCAAACATGACACGGATATTTGTTCCATCAACTTTTTCAGTAAATAACCAATGACAGTCTTTGAGGTATTCAAATTCAGGAAAGGCATATTGGCCCTCAAGCAATGTTTTATATTTTGTCTTGGGATCTCTCAAGAAAACGGTCTGGATTTTATGGTATTCCTCCATGTTTACATTACTCCTTTATGGCATAATGTTGTATTAAACCGGGATTGAATGTGTTGGCTTTCTTTCAACCCATTTATCACGACTCCATATATTGACATCAAATCCATTTAAAATTGTATCGCAGATCTCAACTCTTGAAATCATTTGTCCGGAAGTATCTAAAAGATTGATCCTAAAGCTATCGCTATCATCATGAATAATTTCAATAAACTTTTTACCTACACGAAGCATATTAATTTCTAAATCCATTTATCGCGATACCTCCAATATTTTTTGTTGCATTTCATCAATGTACGATTGGCATTCTTTCAATTTATCAGATTCTTTTTTTTTCAGTATATCTAATATCTTCGGAAAATGCGTATCCCATGTTGAAACAATATATTCCAAAATGGCTTGACCAAACTCAGTTTCAGTCTCCCAATAGTTTTTACCTCCCATATATAGTTGACCTATCCTTACTAAGATTGGAGGCACACAACCGTCAACTGAAATTGAAAAATTATTATTCTCATGTTCATCACGGCTATTGCTATTTGGAAGATTGTTCCATTTTTCTGCTAATTCTCTTGCCCTTTTTGCTATGTAATAAGATTCGATTCTTCTATCTTCCATTTTTTTCCTTGTATTATTCCTATCTTATTAATTAACAATTTTAAAAAACAAAAACTGTATTTTCGTTGATTTGGCTTTCATCCGTTATCTCTACTTCTTGATTTTCTAGTGGTGTGATGGAAGCTTTTGAAAATTTTGTCAACCCGAAACTCATTTTACTGTTTTCTGAATGAAGTTGTTTACCGTCCCATTTCCACAATCCTCCATGAATATCTTTGAATTGTCCAACATTTGGTGTGAGTGTTTGCAAAATAGCCTTACGTCCAATGTTTGAAAACTCAGCATAACGCTCACGACATTTTGCGTCTTTGGCAATAACTTCCTTGAAAAGTTTCGGCATCTGTTCGGAAAGATGTTTGAGCAATTCTGGTGGAACCTTCTTCTGATAATCTCGAATTTCTCCGCCCATTAATGCTTGTGGCTGAAAATGTACAAATTCTATAACTCTATCAGCAGTAAACTCTTCTTTGCGTATAAAACCCTTTATTGTCCATTCATAATTTTTTGCCATATCGATAAAAGAATATGGTAAAAATACAAATTCACCCACTATCCCAAGCATCTTGGGACTCTTTAAGTAAGGTACACCATTATACTTTTCCTCTTTATCTCGGCACCATTCATTGTATTTACGAGCGCGGCGTGTGAAACCTTGTTCTATTTTTAATTTTCCGTAAGGACAAGGGGTTCCAAACAAACTATAGCGACATACACACTCTCCCCTACTATGGTATTGACAGTTTTCAGAATTATTACATGTTATAATTTGAATTTCTGACCGAGCATTAGCTTGAAAGAATGCCAATCGTACATTTTTGAATATAGCATTTTCAGGACGAAACAAGTGAAAATGAACAACTTTATCTTCTCCCATAATTTACCTACCTTCCACATTTTCCGTTTTAACAATTTTTTTTCGTGGCAAACCGGGACTCGAACCCGGACGGGGGTCTTACAAATCCATCGAAACTTTCCCCCAACCCAAATGAAGCCGGATTTAGCCTCTGTACGTTTTCTATGAATTTTGTTCGGCCGTGTCTACCAATAACAAGTGCTCACACCGAGCTACCTCTTGCCAATTCCACCACTTGCCACGAAATTTCATTCTAAATAAGAGCCGGAGCATGGATTCGAACCATGGCCTTGAAATTACAAGTTTCATGCTCTTCCAATTGAGCTACTCCGGCTACTCTCGTTTTAAAATTCTCTCCTTTCCTGAAATAAATTATATTTCAGATCTTGGTTCGTGTAATACCACTATCCTAGTTGTCATTCATATCCGGAAGATGCAATTCGCCGTTTTTCAATTATTCAAGCTGTTAACAAGTCCGTGTTTGAATGACTGTGTTTCCCGATATGTTTCATTGCGAACCCAATAGTAAATACCGTTGTGGCCGTCGTTGAAACAAACGGAAACTATTGAACATAACCTACCTTATTTCTTTCATCATTCGATGCCGTTCAATTCCACGGACATGAAACAGGGGGTCATGTTTTTGTGTCCATTCAATTTGAGTAGCTCCAGCTTGCTCAATCGCTAATAGACCTTTTCCCATTTTTAGTTTACTCTTACCTCTTCTTGGATTAAACTTGTGTTCTGGGCATGTTGATGATTTTCTTGGCATTAGAAAGCCTCCTTTTGTGGGTTTTTTTTGGCAGGTATTTTTTTTAAAAAATTCAATAGAAAAACAGATAAAAAAAATAAAACAAGTTTTTCGTTTGGATTAAATTGTTGAATCTATCGTTTCTCTAAATGTTTCGATGCTTTTCCCACGAACAATTTCAGCTAATTCCCATACATAATCATATAGGTGTAGACCTTTACTAGATGCAATTGTAACGCCAGGTTCTATACCAATTTCTGATGCAATAAATTCCTTCATAAGTTGTATAGCGCCCAAATTAGCAGGTAAACCATTCCATAGGTCCCACGATCTAAAATATACGACAAAATGCAGTTTGTTGTCCTGAATACGAGTATCTATATGCCTAAGACATGGTGGATCCTCAATTAACATATCTGTTGGATGTCCCATTTGAAGAATCATTTGGTTGTTACGATAGCCATTTTCTTTATATGTTTTAATTAAATGTTCTATTTGGTTGAAATTATTATATTTATCGTTGTCAATCGGATAATTTGTCAACCGTTGGCCATAAGTATAACTCTCATTTTTTTTAAGTTTTCCGGTCATCAAATACGATAAATATTGATTTAAATAATCAGATTCTACCGGATCGGGGAGATTATATTGTTCAGGAATTACTGGAAGTAATGGTCGAATTTCAGGATGTTTAATGTAGAGTGTAATGTAATCAAATTCCAGCCGTTTTCGACCCTTATTGCTGCCTTCATCAATCTGAAAGTCACGACCTTTTTCAATACATTTGTAAACTGTTTGGAACCAAATATCCGGCAAAGTTGTTCCTCGAATATTTTCCATAATGTATTCCATGACAATCTCCCTTATTTTATCTTTTTTTAATCCCTGATTTTCTTGCTAAATATTCCATACGTTCTAAAAAACATTGTGTCCATTCACGCTGCCATATAAAATTATTATCGTATTTAAGTTTGGAATATTTGCCATGGACTTTATCAGCATATCTTTCTGCGATCGGAATTAAACGATTACGATCTTCAATATATTGATGGTCTACTTTTTGGATAAACTTTGTTTCGTCTTCTAAAGACATGTATTCTCCTTATTTTTTTTATTATACTCGCGAAATAAGATAATTGTGATCAGGGCATAAACAGCTAAATCCTGAAGTGTATCTTCTATAGATTCACCTGTAACAGCAATTTCACTTGGATCTTTATTGATTAAAGATCGTAACCTCGACCATTTATCCGACATTCGAATCCAAACACCTTTATAATTTGGGACCCCTATCTGCTCACATTCATCGAAATTTGACAACGGTTTCCCACTGGCATAATCATGATCTTTTGCGTTGTGAAGTGCGGAAAGATCACATAAAAGATCATTGAAACTTGGATGACCGCCATTCTCAGTTAGTTTTTTAGTTTTTATTCTTATCGAAGATTTTTTTGGCATTTGCTTTCTCCTTTAATAATTTCTTGACTTCAGGGTCGTTCTCATTAATTAATTCCTCGCAATTAATTATTAATTTTGAGAAAAAGATTTGAGTGTGGCATAAAGATAGTGCCCATCCGTAAATGGTGTTGCCTGATTTACCTGTTATCTCAGCAGGCCTTGGATCGCCCATTAGTGGACATATAATTGAACATTTATCATTTTTAAAAGGGCATGTCATCGGGATCCAACCATTTTTATAAACTGTATCTTTTCCGATAAAAACACTGCGCTTGATGGACAGGTATCCATATGAATCAAAAAAACCTTCAGCATATTTATATTTTTTTTGGGTCATTTAATATCTCCAATGGGTTAGTTGTTAGCGCTTATTTGAGCCTTATATTACTCTGTTAGCGTATAAAGTCAAGAAAAAAAGGTGCCAAGAGGTAAAATTTATTCTTCTTTGTATAATCGTTCTGATCTTTTTAACTCATGGTCACGATCAAGGATATAATTAAAAAACGAAATACATTTGACGTATGGTTGATATCCGCGTGAAGACGCAATTAGTTTATTATCAATAAAAAACGACATATCTCTACGTACAGTTCTGCAGGAACACGATAAATGATCAGCGAATTCTTTCTGGTTAATTCTATGTGAATTACCAGGAACCATATTAGCTACTTCTCGAAGCATATATAAAATACGTTTTTTAGCGTCTGCAATATCGTTGATTTTCAGATATTCAACAAAACGGGTATAAAGATCTTCTCTTTGGTGTGGGTCAAGGATGTTTCGGTCGGCATATCTTTTAGAATATTCATCTAATCGACAATTGCCTGCAGAATAAATAGCTTTCAAAAAATTATCCACAATGAAATTAACATGATAATCTTTGACATTAATAGTCTGAAAATCATCGTCTGATGATAAATCCAAAATCGCAAGGGATGTAGCCATCCTGCAAAGGGTTTTTCTGAAGTCTTGAGGACATACTAGTGGCAGGTCAGTACATTTGCCATATTTTTCTGAAAAGTGAAAAGATGCTTTTCGGATAAGATTTGCAATTTTATTTGATATAATAATACGATCTGCAGGTAGATTCCATGCATAATAAATTAAGCGTTGTAAACGTTGTGCCGTAACAAAGATTATTTTATGTGGTTTACTCCATTTATAGATTTCTTGGTTGTTTTCGATATCATACTGTGCAGCAAAAACAGCAAAGTCAATACGGCGGAGCATCATAGCAGGAAAAATATTTAAGAGGGATTGGCAACCATAACGAAATGAATCCATAGTACGTTGATTGGCTTGTCGATCATCCATTTTGGGATTGCATAAAAAGAAACACCTTGTCATAGCTTCGAAAGTCCGACTTTGAACTTTTGCTATTCTAATTTCACCAGTGTCAATAGCATCTGACATAGTTTTTAAATCTTCTTCAGGTAAATCTTGTGCTTCGTCTATAATTAAAGCCTGCCGAGACATTTTAAGGAGGGCACCTGCTTTGATCCGCCAACCACGTCTTTCATCCCTATCCATGGCATATGTAATACCGGTTCTGGAGCTGGTCATACCACTGACACGATATCCTATATTTGCATATTTAAAAATAGAATCGCTCACTGTTGTTTTTCCTGATGCGCTATCACCAATTACAACCGAACTAATCCAACCGCGGATTTTATCGTCACCGGGTAAATTTATCCATTGTGGAGACATTAATGTTATCAATACAGCTAAATGTAATTCGTCTCTGTGATAAATCCTTGTAACATTTTCTGACAAATCTTTAATAATATCCATCGGATCCATTTTCTGGAGAGATTTAAGATCCTTTTTGGACTCTTCGAGTGAAAATCCCTGCCAATCCTGTTTCTGCTTTTTTATGGTGTCAATCAGCATTGTGGGTTTTTGATGTTTTGGATGAGTATGGATAAAACCAGTTGCCTGATATTGACCAATAGGTATACGTTTATTGTCGATTACATATACTGCTTTTTCAACTAATTCATCGTTCTCATTTGGCATATCTTTTTCAAAAATCTGGTGGGCAAAGATTTCTCTGATTGTGGTTTTATCGGTACTGAATGTTAGATTTGGTCGTTTATTACGGTGGCAAATAATATCACAGAACGAATTACGAAGTTTTGAATCACTGGCAGCGATACTCGTCAATTGCATACTTGAACCCTTTGGAATTTTAATAGGTTCGGTACAAAGCCAATCCCAATCATCACGGCCAGTACATTGACCTTTTTCGAGCAAAGGACAGTAAGAAACGGTTACCTCATTCGGACTGTGATACGCTTCACTATTTTCGCCATATACAAATATCGGGACCGTAACACGTAATCCAGCATTTTTTCCTTCCTCGATCTGAGTAAAAGATTCAAGAGCCTTTGGTTCCGGAAAAGATGCATTGTCTTTTTCGCCTTGTTCTAGTTCATATGGTTCGCATAAATCTATTAAGCCGAAAAATGCTTCGGCTGTTCCGTTTGATTTTATAAACCAATCAGTAGCATCTTTATTTTCCTTGTCTTCATCTTCGTATAGCCAAAGTATCTTAATCGATAGAATATCGCCAGAAGCTATAGATTTTTTAAACATTGGCAAAATAACATTCTCAACGGCGTTGCGGCCTTCTTTATCACAATCGTAAACAATAACCAAATGATGATTATAAAAATAAGGAACCCAATTAGCAAGAAAGGCGTTGCATCCATTCGTAGGCGATACCGCAACAATGCCGGTTTCTTGGTTCGTTAAAATTGCATCAGATTCACCTTCGTGTATTGTAACGATTGTACCTGTAGGTGCCTCTACTAAATTATTGACGCCATAGAGTTGTGCCTCACCATACCCAGGCGTATTGAGCATTTTTGGCTTTTTTTCCCAGCTATAATATCTGATATTGATAAGTTTATCTTCGGAATCATATACTGGATATGTGATCCGTTTTTGCTTTTTTCGCCAGCCTAGTTTCCATTTTGAAATGGTTTCATCGGTAAATCCACGTTTATTATGTAGATAATCAATGGCTTCAGATGTCAAATCATTGATATATCCGTTTATAATTTCTTCTGAAATTTCTTGTTTTTTTTGGTTTAACGAAACATTGGTTTTATTTGCATAATATTTTAATACCTTGCCAAAATCGCCTTGGTGGCCTGGTAGGAAATCCATGGCAACACTAAATAAGCTAAACGCTAATTTAGATCCGTTGTTCATGTTAAATACAACTAGGTAGCCACGTGATGAACCGCTGCCGACATTCACACCACCAGAGTGATGTTTTTCCATTTTGTAGGGATTTAAGCAAGCAATCCAACCTTTGGAATTTATATTGCCTTTAAATTGAACCCCTAATGCTTCATATTCTTCTCTTATATTAAGTCGGGATAAAATCTCCGCCTTTACTTTGTCTAGTTTGGGCATCAATTACCTTCTCTATATCGTCTGGTAGCGGTTGTTTGTATTTTATACAAAATTCTTTGTAACATTCAGGATGGAAACCATATTTGTATGTTTTAAATCTGTATATAGATGTTGGCTCTGGTATACATATAGCTGAATAATATTGGTATGTACCGTATATAATATACTTAGAACACCAAATACATGGTTTAGTATTCTTATTTATATTTAAACGTACTCTTTTTTTATTTGTTTTAGTAAAACTATGTAAAACCCTCTCTCGTTCTTCAGGGCTATATTCTTTGTTGATATGAACTTTTTTTCTTTTATGTTGTGATGGATAGAAAAGGTCTTGATGTTCTTGGGATGTTAATATGATTTTTCGAAATTTTTCTATAAATTCGGTGTAACAATCATAATGAAATTTGTGCCACTTGAATAGAACACGTTTAGCACCACTGAGGCATTTAACATAAATTGTTTTTGCAAGTATTGGTTTTAAACACCAGATACAAATAGAATCTTTATTTGAGTCAAGATAAATGGGTACTGTGTTTGACCTTGCGATAGCTATTAATATGTCGCCACGGTCTTGATCATTTGTATATTTATCATCTATAAAATTAAACCTTACAGAGTCGAGTTTTTTTCTGCCTTTTTCAATCAGTTCTCTTCTCGATAGAGTTTTTTCTTTTTTCCTTGTCATTCCAATATCTTTCTAATAATCTAAAAGTTGTTTTTTCTGCAAATGCACGGTTTGGACAGGTAAAAAAATGGACATCGTAACGCTGAGCCCAAGCTATAATTGAAGCATAAACCGCTTTTGGGTTCATCTGAGATTGTTGTGGTGGATTTCTGAGGATAGTAAACCAGTCAGCTTCTATGATGACTGCAGCGAAATTCATTTCTGTCATACGCTGAAGTTCGTGTTCAAAACGATGTCGGCCTTTTCCGAATGTGCCATATGCATCTGGAAGACTCTTACGTTCAATAGTAATTTCTGTTTCAAGACCTTTGATTGAATAATCTCCTGTTTTTAATGCTTTATCAAGTACAATAGGCCGAGGATTAATAGTATCAAATTGATATCCGTATTGTTCACGGGTATCACGGATAATGATAGGTAAAATATTTTTATTTTTGTTCTTAGTCCTTGGCATTAAACACTTTTTGTATGTTTGTCGTTTTCTTTTGGCGACCGGAAAAGGATTTGAACCTTTATTAGTGGGTCCAAGGCCCACTGTCCTGCCATTGGACGATCCGGCCTTGATGGAGACTGCGACTGGACTCGAACCAGCATGCGGTTGGTTAACGGCCAACTGCTAAACCAATTTAGCTACGCAGTCATACATCATTATAATTTGTATATAGCTCATTTTAAGTTAAAGTTCGTCTACCATTTTTGTTAATTCATCAACGCTGAGGCTTTCTAAACCTTCATCCTGTTTCTTTGAAATAATGGCCAGGATTTTTTGTTTTTTATCAGCCCTGTCTTTTTTCGCTTCTTCAGCCCTTTTTCTTTCAGCTTGAAATGTAAAAATGTGCTGAACAATCTTTTGCTTTCGTTCCAAAGTTTTGGTTTTATGACTTGTGTTTTTGATCAGAAGACTTTCTTCGGTATATTGTCTTAGTTGAGAGCTGAGATCCTTATAAATAGAATCCAGTTCTTCCTGCCCAAGATCCCAAAGATCTTCAACATCGATATATCCTTTGTGCTTGAATCTAAACTTTTCCTTTGTTGCAATTTCAAATAATTCCATTTTTTTCTCCTTTAAAAAACGAGTTTAATTGTTCTGGCGATATGCCCTTTCACCTTGCAAATAATATTGTTTCGTTTAGACGAACTAAAACCAAGACCAGATAATTGTTGGTCTGAATACGGAACTTTCATCTTTCCGCCTAGAGCTTCAAAAACTTTTTTATGTTCAAGAAGTTCTTGTTTTAAAAATTCATTGAAAAATCCATTAGGACTATTATTGTTTATACAATCATTTAACATGAAAAAATAATGTCGATGTCCGATATTTGATTGTTGATCCCAATAGTTGGGAGAATACATAATAATTGAAATAGGATGAAATTGATTTGTTTGAACTCCCCAAATCTTTCTCGATGTCTCGGAATGAGAGAGGGAACTTACTATTTCAAATCCATTATTTTTATCAAATTTTACTTTTGCGACTTCTATCTTTGCATCTTGTCTAAGCTCTTTATCATACTCAAATTTAAAAATACGACCTTCAAATTCTATCTCAGCCTTAAAACCGCTTCTACCACCTCGATGTTTAAAATTATGTACAAAAAAAGTATATATACCTTCAGGCATTCTGTTTATATCTGAATGAACGATATTTTCAACAGCTACATGTACTCCGGGTTGAACTATATCAACATCTAACATCCCTGAAGATGGATGAAAGATTCGTTTGTTTCGGTAGTAGATATGATCTTTTTCTGGCTCTATGCAATGAGCGTCAAAATCATTTTTATTGTCTGCATTTTCATTCCATTGAATTGAAAATCGATGAACACCTTCTACGTTTCCACCAGCAGATTTAACCCTTTGTTTTATCATGCTGTCTGTAATATTGCCATTATACGCCCAAGAAAAACTATTGTTCCATTTAAATAGCGTTGGGCTATTTCCCACTTTTGGAGCAATTAAAGAAACAAGATTTGGTTCAAACCGATTCTCCATAAAAAGTTGAATATCTGTTGTCCTTGGTAAAATCTTGGAGACAAATGTTTTGATAGGGACTTCTTCAACTTTTTTAAATTGTTTTGGGTCCATTGAAACCTCTTGTTCTAATTCATCAAAGACATTTGAAATCCTTTTTATAGTATCTTTGTTTGCAAACAAAACATTATTAGCCGTAACATCGTCTACTATTGCAAATCTTCTACCCAAAGATTCCATTAACCCAAGTTCTGCAATGGTTTCTTTTGCTTTTTCTACCATTTTTTTCGAAAAAATCGGCTTTGGCCGTTTGTAGTTTGTAGGTGCTACAATTTTTTCGTACTTTCTGACAGCCTTGTTTAAATCCATACCATTTGTAACATCTGTTAGAAAAACACCTACAGAATGATTTTTGATTCGGCTGATTGCAATTCCAATTTTCATAGAATGTTCCCAACAAAATAGATCCATCTTTTCCGGCATCAGTCCGGAATATTTTCTTTTTAGAATAAGAAGTTTTTCAAGTTGGGACAGCCATTCTTCGCCTTTATAGAATGATTTTTGAGCGATTAGGTCCAATATAATTTCAATACTTTCTGCAGATATTTCGTCCAAGGATCGTTTAAATACATTTTTGGTATCCCTATAAACAGCCGTTAAAGAATCTATCGTTTTGTTTGTTGAACCAGATACGAACTTATTTGGAATTTCAAGATAAAAATGGCTCCATTCTATAGTTTTTGTGGATCCCTTTTTTTTCTCATAATTATGTTCAGTGCCGAATTTATTCTGCTTTGTAACGAATACGTCTTTGATTACGCATTTCTTAATCAATTTTGACAATGCATTTATAACAGGTTGATATTGGGAATTTCCTGTATCAAAATCCCAAATTGTTTTAACCTTACCATCTTCCACTACAACAACGTTTCCAACATCTTTGATGAAATGGCGACAACAATGGCAATCATGTTCTCTTCTTTCTCTGAATATTTTATTTGTACCATTCGGAAAACTGTTTAAATATGTTGACCACATTTTATCTTTATCAACATCTGCGAGAAACAATGTATTTACGTTTTCTAACATTTTCGCTACGTGCTTTTGCATTAAACTTCTAAATTCAGCGAATTCCATTTTTTTCTCCTTTTTTCATTATTGTGCCTATTTCTAATCACCCCTTAATTACAGCTAACGGTTTCAATTCAACAAGAATTTTAACCGAATTTTCCTGATTTTTCATCATAAATCTTCTATTTTCTTCCAATCCCAATGTAATAATCTATGACAATTAGCACATAATAAATCACATTTTTCAGCTTCTTCCCATAATAAAATTAACTTAAAAGATATAATAGAATAGTTATTTAAATTAAATTTTTTTTCAGATGGGTTTCGATGATGAAAATCAAATAATGATGTACACTCTCCATTAAACGGTAATCCACAAATTCCACATTTACCACCTTTGGATAAAATTAAATCCCTCTTTATTCTATGTACCCTATCCATTTTATACTTTTGTCTTTTTGTTCTATTTCTATGATTCCATTCCCTTTTATACTGTATTGGATCTTTATATTTTCGATTATTATGCCCATTTATATATTTCCTATCTCTTCCATAATGATCTTTTGCTTTAATTTTTTGACCGCACCCACAAGCGCATTCAATTATAGGAGCTTCATCATAAACACGTTGGTAATAGCGTTCTTTTATCTGTTTCTTCGTTAATTTCAATTAATTTCATAGATAAATTAAATGTTTATACAAAAAAGGCAGATTCGCTAAATTTTTTGCTTGTCGTAATGCACCTTCTTCAACAAAATCTGTCCAAATCTTAATTGGTTTTGCTTCTGTTGATATTACTTGATTCAAATTCTTTCTCCTTTTTTTTATGGTCTGGGCAGGAGGATTTGGACCTCCGACTTCCTCGTTCCAAGCGAGGCACTCTAACCAGACTGAGCTACACCCAGATATTTGAAACTGGTGGTAGGTAGGAAAACGCTCTACCAACCTGTTTGGAGGACGGAGGAGTTTCGCTTTCCTGAAGATACGGGCCACAACCGTATGCGTTAACCAACTTCGCCACCGATCCCAACATTCATCCGATATTCCTTTGCGTATTCAAATCTTCTTTCAACACATTTATTTAACCGGTCAATAATATCTTCCTGATCATAAACTATCCTACGATTTGGATTACGCCCCATTTTATCAAACCTTGCCAAATGAACTAATTCAATAAACCAAGGATGGTGTAATAATTGTTGTGCTTTCAGTAGTTTACGCATTTCACCTAAAACAAAATACCAAACCCGCATATGATTCTCAATTAACCACAAAGTTTTAGGGCTACAATGGCAGTCTAACATTTCAACTGCTATTTTTTCGTGCCCGTGACTTCTACCAATTTTACCAACATCATGTAACATTGCTGCTAAAATCAAATCTGTGTCATATGTTTCTCTAAAGGCACAATATAATGTCTGAAGAGAATGATTAAATACCGTTCCCTCTGGATGGTAAATGTCCGTTTGGCCAACACCATCTGTTTGTTCTAAAATCCAGAACAACGGTTCCATTATTTCTTTGGTAAATATTTTCATTCCGAATTTAACTCTTTCAGTCTTTTTTTATCTCTCTCAACTTTAATTTTTAACATTTCTTCTTCCGTATATTGACCGCCCACAACTACACCACAATTATTACATATTTCAGTGTAGCATGCATCATGCGGCACATTATGTTCCCAATCAGTGTAGCACGCATTATGCGGCACATTATATTCCCAAAAGGTACGCTTAAAATGAGTTGATGAATGTGGGCATTCTAATATTTTAACTCTTTGCTGTAACCATTTAACCATATCTTTCAGTTGTTCTACTTCTTCTTTTAATTTATTATATTTTCTCATCAGTCAAATTCCTTCTCCAAAACATTTATAATAAATCGATCCCAGAACTTCCTATTTGGTTTTGCCGGTAAACTACTGTTTTCAGATAGAATTTCAACTTCATCCATCAAAGACTCTAATTTTGGAGCAACTTTTGTTAAATAATCCAATTTACCTTGTTTAACTTCTCTTAAAAACGGTGCTTCTTTGAGAGGAAAAGTGATTGTGTTTTCTATAAGCAATTCTTTCACTTGGTAAGCTGCTCTAAGTGCGTGGGACACAGCTTTCCAATCAATTCCTTCATTCCTCGCTGCCAAATAGGCCCTATGCCCATAGTTATCAAGATATCGTTGTAAAATATCTTTAGCATAATCTACTTTCATTGTTTCTTGAAGTACTTTACCACAAATTTGGTACTGTTTTACTCCACTTTCATTTGTTTCTATATATCCACTATGTTCCCCCACAGGTAAATCTTGCCAAAACGGCTTTAATTTCCAACCAGTGAAAGAATACGCCTTCAAAATATTCACAACTTGCCTCACAACATCTAATCTGCTACCCTTAATCCCATATTTTGCGGCTTGCCTCCGCGAATAACCAACAAAAGCCTTTAGATTTTTAGTGTAAAACTTCTCTCTGTTTTTAACTATTCTATCCCAAATATCTGATTTTTCAACGATCATATTACCAGGAGCATGAAGCATATCTAATGCAACTGTCTGACCTTCACAAGCTAATTTGATAAAATAATGAAGAGAATACATTTCAACATCAATATCATCTGATGTATTCTTTTGACCTTCAGCTTTCTTTTTAGCATTATTATAATTCTTAGGAATTTTACCTAAAAATATTTGTTCTTTTGTAGGAAGAAAAATTCCCTTAAAATCCGTGTCTGAATCTGAAGTATTTGTGCCATACAAATGTGATCCAAATAACATTTTAACTATTATTTTTTCATTATTCATCAGATAAACCAATTCCCTTAATTTCAATTTCATATCCAATAAAGAGATTACGAATCGATAGCTTTTTCCGCCCACATATATCCGCATCTTCTACAAGTACGAAGTAAATAATCGTCTGGCGGGGATCCTATTACTGTTGTACTTACACTTTGTTGTAATTCCTCAGAAAAGATACCTATTTGATAATCAATACTTGCATGATCAAGACAATACCCACATTTAATGCAAGGAGTATTTAAATCAAAATTTTTCATTTTGCCTCCATATTTACCTATGAATACATGTTAACTTCATTTATGTAACAGTGTTCCAAATCATCAATTCTTATAACTTTACAATGAGTTGGTCTGTTTTCATTCCATGGTCGGTTAACCAAATAAGTTCTAATTCCGGCCTCACTGGTTTGGTTTGCTGTTCTCAATCTATCTTCGATAAAAATATCAAAATTGTTTTTTACAAGAAATGACGTTTTTTCACCTGATGATTTGTTTGCCAAAGCAAATGAAAATGGGACGTTGTTTAGCAACCAGTTTCTTGTATCAAAATTATATTTAGCATTACGGGCAGTAATAAATGTAATAGGACCTAAAAGATATAAACCATATAACCAGTATTGATTTTTATGATACGGTCTAAGCTGATCCATTCGATTCGTGAATATATCATCAATAATAGTGCCTAATATTTCGCTGTCGTTGTCTGATCCAATAATTTCAGCTTCGTATTTGTTGAAAATTATTTCAGTGTTTTTTTCTTTTGCAGCAATTTTAGTCACTAGTTCAACAAGGTTGCAAATGACTCCATCGATATCAACCGCTATTTTCATTGGATCATTCTCCTTTTTGGTCGATTAAGAGAAAAACAAATAAGAAGATTTTACCTATATGGCAAGTTGTGGTTTTAACATTGTAGTACGCATTTGTGATTGAGTGCGTTTAACAGCAGCTTTAAACGCTGAAAATTGGCCTACCGTTATTAAGATTTGTTGCGCTCTTGAAATCGCTGTATAAATCAGTGGTCGATTCACAAAATATCCAAACGATTTATGGATGGGTAATATAACAACTGGGACCTCTGATCCTTGATACCTATGAACAGTACAACTGTACGCCAGAAGTAGATTGTTCTCAATTTTTGACAATTCAACAACCCGTTCCGGATAGAAAAATTTGACTGTAAGTTTACCGCCTTGAATATCTAAAATCTGACCAAGATCTCCATTAACAATAAATGTTGCGTCGTCAATCTTTTCGTTTTTGGTATTTATTACTTTATCAGCAATACGAAATTGGTAATTTTCTATAATGGGATTTGGGTTAATTGCATCCTGCATTACTTTATTGATGTTTTCACAACTCATAACTGTGCGCTTATTTAATGGTGATAAAATTTGGATGTCCCATAACGGATCGTAACCGCGTTTAATCATTCGACTAACAACTGCCCTAATAATGCCTATAATCTTAGTTTGGTTGTTCTCTTCAATATGCCTGAAGTTATCTCCGCTATCAGGATTAAGTGTATCAGGTGGAATAAAGTCTTGGCCGTGTTTTATGGCGTGACATGCCTTAATAATTGCTCCTGAATTTCGATGAATGATATTGAGAGTTGTAGTCGGAATTTTTTTCGATGCCAGGAAATCACGAAATACAGCACCTGATCCAACAGAAGGAAGTTGATCCTGGTCACCAATAAATAATACCTTTGTTCCGATTTCAACAGCTCGAAGTAATTCAGCCATAAGGTTAGTATCCACCATAGACGTTTCATCTACAATTAACATATCAGCCTGCAGTGGGTTGTTTTCGTTGTGTTCAAAATAAAAACCGTCATCAATAAATCTGGCTTTAAGCAACTTATGAATTGTTGTTGCAGGGTGATTTGTCGTTTCTGATATTCGTTTAGCAGCTTTGCCTGATGCGGCCGCCATGGAAACAGACATTTTATGCTCTTTTGTCCATTTTAAGATAGACTTAATTGTAGTGGTTTTCCCAGTGCCTGGACCTCCTGTAAGAATTGAAACAGAATTTTTCTTAATCATTTCAATAGCCGCTTTTTGTTCGGCTGTAAGAACTATTGGGTCAGGACTATGTGTTATTGTCATCGTTATCACCAAGATTGATTTGATTACGTTCTTCATTCAACTTTTTTAAAACTTTTTTGAGTTGAATAATTTTTTTGTTGATTTTATCCAATTTGTTTTGTTGTTCAATAATACCCATATTACCACTCCATTAGGTTCTTAATTTTGTCGGCTATATATTTTTCGTTATAAGCTATTACTTTGTTTGCTATTAAGTTGCTGAGTTTTGTTACATTTTCTTTCAAAATTTCTTCGAATCCTTCAGAAACATCGCAACCGAGTAGTGTTTCCGCGTCCCTAAAAAGTTGATCAATATAACACCATACATTACCTTCAAGTTCATTCTCCTTTAAGACATGAAGGATTCCGGCCTTTTGCCTATGAATACTTTTTTTATCTATTTTAAACCGTGCTAAAGCAATTTTGTCAGCAGTTAAAAATCCAATACCTCGAAACTTAGTCAGTCTATACGGATTTTCTTTCAGGACATCGATGGCATCTCCACCCCATTTTTTTGCAATTTCAATAGGCAAACTTTTCCTGGTACCCATGCCTCCGATGAGTGCTTCAAGATCAACAACAATGGCCTCAATCGCATCGTTTTCTAAGATAATATTTTGGATTTCTTTGGCTCGTTTAATCGTTAAGCCCTTAATGTCTCTGGCAATTTTTTTAGGATCAGTTTTAAGTACGTTAATTGTTTCTTGCCCATATTCTTCGATCAGATTATTTGCAACAATTGGCCCTATCCATTTGGCAGTATGTACTAGATAGCGATAAATACCATCTGTTGATTTGGGCTTAATAGTTTCATAAGAATGGAATTTAAACTGTTGACCATAAACATCATTATTCACCCATTTGCCACGAAGTTTATAATCAAATCCGACTTTAGGTTTCAATAAATTACCAAGGGCAGCAATGCGAGATTTTCCTTTGTCGAATACACCGATAAGAAATCCTTTTTCATTTTGAAATCGTATTCTGCTGAGCGTTGCAGTTAATTCATTTGATTGTGTTAATGCGGTCATGGTTTTTCTTTTTCTACCTCTTCTACCTCAAACCCGATTTGTCTGTGTTCTGATTCAATAAGATATGCAATATCTTGCATCTGGCTGAGTGTCATAGAATTCCTTTGACAATATTCAGTACATTCAATGACCGGATTATGTGCATTGAGTATTATATCTAACTCAAAACATTTAGCGTACAATACCTTGAATTCTGACCTAACTAATTGCAAGTGTTTACAATCGTTACATAAACCAAATTCATTTGATATAAACCCTTTTGAACCCGGATTTTCATATTGATCAAGACCAAGCAAACTGGCCTCTGTAAATATTTTCTTTGAAATCTTTTCCTCTTTTCTTTCTTCATTCGACATAGACATTATATTGCACCTTGAGTGGAATGATATACGGGTTTGTTGTTTGATCTTTGTTCTATGAGTAGTTCCATCATTTTCTTCATTTTTTCATCTTTAGTGATCGGTTCTATCCAGTTAATCAAGTATGCAAAATACGTACATGCGCATTTTGGACATTGATTCCCGGTATAAACCTCTTCACAATTTGTATTCAAGCATAACTTAGCATCTTTTAACTTCATTGAGTTTCCTCCTTGAATATCTAATTATACATATGCAAATTATACAAATTTCATAAAAAAACAGATAAAAAAATAAAAAAATTTCTGTCTTATGAGTTAAACAGTGTCATTTGATTAAGGTTTCTTTCTTTCTTTAATGAAAGTAATTGACCTTTCTTAAGCCTTTGTTCATCCTGCATAGTTCCATCACAATATTCGAGAAAACGTAAGGCTTCATCGTCTTTAAATGTGCGACCAACACCACGTGGAAACGCATTGATAATTGCTGGTGTAATTTCTTTTCCTGATCGTTTTAAACGCATTAGAAGCTTGTATGATTCTTCTTTTTTGCCAAAGTGGCCTTTTGCATTTTTATAAGTAAGAGGTTTATCACTTGAAGAAAAACCATATGATTTCAATGCATGAGCCCATGCTTTAAGGAAATAATCTTTTTCTTTAAAATCAACCATGGATTCATTTTCAAAAGGTGTTCCAATACATGGTTCAAAATTTGTGATATTGAATTCCAACCGGATATTATGAGTTTTTTTCCTAATAGGACCGAACAAGGTCGAAACTATTTTTGTTTGTTCTTTTCGTATAGCCGCCAATTTTTTTAGCCACAAAAACCATTTGGAATAATCTTCATGTGGTAAACCATAAATCATACAACTGTGTATATTAGAGACATACTGCATTAAGAATATATATGCTTTTTCTAGCCTTTGATCCGAGGAAGGTTTATTTGCATATTTACGAGTGTTTTCAGAGAATGACTCAATACCGATTTTGATTGCCTGCTTCGATTTGATAATCGGTCTAATGTGTTCAATATCCTTTAGACAAACATCTGTGTTCAATATTCTGATATTTGACTCTTGACAAAGGCGTAATAGTTCTTGAATTTGGCTGTATCCGCCAAGATTTGCACTTAGAAAATTAATATTATTGGTTTTGCTTTTTATGTCATTTATCTGTTTCTTTACTAATCCGATATCTTTTTCACGATATTCGTTTCCTTGGACCCAACTGTACTCGCAAAAATTGCATTTATATTTACAACCTCTTGTGAGTTCTATAATTGCTTTGTGCTTTTCAATAATTGGATCGCTGTTAAGCCTTTTTATTGAATGCCATCCATTGCTTTTTTTTTCACCTTCAATCTCACCCTTAAAAATTTCATCAGCAATTGTATCTATGCATCCAACAGTGTTACTTACGCCTTGCCCACCACAAATAATGTAAGGACTTACCCTCCGTGTTTTATCTGTACCAATTCCATTGTTCCTCAAAAAAGGAACTATATTTAGAATATGTGTTGGGTAAAAAACATTAAATGCAATAACCTCATAATTATATTTTAAACTTTGTCGCCAATGGTATCGATCAGCATTTAACCAGTTTTTAGCAATTTCAAGACCAAGATTGATGGATCCTTGACTTCTTGCATTAACAGGAATTGTATCGATAATTGCATGGTTTTTATTTAAAGGAGGAGATTTTTTCATTATATATTATATCCAATTTAGCATGTCTTGTATTTCAGTCTCTAGATCATCTACAACAATCCAGTTTATTTTCATTTGTTCTAAATGGGCTAATGCCATTTTGTATTCATAGCCTGGGAAATAATTTTCTTTTTTCAGGATATATTTATATAGGTTTAGCTGTAAATAATATTTGTTTGCGCTACAATCTTCTAAGTGACAAATTGGTGATAACGCATTTTGCCAAAAATTTGTTTTTTTGATATCGAGATTAGTTTTCCAATCGATAATAATTATTCTTCTATTTTTTTCATCTCGCATCAAAAGATCAATTGTTCCTGCGATACTGAGCTTCATTGAAAATACAATTTTTTCTGCTTGAATAAATTGATATTTTTTTATTAGCAGATCATGTGCCGCAATTGCTGCTTGGCATAAACCATAACGTCGATTTGTAATATCTTTGTCTTCAAATTCGTAATTTGTTTTTTCAAATAAACTTTGTGCAAATTCATGAACTTCTGTACCGAGATGACTACTTTGAAGACCTTTTTCTTTCCACATTGTACGTACTTTTTCCGGATCCAGGTTGCGTTTTTTAGCGTATATTTCAGATATTCTTTTTGTTTCGAATTGTGGAAAAAACGATGATACAAATTTCGTATTACTGGTTAGAACTTCACCATCATCGTTATAATATTTGTGCAGGACTGGATCAAAATAGATAGTTTCGCCAGCCGGATTTTGTGCGGTAAGTGTTTCCATGTAAGACTTGTCTTTTGAAAAAAAAATTAAAATGAAAAGGGAGAAGCAAAGCCAAAGGTAAATTGCTTCTCCCATAATCTTCTGGAAGGAGGTAAGGACCAGAAGATTCTTTTAACTATTAAATATCTGAGAAATCATCAGTTTTTACACCTACAGAATTATTATTGGTGCTTACTTTTTGCACATTAGCAACAGCAACCGCTTCATAGCCGTTAAATTTGACTCTGGTATTTGATCTAATTGCACCAGTTTTCTCATCTGTCCATTTATTCAGTTCGGTTTCTAAAATAACTTGCCTATTTAGTGTTCCGTTTGCCCACATTTCATTCGAGACATTGTTTCCACCGTTTCCAATCAAATCAAATCGTTTCGCAATTAATATACGTCTTTTTCGCATACCATCTTTTTCGTCAGGATGATATAGATTGACTGAGTCCCAAATGAACCGGCCTTCCAAGTGTTCAAACTCATCAGGTTTTACACTTTGTTCGTTTATCTCAAGAACCTTATCAATACTGAATTTTAGGTTGGCAGCTATACAGCTATAACTGTTAAAGTTTCTTTGAACTGGAATAGATTCAATACAGGTGCAAAGAAATTTTCCGACCGGAAGTTTCCCCATAGATTCTGCATCTGCAACATCAGTGTCGGTTATAGTTTCGATTTGATCTTCCACTTCATCCCAAGACAAATTTTCTTCCATATTTATTCCCCCTTTTCTATATAACTTTTAATTTTCCGAGTTTCCTTATAATAGGTTATCCATGTCCCAGGATAACCCAATACCTTAATGCCTGCATCGTTGACAACCTCGCGACCATACCTTATTAATAAGGTGATCAGACCGCGGGGCTCTCGATAGGGCGCATGTCCTCCAAATTTTTAATAAATTGTTGTAACTGAGAATTATCCATTTCCTTTGCCGAATTAACATTAAATGGCATAATCAAATTCATCCAATCTTTTTTATCAACAATCCTTAGCTCTTTTTTAAGGGCAACAACTTGGCTTAAAAGAGACTTGTATTGGTCAACAACAGACTCTGATTCGGATGGTTTAATTTCAGTTGATTCGTTTTCAATTGGTTGTGATTCATTTATTACAGGATCGTTGGTTTCTTTTTCAATGACTTGTTCTTCCGGAATTTCTTTTTCTGTTTTGTCTTTTTTGGTTCCTGTAGTTTTAACATTGATTACTTGACCTGGCTTTACAACTGCGTCTATTGACAAATCATGGCCAAATGCATTTGAGATATAGTCAGCAGCATCTTTGTCAGAGTTCCAAGGAATAACTTTTTGGACCTGCAGGGAATGGGTTCGATCTTTACGTTTTACAACCCCCTGAAATCCACCACCTTTTGCATCTTCTATTTCGACAACGGTATCAAAATAATGTGCCATTTTTTTTGGACCATCAGGGATTTTTCCTTCAACTTTCATGCCCTCGCCCCATTTATCCTTGGCATGACATGTAGCGATAACGTTGAAATCACAAGCCAAAAGCATACGAACAAAATTATACGCTTCCCGGTTAATCGCCTGATAGTCTCTCGGCTGAATTACATAGTAATCCTTTTTATTTCCGGAACTGGTAACTTCTCGTTTTAAGAACAAATCAGCATATTTACTGACCAAACTTTGGTAATAAACGCTGAATGAATCAATAACGAGTGTTTTTATGCCGTTTGGGGACTTGATAAGATCTTTGACAGACTGAAATACTTCATCAGGATCAACTGTTTGTTTTCTTCTGAACCGAAATTCGCCGCCATAATGATCAGTGCCGAATTCTGTGTCAATAACAGCCATAGCTGGTTTGTCACTGTCAGGTACATTACCTAACCGAAGAGCTGTTCGCGTTTTATAACAACCTTCAGGTCCCCAAAAAAATAGTTTATATTTTTTCTTTTTTGGTGTTGCAATTTCCCAATCCATTTGTGTTTTCTCCTTTATCTTTGTGGTTATCAATGTTCTGCATGTAACTATACTTATGGTTAAGAGTTATAAAAATAAGATCGTTATAATATAATTGAGGCATAAGCCATGCCCTGATATCAATCCCGGTTGCTTTTTCTAATTTCTCTGCTGTTGAAGCACTGGGCCGACGTCTTTCATGTAAAATGTCGCATATGAACGACTTCGAAACCCCGACTTTGTTAGCAATTTCAGTTTGTTTCAGCATTTATTTTCTCCATATTTATCCTCCACGGTGAACAAGTGTTTCCATTTATACTCTTTTAGCGTATAGTTTGTCAAGCATTTTTATTTGTCTGCCTGCATTTTTTTTCTTGACATAAGTTCGCTGATAGCGTATGGTTAATATCGTAAAAAAAGAGAAAGGCAACCAAATTTAAACTGAAGAAAGGAGACCCATGGGAAAACAGAACGATTTCCAACAAGCCTTTGTTGCTGGTGTTAAAAGATTATTGTCATCAAAATGGGGATCTCAAACCAGGCTCGCAAAAGATGCCGGCATTAAACCTTCGTATTTATGTGACATCTTAAACAATAGAAAGAAAGGTACAGAAAAAACCCGCAAGTCAATCGCCAAAGGTCTTGGCAAAACTTATCAGGAAGTATTGAATAATGGTTTTAACTCATTAAGAAATGTAACCCAGCCTTATGCAGAAGTCTGTAACGGAATTCAGCCTTTTACAGAAGACTATGCCTGTCTTATTTATCAATTTGCTGCCAAAGAAGTAAGCCTCGAAGGTTCCCATTTTTTTACGCATGATTCATTAAAAAAGATTCGACCGCCAGGTTGGGTTGATTATTTGAACCAGGAAATTTCTGAAGATGCTCTTTATGAAATAGCGAAAAAAGAAATGGAACGTATTAGGATAATGATCAAAAAAAAGACAGGATAATAATAATTTTGTTTTTTTTAGTCTGGGTGCAGAACAATTAAATCGGTTAATCTTATTTGACCGGAAAGGCGGTAAATAGTGCAAACAAACAACTCTGATCCGGGATTATTTCATGTTAATTTTGACCAATACTCATATATGAATTATATAAATGATAATTGTTTGAATTATTTGGGTGTAAAAGAAGAAAGCCATTTTAATCGATTTTTTATCGATTATTTCCAAAGATATGCGGATAAATATTATATTCCACAGGATGAACAGGAAATAATTGCACAAAAAATAGCCAATTCAAATGTTCCTGATAAACCCTTCTTTATTGCAGATTTTAACATTTTTGTGAATTGTGAGTTGCGTAGACATCGTTGGGTTGCTGCATTATCTGAAAATTGTTTTAAGTTTCCGAAAAAAAATCTTGAATTTGTTTCATTCGGATGTGATTGTGAACATGATTATAACCAGAAATATAGTAATTTTTTGAACTCTTTAAGAACTACTTATCATATATTTACAACAATTAGGTATAAAATACCATGGCTGAAAAAATATATATTGAATAAGAAATATGGAACATATGATGTTTTAGAATTAATGAAACGTCTAGATATACTCTGTGTTAAAGATTATACTATTAACTACAGTATGTCATTTATCGACAAATACCGAACCAATAAAGAACAGAGCATCATTATATATAACCCAAGTCTGCCGAAAATTATTCTGGATAGGATTTTGTTCCATGAGATGGCGCACCATATCTTGGGCCATATTAATAAAGAAAATAAAGAACATTGTTTTCCTTTAGGATGGAATTTAACTAATTCATATGTCGAAAAGGAAGCCAATATGTTTGCCGATATGATGTTTTTTAAACCATCGTACTTGATTAATTGTCTTGCAAAAAACAATCTAAATGAAGACTATCTATTGAATGAATTGTTAGATAGAGATCTATTTTATTTGTGCAATCTATTTCCAAGGACTACAGGTAAAAAATGTGATAATTTTTTTCTGTCTAATGATATTAGATCATTTTGCAGATTAATGATTAATTCATTTGTTGAAAGCACCTTAAGCGTGTATTTTCTTTTAGTGAATAATATTTTCAATCTTTTCATGGACAGCCCCAAGAGTATCTTATCGAAATATTATGGAATTTTATTCAGTACTATTTATAAGCTTAGCAAACTGTATCCAGAAAAATTTGCCTGTTTTTCACCTTTAGTTAGTTAACCTGATAAAAAAAACACCTATACTGATTGGTATGGGTGTTTTTTTTCTTGACATTGTACGCTGTAAGTGTATAATCAATTTTAAAAATTCGCTGTCAACGTAATAAACAACGTAACGGAGGATATAAAATATATATGATTAATTGGGACAATCTTCGAACCGGTTATAATGAAAAAAACGGAACCGATTACAAAACTGTTGAACAAATGGCAATTGAGCTTTATTCAATGACACTGTCTCTGACGAAATCCGCTAAAATCCTTGGTGTATCACGGCCACAATTTGCAAAAAAAATTGGGAATTTCTCACTTGTTAAAAGTGGAAATCGTAGGGGCATTAAATATCAAATGTTTCTGGCGATTACAGCTGAAGACATGGCGGAAATGACTCGGCATGAAATCATGGAGGCATGTAACATCTGCAGCAGTTATGTTGACAAACTGATTGCTAAATACAATCGTAAATTTAAAAGGATGGGAAACTTCAGAAAAAATGGATCCAAAACAATGCTGTAACTGACTTCAATGTTATTGTATACAATGAAAGCAATACTAAATTTTTGTGGATGGATAAAGAAAGACGATGTTGACGATGTGGCTATACGCAGAGGGTGGGTTCGAATAGCATTTTGTCCTCCTATGGAAGTACTAGCACGCAATGGAGATATAAAGTGTAACGAATCCTTTACAACTGTAGATTTATACCATGTTGGCTATTCAAATAATTTACCAGTATTTGAATATGAACCATAACAATAGTAGGAGAAAGCTTTGAGTAAAAAACATTGGGGACACGAATATTATATAGGTATAGAAACAGGCGAAAAAATCGGAGATGCAATGGGAAGAATGTTCATAGGAGAACATGTTTGGCACTCAGTATGTGCCGCTATTGAAGCAATTAAAAAAAATAATGATTTGAGAGCTTTAATGTTGTTGCGTACATTGAAATTTATGCTTGCTGATGTTACCGGTAACGAAAACGAAGATGATACTTTTAATTTTAAACCTGCTATCAAGACCACTTCAGCCAATGCAGATGAAACACAAGTTAATAATGGGATTATTAAATAATAATGTATGCAGAAATGAATTCGAAGGATAAACGTATTACAATTCAACAAGTTGATAACAAAATGAACAAACTTCGTGTTGAAAACGATCAATTACGAGATGCGTTGGATGATGTACTTAAAGCATTAAAAGTTATTCACACCTGGGCATCATACGCAGGCGGATGGTCGCTTGATCCTGATCACGTGGTAAAATTAATTGATCGTACATTGGAAAAAATATGACGGATGAAATGACCAAAAAACACCTACTGGAAATATGCTTGGATTACGCGAAAAACCTTGAATCTTACATTACCTTTTCACGTGACGATATGATTCGTGGTCTTAATATCGGTATGGATGCCGTGAAAGAGGCGGAATCCCGAAACGTAGCCGACAAAGAACTATGCGCTTTTTGTTCAGCGCCGTTTACCCCCAGTCCAAACTTTTGTTTCAATTGTGGCCGGAGAATAAGTGACCGTGACAAGTGATGGAGAAAATATCTTGACACCCGCCGCACAAATATATGATGCTGACCCCCGGGGAAGGGGTGGTGTTTGTATGAACGAATCAAGGGGTCCGAAACGGGTCCGAAATGGGGCTGGGTCATAGACCTGGTGGACTTATGCGCGCAAGGAGTTCGATTCTCCGCCCGGCCCCGCCAAGAAAGGATTAAATCATGGAATGGATATCAGTTAAAGACAGACTGCCAGAAATACCCGAAGGAAGATTTGGAATATCAGTTTTGACGGCAGAGTTTGACCATATCTACGATGAAATCTGCCCTGGAAAGGGATACTCGGTCCAGGAGGGTGACTATATGGTAGTAACTGACGTGGACCGTAAAAAGTGGAAATGGCCCGATGACATAAAAGCTGATTTTATGGCGCGATATTCTGGATCTGGCGAGACCATTTTCGGACCAACCGCGAATAAGGTGACCCATTGGATGCCGATGCCAGATTCGCCTCAGTTGTGAGTTATGACCAAAGCCAAGAGCCGTCTTGAGCAAGACCCAAAATGCCCTGGCGGTTTGCCTGCAAAATATCACGCTGTATTGATGGAGATAGGAATGTTGGTCGGGGAGAAGATGAGAAGAACGGCTTAAATCGTATCCCCACCACGACAATACCGTTTAACTTCGAGGTCTGTCTCTGCTAATTTTTCAATAACTTTTGGACTGATCGCCCCTCTCAAATTCTTGGTGAAGTTCCTTGGGGTTTTGCCGCGATAAATATCCCACAATCCCGCTAATAATGTGACAGCTTTATCGTCCCACACCCAATCCGTTTTTTTTGCTGCGAATTTGAGCCCACCAAGGAGCAAAGGTGCCCCGATACTCGTTATAATCCAGGATAACATTTTATTTCTCCTGAATAGTAGCCACCAAAAAAGGCGGCTACTACTTAAGTTACTGTTGGTAATTAAACAGTCCATCCATCATAGCGAGGACGCGGTCATCATAAATATGCTCTGGGTCATCTACAGCATTGATGATCAGATCCCGGATAAAGAGTGGGTAAACAGTGTCCGCTACAGAAAACGCGGTTGCCTCAGTCGATGAAATTACAGTGTTAGGGGTTAGATTTGTCATTGTTTTTTCTCCTATTTTTAGATTTACGGTTTGATTTCCAGTTTCTCCCTGACCTGCTTGCTATGCCGAATCCCATCCGGCGTTAGAATATAATGTCCGGCTATTTTTTCGTAGTCAGCATAAAAAATACCGTTGTAAACCCTGTCAACCAATTCAGTGCAGTAATACGTTTTATTGTCAGACGAGAAATCGAAATCATACGGAACATTTTTGTCTGCCAGAATTAAAGCCTCTTTTACCGCTGTCTCCCTTGTCATTGCAGCGTAGGGCATAAATTTGTTTTGTGGCGATATGTTAAGAACGCAAATCGCATCGCATCGGCAGAAGTTCAGGATATCCTCTTGGATAACTCCCTGGCCGACTGCATGAACGATTTGATTATTGCCAACGTACAGACCCGCATGCCCGAAAAAACCTGGACAAAAAACTGTATTAAGATAGGCGCTAAACCGCCTAAGTAAGATGTCGCCACCCCTTACAGTAGCCAAAATCTCCCGCACTTGTGGACCTTTTACAGAATGCAATTGTGGTTTATATTGAATCCACAATGGGTATTTAGAGAATTTGATATCTCCTGTTGCTTTTATAAGAAATTTAGGGAATTTAACCTTCATTTAATAACCCCTCATAAAAAGAATTCCAAACCTTAACACTATCTCTTCCACTCGGAAGCATAATATTCATAGAATTCTGTTTTATTAATTCTTTACATTTATTCATGATACTCTTTTTCTTTTTCATAGTTTCATGAAATGCTTTGACTGTGCGAATCTTAATACTTGGATCATTTTTTAATGTTTGTTTATATTTTTTAATTGCATTTTGCATTATTTCTGGATTATCATTATATGTTTTTCTTCTATTCTTTTGAGAATCGATCAAGATATTTGGATTGCTTTCAATCGTCTTTCTATATTTCTCTGTTGCTTTTTTTACAATTTGAGGATTGTTCTTTAAAGTTTCTATTCTTTTTTCATGGATATTCTTCATTATTCTGGGATTTTCTTTCAATGTTTTCTTTCTTTTTGTATGGATTGTCTTCATTATTTCAGGATTATCTTTAAATACTTTCCTAATTTTCTTACTTGTATTTTTCAAAATTTCAGGATTTTCTTTGTATGTTTGCTTAAGTGTTTTACTTATTTGCTCCATTATTTCAGGATTATCTTGATAGGTTTTTTTTAATGTTTCTGTTGCTTTCAATTTAAGTTCAGGATTATCTTTCAATGTTTTTAATCGTTTTCTTGAAGCTTCTTTCATTATTTCTGGATTGTCTTTCAATGTTTGTTTATGTTTTTCTTTAGTCCAATTAGATGGAGCATATCCTTCTCCCCCACATGATAAATTACATAATTGACCACCTTCCCAAACAAAACCATATCTATCAATATATTTTTTCTCTAACTCAAATGCTTTACTTTCTTCATTTGTAAATATAAATATAAAGTATCCTAATTTATTTTCTTCAATTGCTTTATTTACCTGCTTTTCTTTAAAATCATTAAACCGTGCTCTACTAAAACGCTCATGGCTAAAGATTCTGGCACCACAGCCTTTGCCTATATAAAATGGGAATTTATTGTAGCATAAAGCATACACATAATACTTCTTACTGGATTTTCGTAAAAGTGCATTTACAGATCTTTTAGAAATTGTATTCTTTATTCGAATCATGATATAATTATCCTATTAAGATACCCATCAAACCGTCTTAACAAAATATCCCCAGCTTCAACCTCGTTAAGTACTTGCCGGACGTGCTCACCTCGGACTTTGTGGATGTCGGGTTTGTATACGAACCACGGGAATCTGTTGTGAATCATTGTATGCCCGGTAAATTCAATAATCCATTTCGGCAGTTTCATTTTCACGTTCTC